TTTAATATATTTATTAAAAGTGTGTCTGCTTATTTCTAATTTTGTTTCTATTTCGCTTTTACTTCTATAATGTTTGATTTTACCTTCAGGAAATATTACTTGCATATTAATATTAGATTTATGTTCTTGCTACAAATAAAGGAACATCTTGAGTAGAAGGGTATTCACTCTTCTTTTTGTCAGCATCAGTTTCAACTATAGGGTCTTCATCTGTTTCACTCATATTGTGTTCCATACCTCTGTTGATTAGCGCCTTCTCTTTCTTCTAGTTTTTTTACGTTTTCTTTTTCTTTTTCTTTTTTTAGATTTACGACGTGTTCGTTTACGTCTTTTTCTACGACGATTTCTTTTTTTACTCCCTCCACCCGTATTGTTATTATCCTCCTGATCCCTCAATAGCATTCTTTCAGTCCTATCGCTAATATTTCTTGTAATAATGCCAGGTATAAACGTTTCGGCACTTTTTAACGCAATAAATAATTTTTTTTTCATATTTTCTAACGCCAGATTTTTTTTCTCTAGTTCCGCCATTTCCCTATCATTTTGTATTTTTGTATTTAATCTATCGCGTTCCTGCTTAAGAGCCGTATAAAGCCCAACCATCATCATTAATGAAACTCCCATCATTCTAAAACCAGTTGTTCCATCTTTTATAACTTTTGAAACTTGGAGTTGTATATCAAATAAAGCATCATCCAATTGCTCTTGTACTTTTAAAACAGCTCTATTTTTAAATTTTTTTAAATCATGATTCATTATTGACATTAATTCAGTCGCCGTACCAAAGAATGAAAATCTATAATAATGAAATATCCTTTCAATAAGAGATGTTTCTGCTACTTTTTCTAAAAAATGATTTTTTAACGTTTTAAAATCGGCTGAAGGAGGTTTATCAGTGTTTTCTAGTCCTTGATTTTTGATAAATTTCATATAGGAGCCAATTTTAACTTGGTCTTCAAAGTCAGTTACAAGTTCATTAATTGTCTCTTGTCCTTTTTTTTTTACTAATTCTTCAGTATTTTTCATAATATTATTAACTATTTCATCGCCACTCCAGGTTACAGAAGCATATAAAAGATCAGATACTGTTATTTTACTTTGTTGTTGTTTTTGTTTTGCTTCATCAGAAAGGTCATCATCATCGAATAGTGGTTTATTAACTATAACAATACTTTTGTCATTAACAGCTGGATCATTATATACAACTATTGCTTTTTCCAATTTCATAGATAAATCATTATTATTAGAAGATGAAACAGTTCCATAACTAATCGGTGTATTTGCTGTAAGTATTAAATAATATGCTCCAACTACAAATATAAATACCGACATAGCAAAAACAATAATATTTTTGGGGTTCTTAATAAGAACACTTACAATTGAATGTAATTCTTTATCATTATATTCTCTTCTAGCGCCTCCTTTCTTTTTTCTCCCTCCGCCTTTTTTTCCTTCGTCGTCTTCTTCTTGAGTTTCACACATTACACCTATTACACGACATACAATTTTCTTAAAAAGTTTATCTGCATTTTTAATTTTCAATTCATCTTTAATTTTTTCAATTAATCCCGATATTTTAAAATCATCCCATTTATTGTTCAAAAATTTATTAATTCTTTCATCCATTTTATTATTTTTGAACGGATAAAAAGCTAATAAATCTCTTGGTGTTAGAAATGTATCCTGTATTTTTATTGTTTCTTCATCAACCATTTGCAATGCCATATATTAATTATGAATATTAATATTTATTCATAATTACAAAAATGGACTTCTAATCTTTTTCTTTTTCTTTTTATTTTTCTTTTTATTTTTCTTACCTTTTTTCTTTGTAGTAGATTTTCTTTTCTTTTTCTTTGGTGCTTTTTTTACAGTTTTTCTTTTTTTACGAGCTGGTTTTTCTTTCCCCGGTAAATATCTTAAAAAATACCATTCATATTCTTCACTATCTCTTTTGTTTTGTAGTTCTTTATATTTGCGTGCCTTTTCTGCCAATAGTTCTTCTTTTGCATGTGATGTTCCATAACAATCCATGCTAAATCTTCTTAAGATACCGTGACTCTGATTAAGTCTATTTTTTTCTAAAACCCCAAACAAATATTCACACATACACAAAATACGTTGCTCATCATAATAACTTCTATTACTGTATAAAAATGCTAAATAGAAACTCAACATGGTATCTAATGTTGCTATTTTTATAAATTGTTTATCTATTCTAATTTCATTATAACTATGACAGGAAAGTGGTTCATAAATAAATACAACCGTTTCATCACCAACAACAACTTCATAATGAGGTGCAACAATTTCGCCAATACCTTCGTGTTCAATAATTTCAACATCTGTAATGCCGATATCTTTTAATCTTTCTTTAATAATTCTAGAACAAGCACCTGGGTCTTCAGATAAAACATCAAAATCAGGAATCCTAGGAACTTTTTGTTTTCTTAATTTTCGATTTTCTTTTAAATATAATCTATTGGCGAAAGCACCAAAAAATACGCATCCTTGATTAATTAAACTATCTTTCACAATAAAGAAAATCTTATCTTCAATTTTATCTAAAAATACATCTTCATTTCTTATAGTTTTACTGCCACCTTTTTTAGTTCTTTTAATGATTGTTGGTTTCATACCATATTCAAATAAACGTTGAATAGCATCAATAGAACAATTTTTACCCCTTAATGGATAATGTTTATTCAATAAAGCCAATCTTTTTAACACTTTCTCCCATCTACTAACATCTCCTTGTGGACGCGATAATTCAAGATACATAGACATTCTCAAATAATTAATAGAACAATACATAATACCATTAACACTTAATGAATCATTCATTAAAGTTTGGTAAAGTTGTTTTGGTAAAAAGGTAATATCAGCAACAGGTATATAATTAACAAAAACTTTAAAAGTTCCGGGATGCATTCCAGATTTTGCCTCAACTTCGGTATATCCTTTTTTATAATAAATATCTGCTAAATTTTTAGCATCGTTTAAAGGATCTGGAGAATAAAAATCATAATCAGGCAATTCAACTTCTTTATTATAAAATTGCTCATATATAGGTAATAAATTATTAATTGCAGTTCCGCCATAACAAATTCTTTTAGTTTCTTGTAAAAATTCTTCAACAATTCTAATAATATCTTTAATTTCAGGAGTATCTATTTTTTTTTTACCCGTTTTCTCCTCTATTCTTTCTACTGCCTGTCTAACAATAGCTAATTCACATTCTTCGAACGTCATATCTTTTGTACATAAATTTGGTAGTTTCTTAGGCATTATATATTAATTAATGAGATAATTAATATATTTACATTTCTGTACATTCGCCAGTAATTTCGTTACATCTTTTTTGTGGAACACTAGGGTCTTCTTCTGGTTTATTCATTGGTTTAGGCATAGGCATTTTTCTAGGTCCCCACCTTAATTCGCTAGGTTTAAGAATAATTTGACTACCTTTCCCGCGAAATTTTTGATTATATGTTTTCATACGTTGTCCTGCTTGTGTTTCATCGGCTAACTTACTGTAATTCATAAAAGCAAATTGAACACCATAAGAATGATGAGATTGCCAATTAGAATTATCAACATCAGAAAGATTGGGATTATTAATGGGGTAAGTCATGCATAATGATATTTTATTATCAGCTTTAAATTCACTAACACTAACATTATTTGCTACAGCAAATCCTGTTTCAACGCGTATTTTACCCTTTGGTGCTGCTGAAGTAGTAGGTGATAAATTAACAAGAGGGTAAAACTTTTTATTTTGTTTATAATCATCACAAAAATCTTCAACCATAATAATAATTTTTTTTTTCAATTCTTTCATAGGTGTATATGCTAAATTTTTACCGGTCATTTTATTGCTACCTTCCTTTGAAAAAGCGGGTCCTAATAACATACCTTTAAAATGTGTGTTTATTAAATCGGCTAATATAGAATATAAATTGTCTTTATCACCAGATGCTTTAATTCTCATATTAATAAAAAGAGGATCATTACTATTTGGTGGTCCACTAAAAGCAATACCTTTAATAAGACCAAATACCTGGTTAACGGTAATATGGTTATATGTTCCCTTTGAATCATATTTGTGTTTTCTACAGGCGATTTTTGAATTAATTTGAGGGTGTACACCAGCACCAACAATTGGTTGACCTTCTAATGACATATAAATCTCTAAATCTATTGCTCTGACTCCATGATTTATAATGGCTTCTAATGCTTTTAAATCAACATAACCATTTTGAAATTCACCTGTACAACAAGTATTATAACTGCTTGCTATGTAAAAATTAACCAGGGGTTGGTTTACCATTTCTTTATATGATAATGCCGATGCGAAACCTTCCACTACTCTACCACCAACAAACGCTTCGTTTTTAATCATATCAGCATATTTTAAAGCTAATTGTGGTCCTTTTGCTAATTCTCTTTGAATATAAAAAGTGCCTAGAAATGCAACAATACAAGTAACTAATATCCATCCACCCATAATAGCTATTCTTTCAACGTTCATATATTAATTATTGACATAATTAATTTAATATAATTAATTATATCACGGTTTAAAATTTTAATATCTAAATATTTTATTAGACATGACAGGAGGATTAATGAATTTGACAGCTGCCGGAAATGAAAATATCGTTATTCACGGTAACCCTAAAAAAACATTTTTCAAAGCAACGTTTAAAAAACATACGAACTTTGGTTTACAAAGATTTAGAATAGATTTTGAAGGTAATAGAGTTTTGAATTATACTACACCTACAGTTTTGGATTTTAAAATACCTAGATATGCTGAAATGTTATACGATACATATGTTTGTGTTACATTACCACATATTTATAGTCCTTTGCAATATAAAGGTGAAAATCAATTAGGTAGAAATTTAATTCCTTATGAATTCAGATGGATAGATGAATTAGGAAGTAATATGATACAAGAAGTAGAAATATATACAGGCGGAACAACTTTAGCCAAATATTCTGGAGAGTATTTGAGTTGCGTAAAGGAAAGAGATTTTAATGGTTCAAAAAAAGATTTATGGAATAGAATGACAGGCAATATCCCCGAAGTTAATGATCCAGCAAATGCGAATGGTAATATTAATGTTTACCCTAATGCTATGTATATTGACGAAAGTGGTGTTGAACCAAGTATTCGTTCAAGGAAAATTTATATTCCTTTAGATGCTTTTTTTTGCGAGTCGAGTAAAATGGCTTTACCTTTAGTTGCTTTGCAATACCAAGAAGTAAGTATTAGATTAACTTTTAGACCCACTTTTCAACTTTATACCTTAAATAATATTGGCGATATTCAAGACGATACCTGTATTAGTTACCGCATAGCACCAAATCCAAATGATTTAGATAATCAATTATGGCGGTTTTTACAAGCACCACAAGATGTTGCCGCCAGTGAAGAATTATACAATCAAAGTAGAAACGACTGGAATAGTGACGTTCATTTAATAGGAACCTATATATTTTTAGGTCAAGAAGAAAGAAGAATGATGGCTCAAAATTCACACACCATATTATTAAAACAAGTAAAAGAATATGATTTTTTAGGACAAGCCGGTTCTAAAACAATAGAAATGGAAAGTCGTGATTTGTTGTCTGGATATATGTTTCGTTTTAGAAGGAGTGATGCATTTACAAGAAATGAATGGTCCAATTATACGAATTGGGCGTATAAAAATGTTCAACCCCAAGCGTTAAATGAAGATTTACCATTATTAGAAGGTAATGAAATTCCTAATCCTAATAGTTTTCACATAACAGGTTCAATAGGAACATATGCTCATAATCAAAAAAATATATTAACCGAAATAGGTATTTTAATGGGTGGTGTTTACAGGGAAAAAATGTTAGATTCAGGTGTATTTAATTATATTGAAAAATACATGCGTTCTACTGGTGGTGCTAAAGATGGATTATATGTTTATCAATTTGGATTGAATAGTAATAAAAGAGAATACCAACCATCAGGTGCTATGAATGTAAATAGATTTGCTGAAGTAAATCTAGAATATAATACAATAGAACCACCATTTAATCCTATGGGTGCTTTAGTAGAATACATTTGTGACGCCAGTTCTAATCCAATTGGTTTTCGTAAAAATACTGGTTCATTAAATTCATATAATTTTGATATGAGGGTATTTGAAGAAAGATATAATGTATTGGTGATAAAAAGTGGAAGGGCTGGATTAATGATGAGTGTTTAATATATTAATCTCAATTTATAATATATTAAATGAAAACAAGAAAAAGAGGCGCAAAGAAAAATAAAAGAACACGTAAAAAAAAAGGGGCCACATTAACGGCTAAACAAAAGGCAGACTTACGAGATAGGTTAAAAAAAACAGCTGATTATATTAAAAAGCAAACAAAAAATTTACCAACATCACAACCCACTTTAACCCTAAAAATCCCCGACCATATTAATCCACCACCTAATAAGTTTAGCCAGGGAGACCACAAGAAAGAAGGTGGTCGTCGCAAAAAAAAGAGGCGTAAAAAAAGAGGCGGATTTAAAGATTTTAATAAATATAAAAAAAACGCACAAACATTATTAACAAATATAGAATCTGATAATAAATATAAAAAACTCGGCAACGATATTTTAAAAAAACTGGAGCAACTTGATGAAAATAAATTTAAGCAATTTATATCAATTATTAACGAAAATATAAAGGACATACGTTGCATGTGTAAATTTAAACAGAAAGGTGGCGCACCAACCACCAGATCAAGCACGGACCCCCTTTTGAGATGTAATATATGTTTTGATGAACTTCAAATTAATACAAATTTACCAGAAAACGCAGAACTGTGTGATAACCAACGATGTGATAAATGGTTTCATACTGATTGTATAAATACTTTAATACAAACTCGTATTGAACAAGGAAATATTAATACATTCAATTGTCCTTTTAATTGTGGCGGGGTGTTTAATAGGAACATACAAGAATTTAACCAATTTGAGCAAGAAGACGACATTAATAATATAGATGAATGGATACAACATTTACAACAAATGGAACACCAACAAAACCTTAGAGATAATATAGACCGGATTACATCAGTTGTTTTTACTTGTTTAATAATAGTAGCTATTTTAATTCAGTTTTACGGTATGTATAACCGTGGTAGGTTTTCGGCGGCTGATCCCTATATATTATTTCATTTTTTACTCCCACGATTACTTAATGGTATGCAGCCAGATACGGTCGTCGGAGTTAGAAATTTTATTTTAAGTATTTTAGCTTGGATTGAACAAATGACGGATGCAGAATTACAAGAGTTTTTAGCGGAAATGGCTTTTATAGGTGGAGGTCGTAAGAAAAAGACGCGTAAATACAAAGGTAACAAATACCCATACAAAAATATCACCAAGAAAGAAGCAATCGCCGATTTTATCAAACTTAAATCTACAACCAATCCTCGCTCGCTTACTGGTTTAGAAATTGTTAATTATGGAACAGAGAAATTAAGAGTAAGAACAAAATACAGAGGAAAGTCATTAATTCAACGATGGAAAGATAAAAAGGCAAGAAAAACCTTAAAGAACTTTGCGAATAGACTTTATAAAGGTTCTTATACTGATAGTTTATTCCATGCATATCGTAGTGCTATTGCTCTATCATGGGGAACATTAAGTAGTATGAGAACATCGGCAGCTCTACAAATGTATAGAAAATACAACGCGAAAAAGGTATTGGATTTTACGGCAGGTTGGGGTTCGAGAATGACCGCGGCATTAGCAGCGGATATAGATTATATTGGAATTGATAGTAATAAATCTTTAAAGAAAGGTTATAATAAGATAATAAAAACGGTAAAGAAACATACAAAAAGTAAAGTTAAATTGTTTTTCCAACCAGCTGAAACGGTAGATTATTCCAAGTTAGATTATGATTTTGTGTTTACATCTCCTCCATATGAATATTTGGAATTGTATGAACATATGAAAAATTATGAGGGTACAAAGAAAATTAAACAAGCTCATAGTGCAACTGATAAAAGAAGAAAAAATGATGGATTTTATGATACATTTTTAATACCGACAATCAAAGAAATATACAAACATTTACCGAAAGGAAAATGGATGTGTTTGAATGTGCCAGATTTGATGTATGATAAAATTAAAAAGAAATGGAAAGCTTGTAATAAAAAAGTAGTTTATATGATTAGTAAAAGAGTAGGAAGCAATATGAAAAGTTATGATAGAAGAGGACAAGAGTTTGTCTATTGTTGGAAGAAGAAATAATTACATTTCACTCAAATATTTTGTGGCTTTAATAATACCATAAAATGTTCCCCCAAATAAAGCGGTTTTCAATAAATAACCACCAAATGTTGGATTTTCATCTTTTGTGAATAATGAAGGTAATAATCTTTGTAAATGTTTTTTAACAAATGGCATTTGAAACAGAAAGTATAATACCATAACCATTAATGGAATTTGTAATTCTTCATATATTTGGTCTAATCTATCTTGTTCATTTTCAACTGATTGTCCCTGATTCATCATATTGTATAAAGTATTATCATTTTCAATATAATCATCCATTTCTGATTCAGGAATATAATTTGGATTCATGTATGGGTCTTGTTGTTGTTGTGTATTCATTTGAATATCCCTATTGGGCATATTAGTTGGCATATTATTACTTAAAGCACTCGTTATAGTATTGGCGGTATCCATAGACATTTGTTGCATAGGAGCTTGTGCTGCTGGTGGAGCTTTAGCGCTAGGTAATAAATTATTATTTTGTTGTGCTGCCATAGGTGGTGGTCCCTGCGGCGAATGTTTCATTGGTGATTCTTCTACATTTAATACAACTTTATTTTGAGTAACATCATTCGGCAGAGCGGAAATACTTGTAGTTCCATTCATATATAGAATTACAAATATTGGTAAAAATACATTATTACGCAAAATCAACGATTTTTTTCTTTTTATCACATTTTGTTGCCTTTTTCTTAAATTTATAACATTTATCATCGAATTCAAAAATTTGGTTTTCTATTTTTGTAATTTGTGGAGCTTTAAAAATTAAACAATTTCTATCCTTGCATACTCTTCTAAATAATGTGGCTAATCCTAAACCTAATAAAATTGAAATAATACCTCTTCCAAATGCTCCATTTATCAATCTTTTTATATACATATACTATTTACTTACATAATATTATTGAACATTATAGGACCGAATTTTCTTTTTATCACTTGGACATTTCACTTGTTGTGCTGAAAATTTATAACAAGTATCGGCATGATCTCTATAATTTATTTTCTCTAGATTATCTGGATTAGGATAAACATAAATAGTATTTCCTTGTGGTCCAGAGACATATGAAACAAATAATCCAAGCGATAAAGCCATTAAAAATAAAGGTATGTTTAAAAATTTCATAATATTCAAATTCATATATTAAATGTGAATATTATTTTTCTATTTTCAAATCATTAAGATTCACTTCCTGAATTGTATTGGAAGGTGTTGTTGGACTATAATCGGGTGTCGTTGGTGCACTAAAACCATAAGTAGGCGTTGTTGGACCATCTACAGTTTCGGTTGGTGCACTAAAACCATAAGTAGGCGTTGTTGGACCATCTTCAGTTTCGGTTGGTATTTTAATTGTAAGAGGTTTTGGAACTTTAACTTGACCATCGCCAGGTTCAGTTGGACTCCACATTATTTCTTCCTCATTATCCTGAACTTTAGGTTTAGCTTTCATATAATCAATCACTTTTCCTTTTTCTTTGACTATTTCTTGATTTTTATAACTAATTTGTTTACTATATATCGTATATAGTGTTTCTTTACCGCGAGGACCTATTGGTTTTGTTTCGATTACTTGGAAACCATGATAATATTTTAATTGTCTTATTTGATTTTGTTTTTCTAAAATATCCGTTATATAAAAATTCATTATATCACCAGATAAACCATTTTTTTTCAATTTTTCATTAAATTCGGTAATATTATTATTCACATTTTTTTCTAATTTATCAACTTCGTCCCTTATATATTTTTTTTCAACTTCGCCACTATCATCATTTTGATAATCAAACTTTAATTTGTCGTCAAATTCTTCTTGTATTTTTTTCATTTCGTTTTTCGCATCAAGAAAATCGGATTTTATTCTCTCAAATTCTTGTAAAACAACATCATCTTCTTCTAAATCATAGAGTAAATCTAATTTTTTTCTAATGATTTGTTCTTTTATACCTTCTATTTTTTTGACTAATTTATTATAATACAAATAATAATTATCAACTATATTCAAATTTATATTAATTAGTAAATCGCAAGGACTTTCTTCATTTGGGCAAGATACTTTCAATTGATTATTATATCTTTTGAAATTCATTTTTCCTTCTTTTCCACATTTAATACATTTGAATTTGAACTTTCTATATTCACTAATTTTTTCATCTTTTGTTGTTTTATCTTTTCTTATTCTTACTCTTTCATTTAACAATTTTTGATCATATTTAGCTTTTAGTTCATAATATTCATTCATAATCTTATTTAGCTGTTTTTCATCTTCCATTTATATTTAAACATTATAAAATTTTTTATGCAATAATTCAAAATTACTTTCAAATTTAGGTAAATTCGTTATCATTTTATCGTATTCAGTTTTTCTTTTATCACTTAATTGTTTTATTTTGCTTAAGATGTATGTTTTTTTTAATTTGTCTTTTTCTTTCTTTTCTTCTTCATTTGGCTTTGATTTATATTTATAATTCAATATAAAGAATGCTACAAAAACAAAGCATAAAAATAAAAACACATTAAACAAATTATTATCATAATCAGTTTTTTCAATATGAACTTTTTTTAATGTTTCTTTCAAAAAATACCTTGCTCCAGGTTCTGTGAGTGACGGTCCGTTGTTATTCATCATTAAATAATAAATCTAAAAAAAGAAATAAATTTATTCACAATATATAAATGTCAAGTACAATAGATACTATTAAAAAAGATAATGAATCGAAAGCCACGCCAACTAGTTCTATGGTTACAACTATGATGATAATACTATGGTATTATATTGCACGTTTTGTTTTTTGCGATAGACATAGTGTAAGAGCTTATGGTAGTAAATTATCCATGATATTTGGGTTTTTAACAGTAATAGTGATATTATGGTCGCAATTTTCAATTAATTTAGCCGCTACAGGAGAACATTGTAGTGGCGATGTTCAATTATATAATGCGATTACATATACGTTGGTCCCAAATCTAATATTTGGGGGGACTGTCTATATATTGCTAAATAAATTTCCTGGTTGGAAAGCTCCATTTTCAAACACTATAGGTTATTTAATAACATCTATCTTTGGTTTAAGAAGTACGTTCAATAAGATGTTAAAAACAAGTGAAAATGCGGGTAACGATGTAATAAACAAAATATATAACGATCCTTCCATGTTAATAAATGAACTTCAACCAGATGCACCTACAACAATACGATACGATAGTGATTTTGATACAGAATTTAAACGATTAGCCAAAGCAAATATTTTTAAACCAGGATGGGAAAAGAATGCTAAAAAAATGTATAATTTGGTTGTAATTAAAGATATGGTTTCAAGTATTGTTTGGTACTTCTTAACTACTGCTTTAATTATAGCAACTTCGTTTAATGGTATTATGAATATTAATTGTGTTCGTTCAAAAAATACATTAGCGAAAGGCGCGCAATTGGGAAGTGAAATGGGATCTTTCGGTGCTAAGGGTGGTGACCAAATGAATAAAGAAAGTGCAAAGAAAAATGCAAAGAAATTACAAAGTTTTGGAAGAGATTTAATATCTTAATTAATATAATAATTTTAATTAAAATACAAAATGAGAATTACAATAATATAAAACCGATAAATATGCTAATATTGCTATTATAATGGCGAATAACCAAATTGGTAAAACGGTTTTCCTTTTAGTTCCAAGACCAAAATCTCTTAACGAACCATCGTCATTATATAAAAATGCTGGTGATGCAATTTGAACTATGGCAAATAGTAAAACAAATAATAAAATGGAGAAAGATGTTATATTATTTCTTATAATGGACTTATTCATAATAAAATAAGTTTAGATTTGTTTTTATATAATATTGACTAAATATTAATCATCCAAAGGAACGTCAAAAAAATTAGTATTTCTAATCTTACCTAATGCTACAGAATAATCTATTTTAAATACATTAGATTTATCATCGATATATTTTGGTAATAAACCTAAATAATTTTTATTATATCTGGTAATATACCAACGACCCTTTTCTTGACTAGATGTCATTAATAAATATTGTGAATTGGTAATATTTTTTATAATTCTATAATTCCATATATTATAAAACTTTCTACATTTCTGAACAATATAAGACTGTTTTTCAAGCACATAATATTTATCGCCATTTATATATAATGTTTTTATGTCATTAGTTAACAAATCATCTGGATTGGCTATAAACGTATATTTTTGCTTAGATGGATATAAACAACTTGGTAAACAATTCATTATTATTTATATAATTGTTATTTATTTAAATATTAATAAGGCCTTTTTTTAACTTCTGGTTGTTCCATATATTGTTCTTCTTGTATGGTACTTTCTCTACCCAAAGCAACATTTCTTTTTGGAAATCTACCAAACATTTGAATGGTTTGTTTATGACCCACAACATGAGGTTCCATAGATTTTAACATGGCGTATTCTTTATCATTATTTGTTACTTCATCAAGAGAACCCATATAAGATACGTGAATTGGTTCGGTCAAAAGCCTTTTGTAGGAGGAGTTGTCTCCATATAGTGATTTATGACTTATAAAATGGTCTGTTCCTTTTTTCTGATAAGCCATATTTTCTGTATGCATATAAGGCATAAATGCAAACATAAATTCATATCCTTTCAATTGTTCTTTGTACATTTCCCAACCCAATTCAACAAATACCATACAACCATTATCATTTTTAAAACTATCGCCATTTCCTCTATAAATATGACGACTGAATTGGTCTAACAATATAATATGTGCAACATAACTATCTTTTGTATGAAGCCAATTAAATCCGTGACCTTGTTCAGCTTCTTTCAATAAATCACCAAACTTTTCTTTAATTTCTTCATCATAATCTTGACTTTTCGTAAACCATTTATCGAAATCGGCTGTATATAGTCCTTTTGAGAACCAATAATCTAAAATGTCTTTTGCTCTGGAAATATCCATTATTTATTAAATAAAAAATAATATTTAACTTATTTTAAATATTATTTATTTTGTTTTTTCAGTAGATCTGTTTTTTATAAAATCTTTAAACATTTTTGTGGATTTAAGAGTCATTTTTCCCACGGTACCGCCCATTTTGAAATATTCATCATAAGCAAATCCATTATTTGCAACGTTAATCGAATTTGGAGTCGCTCTTTCTAAATTTTTTTTAGTAAGTTCTACATTTGTAGTATCTAATACATCATCAAATGATGTTTTGTTTTCTTCTAATTTTTGTTCTATTGTATAACTCATAGTAGATATAATCTATCGAAAACTCTTTAAGTGTGTTTTAAATATTAATAAAGGTCGTCTCTACTATCCATATCTTCTTCATCGCCCATATTATCCATCATTCCATATCTTTCGTCGTATATTTCTTGGTTTTGTTGTTCTTGTATTAATAATTCAGTTGCCGCACCAGATAAAGCTGTAAACATATTATCTGTATTATTTTCTTCTGTAGCTGTCAATATTACATTATTTTCTGTCATTAATTGATTTATCCTTTCTTGATTTTGAATTTCCCTATCATACATAGCAGGGTCATATTGAAAAATAGATTTACTCAAACCAACACTCCATTCACCTAATTTTAAATTTTTCATTTCTCTTTCTATTTTTCTATGTTCATCATCAAGCATATTGAATTGATTTTTAATGTCCTCTTTTTCAATCTCTTTTTGTTTTAAAACATTATTTTTGATTAATTCTGAGTCTGCATCTAACATTTTCTTTGTATCTTTAAAAATATTAAAATATGTATTCATCATATTCGCAATCATTATGTTTTGTTCATCAAGTAATCCATAATATTCACTTTCTTGTTCTGGATCATCTGCATTATACCTGTTAGATACTAAGTCTTGAATAATTTCATAATATAAGTCTACTGTCATATAAAATAAAAACATAGTTACAGAACTATTAATTCTACCATTAAAAATAGTTTTACTACCTTCAACTTCAGATATAAAAGGTATTGTGTTAAGAAATTGAAGTATATCCTTATTATTTTTTAAAACCTTATCGATAACAATTTTACAATCCTCATCACAAGCATATTTTTCTAATGTGTTTAATGGTATAATACTATTAAGAATCTTATTCTTATGACTCATACTGAATTTTTTAGAACCAAAACCCCAATGTTTTGGAAATGTTTTCATGATTTTCTTTTTACTAAAACGGTCACTTTCATTTTTAATCAAACCCGGGAATGTTATTAACATATCTTTTATCATATTTGCTATTAACCGAGATAATGAATAATGTGTTTCGTCTTTTTTACTCATAAATAATTCTTCTCCTCTTTCTTTAAAATTCATTAAATCCTCTATAAATTTTACAGATTTTCTAGTATTTCTTATACTTTTCATTTTCACTAATAGGTTTTTTTTCATTTTATCGGTTATCTTATTAATTTGAGATATAATTTCTTCAATAAAATCAATAACTTTTCCATCGACAGTTTCTTTTTTGGATTGTGCCACATCGTAAGTATCATATAATTGTTTCATTAAAGGAAGAAAATCATTCATTTTTTTAGGATATATATCAGTTCTAGACGATGCTTCAACCCAATCTTCAAAAATACGCCTTGTTGATTTGGTTGTTTTTGCTTGGTCATAAATAACACTAGAATCAGGATTCAAATAATTTTGGCGTTCAACATCTTTTTTCGATGAATATAATAATAACTGTCTTAAGGCTTCATCGTTCCAATTATGACCTTCGCTTTTTAAAATATCTATTTTATCTTTTAATGTGTCTATTTTTTTATATTCACTAATATTTTTATCACATAATTGTTTTAATTGTTCATTTAATTGAATGCCTGTATTGAAATGACAAAATTTCATAAATGATAAGAAAATAGTTGATTCAGAAAATACATAGGATCGTTGACTTTTTTCTTTTTTAGTATTTAATAATGAAACTAATGAACAAGGAACATATAAGGAATTATGTTGTTGTAATATTTTTTTATATATAATAACTTGGTCATTATATTTTTGTATAGTTTCGTCGAGCGTTATGAAATATTCATATGTGGTCAATACATTATCTTCGTGACAACAAGCATTTTCTAAAAAGGGGATATCATCTTCTGTTTTTAAAATTACTGGTTGTTTATCAACGATTCTTTGCATAGCTTCAATAACACCAATAGAGAATAATTGTATTTTACTTTTTAATTTAGATAACCGTATAATAGAATCATTAGATACATTTTGATATGAATCATAAATTTTTTTGTTGAAATTTTCTCCCATTTTATCTATCGACCTAACAGTTATTCTTACCAAAGGTGGCAAAAATGTATCCCAAGAATTAAAACGTTTTTGTATAACTTTTGGTTCTTTTGCTTGTTTTTCAAAATATTGTTTTTTATTTTCTATCAATCTAATTATTTCTGGATTTTTTAATAAATAAGAGTCTGTATGTTTTTTGATGTCTTTCAATAGTTTTTTTGTTTCTTTTGCTGCTTTTTCACCCTTTACATTTTTCAAAGCATCCCAAGGAGCTTCATTATTATTAATACGAACAGCAAATGTTGAACAAGCGATATATTCAATTAATCCTTTACCCTTTTCAATAGGGTATCCTTTAAAACTAGGAATACAAGGTTGAATAGCTTTCCCTTGTTTATAACTAGGAATTGCTGTTTGAAGAATTACAATATAAATAGACAAAAAACTTTTAAATATGAATTTATGATGATATTTTTTCCATGGTTGACGTTTGTATGCTGGGTCTTTTTTTTCTTTGCGTATTGCTTCTGTTCGTTCATCATACATTTTTTTAGGCATACGATATTCATTAATTAAAGCTTTAACAAATTGATACATGTATTCATGATGATCTTTAGTATCGAATCTTAAATTAGAATCGTAGGTTATTAATAGATTTTTAATGATTTTTTCATCACGTCCCATTTTTTCTGCTGTGGTTTCTTCTTTTAATAATAAAGACATATGTGTATCAATAATTTTATCTTCTTCAGTATTTATAACTTCGTGTGTAATAATTTTTTGTCCAGATTTTTGATATCTTTCTTCTAATTTATTTTCAACTCGTGCTATTACAAACCCACTATGTTCATCAACATATTTATCTGCTATTTCTTGACTTTTTTTGCCTCTATTATCAATAATATCTTTTAAAGCTTCATCATAATTACCATCAAAATAAGAAATTGCTAATTCATAAAAAAAGGTAGGTAATAATTTATAAGATTTTATAATACCATCTTCTTCTGATTTTTTACAATAAAACCAATTTGGGTCTTCTTGTTTTTGTTTTGAATATGAACGACAATAATTATCAACAAATTTAATAATATTATTGAATTTATTTATTTCATCCATATCAGATAAAACATTATCACGAATTTCGAGGTATGGGCTTTTATCTTCGTTTTCCATTAAAATATCATTCGATAATGTCACTTTCTGTATATCATATTTAATCTTATTATATTCTTTATACTTTCTCAATAAAGACAAATTTTCAATATTAAATTTTATATCTTTTTCGATGCGAGTTTTTACTGTGTTAATTTCTTCAACCATTTCAGTTTCCAAGTTTTCAATCGTTTCGGCTATAAGTTCTTCTTGTAATTTACCCTTTTGGTCATTAATATCTAAACATTTCTTATTTATTGTCATGCATTTATTTTTGAAATTACAATTAACAAAATTTAGTTCTTCTGGAGTCAAATCATTCAACGTATCATCTAAAACCCATTTTTTATTTTTTCTTTGATAATATCTGAATTGAAATTCACCATTATCAACCATAGCATATTCTCCATCAATAACTTTTTTTCTTTTATTAATCATACTTTCAGCATCTCTTTCGGCATCATCTTCAACCAAACCAATTGTATTTGATAAATGTGCTTTCAAAACTGATTTTTTTTTAATTTTATCATCCATATATTTTAAATGTGCCATTTCATCTAATATATCATATCTTGTATCGTCATATTTCTTGTCAAAATACACATCAATATTATCATCCTTTCTTATTAATTCGTAACTATTAAATTTTTTAGCCAAGACTTTTGGTTTATAAGTACAATCGCCACCATCTGTCATATTATTTTGAATGTTTGTTATTTCAACTTTTAACTGTTCTATTTTATCAGGTATACTTTGATAATTAATATTATCAACATCATTTAATGCTACGCAATTATTGAAAGCACGGCCGTTGTCGATTTCTATTATTTTTTTTAAATATTCCACACTTGTTTCTGTTTGTTTAAAATCATAACATTTACAATCTATATCATTAAATGCATTATTATCTTTAAAAAAAGTGAAAAATGGCGAATTGATATTATAACTTTTTAAACCCGAATAATAAAAATTTAAACTTTGGTATGCGAACCCTATATCTTGATAGTATTTACGAATAGAATGTTCCAAACATTCTTGCAATCGAACATAATGATAAAATTCAATATCATCACCATAAACCATATAAGGTTCTAATTTATCAACAAGTTTTTGGTATGATGTTTGCCAATTATAATTATTACTTAAGTCTCTATAAACATATTGGATAATATCTCTAGTGTTAGGTATAATATTTTCTAAAAATTCTTTATAGTTATCTTTATTATTTTGAATGCTTTTATTGCTCCACTCTTCTTGGTCTAAGAATGTGTAATGTGTATTTTTTTTTAAAAAATGTTTATGAAGTGTTTCTTTATTATTCTTATCAAAAACATAATTTTTCCCCATGAATTTTTGATTTTCCCTCATAGTTTTGAATATTTGAAATAATCGCGAATGATTAAAATGTAACAACGACCTATCATAAATAGTAGTATTTTTTAATAATAATTTTGAATAATTTACTAAATCAGGAAAAAATATAAATCCTTTTAAAGCAATTTTATCAGAAGGAATTAATTCTTTAAATATAGCATTTTTACCTTCTTTTTTATCATAAAATGGAACCATCATATTATTATTGTAAACTTGTCTTTGAAATTTAACATCTGTACATTTAATATCAGCATCGGGAGATAATGTTTTACCATCATCAATACATATTTCAAAATTAGCGATTTGTTTTATAGCTGACGAAGTGAAAATATCTTTATTATCAACAACAGTATAATAATTATCCTTAACTATCTCTTCAATAATAAGGTCCTGTTTATGGAAATCGACGGGTAAATTCAAATGACTATTGTTTCTTCCAAAAATATGTAAATATTTATTTACACCATCAAGACTTACATCATTCATATAAGTATTTTGAAATTCTAGAAGTTCACCAACATCATTATTGGTGGTTGTTGGATTAACATCATCATCGGCATCAGCAATATTATTTATATCAACCAATTCAACCCTATTTTTTACAACAGGAATAATCCAATTAATCTGTTTTTTTAAATCTAATAAATTGTTTAAAAGGGGTTTAAATTCTTTAGTTTTAACAATTGGTGCTTCAATATAATCTTCATTATTAAAGATAGAAAACTTTTGTCTTAATTGGATATATCTATCTATGGTGGTATGAATTTTATTTTCAATATGTATATTTCTACTACTTTCATTAATTTTTGATAATAAACTATCCATCATATCTTCCACTTGATATTCTATATCAAAAATTCTATCTTTTTCTTCTCTCTGTTTTATTTCTGTAACAACGACATCTTTTTTGATGATTTTAATTTGATCAGCAGAAATTAAATCATCTTTTAAAGTATCTTCTATTTCTTTTGTGTCAAATATTTGGTCCGGAATTAATTCATCATCTAGCTCTTCAATAATACCATCTAATTCGTCGTCTTCATAATCACCTGTGTCTTCATCTTTTTCTTTTGCTTCTTCTTCTTCTTCTTCTTCTTCTTCTTCTTTATTCCATTTGCGTATGGAAATAATGTTCAAATCCCTTGGAATACCTTTATATTGAAAATCAATAAGTAATGGAGCGTCGGGATATTGTGGACTTTGTAATTCGATTTGGTCTTTTTCAACTCCAATAATCTTTCCTTTTATTATTTCACCACCTTCAAAACTAAAATGTATAGACCACCAAGTTCCAATTTCCATTTCATTTTGTTTTGCAAAACCTTTATGTTGCGGTCTATCAACAATAATTATTTGAGTTATACTTGTATCTTCAAATGACCCATCTTTTAAGGTTAGTTTGTATTCTTTTTTATTTTCATTAATAACTATTATTTGATTATTATCTAAATAATCTATCAAAAAATATTTATTATGTAGAATAGTGTTACTTTCTGATATTATCTTTATAATAGCGCCTAATTCTAACGAAACATCTTCATAATTTTCATTATCCATTATTACTTATATTTATAGAAGATTAATTATTTAATAAAATTTACTTAAATACTTAATTATAATAAAGGTAAATGGAAGAACCTGCGATTGAATATAATTTACAAACACCTGGTTATGATATTGACAATTTAATAACAGAAGATAGAGAAGATGTTCACGTTATTGACAAATATGATAGTAATTTGTTATTGGTAAAATATAATAAACAAAAAATGAATGATGATAATTGGGAGACCTTAGGTAAATTTCGTTCATTAATTTATGATAAAAACGCAAAGCGCGTTATATCTTATTTTCCACCCAAATCGAGTATAGGATTTGATTTTGGATGTGACCAAGAAAGATATCTTGAAGAATTTTATGAAGGGACTATGATAAGTTTATTTTGGTATGATATAATAGAAGATTGGGAAATAACAACTCGAAGCAATATTGGTGCAAAATGTTCTTATAAACCTGGAGGCGAAACATTTCGTACATTATTTTTGAATACATTAAATAAACAAAATATAGAATTAGAAGATTTTGATAAAAATTTTTGTTATACATTCGTTTTGCAACATAAATTGAATAGGATAGTTTGTCCTGTAAAAGATGATAGGGTAATATTAGTTGATGTTATAAAATGTGGAAATAATGGAAAAATCTACAGATGGAAACGTGATGTATTTTATAAAATGATTCCTAATATTGTGAAAAATAAAAATATTATAGTTCCTGAAAGATGGAAATTAAATATGATGTGGGCTTCAAAAAACTTAAATAACGCACCTTATTATTTCATGGGATATGTATTTTATCAAGGAGACGGAACACGTTGTAAAATGAGAAATCAAAATTATGAATATGTAAGACATTTAAAAGGTAATAATCCTAAAATTCAATACAGATATTATCATTTAAGAAACAATAACTTAGTTAAAGAATATCTACAATTTTATCCAGAAGATAGAAAAACATTTTCAGAGTTAAGAAATAATTTACACAAGTATACTAAAAACTTATATCAGTCTTATATTGCTTGTTATATTAAAAAAGAAAAACCGTTAAAAGAGTATGATTATAAATATAAAACACATATGTATTATTTACACGAATTATATAAAAATGAATTAAAAAACAAAGGATTTTATATCAATATGAATGAGGTTATAAAATATATAAACACTTTAGAAGCTCCTAGAATAATGCATGTTATTAATGCGGATTTATATAAAAATGAAAAAGATATAGAAAAAGTAGAAATCCAAGATGTATTTAAATCAGTTTAATTCATAAATTGACTTTTAATTTTTACAATAATATTTTTAGATATCATTATACTATCTAATAATATATCCTGTATAAAATCAATAGTATTATCATCAGATTGATAAGCTAAACGAATAATGGAATCGGTATCGTGTGGATGTGGTTTTAAAAATCCAACAAAAGATAATAGTTTTTTATTCAATAAATATTCATAATGTAAAACATATTCAATTAATTTACCAATAGTATAAGTTTCATTTTTTAATGTAATATCGTAACAATTTTTCATAGCAACACTTGATTGTTCTATTTTCAACGTTTGGTCTTTTATTCTACCTTCTATTTGTTGTAACTTTTTCAAGAGAACATCACAAGCCATTATCATAATTTCATTATTTTTCCATATCCCAATACTTTCTATAACGAAGTCATAAGAATTTTCTTTATAGTATTTCTTCTTATCATGGTTATGCCAATTTAATAATTTATCGGCGATTTCTTCGTCGCTACTACCATTACTTTCTAACATTTCTTGGTATTTTTGTTCTTCATGAGCGACTCTTTCAGGGTCAATAGAATAACCATAACCACAAGATGAAACAACATTATACGCACCGTTATCTTTAGCACACGCAACTTTAAAAGTTGCCTGTATATGTATTGTTTCGCCGTCAAGTTCATTAGCAATTTTTGGTTTAACTCTGGCAAATAATATATAATCATTTGTTTTTTGATTTTTTGGAAATATAGTATCGCGCATTTCTTTTTTTAATTCTTTATTTTGTGTTGCGTCCTTTAACATGAAATCTTCTGTTGTAATTTCTTTAATATAATCTTCGTCATTATGAACATGAATTTCTAACATAAGATTATTTATATCTTTAGACAAATCTTTAACATGAACTGGAATACATGCAAGTCGTTGATGTAATATTTCATTATTAAATTGTGTATTATTTTTGATTATATTTATATTATTGGGGTCTATAACTACGGTATCAATATCAGTTAATATTGTTCTTCTTAATGCATTAACAACGCTAACATTAGTATCTGATAGGGTGAATTTATATGTATTTTTTGTTTCGCTTGTAATTTCTACTTTGGGTTCTACTATTTTAGTCATTTTATATTATACACAGAAAAATTAAATTTAAATCGATTTTATTTAATTAATATGCAAAATATTGTGTGTAAAAACCTTTCTTTATATCATATGTCAATTGCACCTGAAAAAAAAGAAAAAAACCAAATAATTTATTTTAGTAAATATTGCGAACACAGTAATAAATTATTAAAAATATTATCAAAAACTGGCGAAATTAAGGAAAAAATTCATTTTTTACCCATAGATAAAAGAATTTCAAAAAATGATGGTAGAACATATGTTGTTCTAGACAATGGACAAGAAATATTAATGCCCGATGTTATAAAACAAGTTCCGGCACTATTACTATTACATTATGGAAACAGAACATTATTCGGAGAAGAAATATTAAAATTTTATCGTCCACAAATTGATAAAGAAAGAAAAGTAGCCACGAATTTTAACGGTGAACCACAATCATTTAGCATTAAAGAATCAGGAACGATGATGTCAGATTGTTATTCTTATTTAGACCAAAGTTCTGATGAAATGGGTGTGAAAGGTAATGGTGGATTAAGACAAATGCATAGTTTTACAAAAATAGGAGAACATGTTACTATAGACACACCCCCTGAAGATTATGTTAAGGAAAGAATGGCTGAAGACGCATTAAAAAATTATCAAGCAGAACGCCAAAAAAGTATTAATTAATAAAAAGTTATTTAAATATAAATAATTTATATTCATTATTATATCTCTATGGAAGTCAATAAAGGCGTTTTAGTGAAAGTTTTTAGCGAACAATGTGAAGAATTATACCAAGACTTATTAAAATTATATCCAAATAATTATGATATTAAAACAGGTTTAACTATGGTACAAACCGTAAAACGTTTCAACCCTAAATTAATGATTAAAACATACAAAATACGTGTTAATGATTTCTATTACGATAAAATACAAAAGGGAGAATTAGATTACTTCATAGAAAAAAATTATTTAGAAGATTGTAAAATAGCAGGATATGGTAATACTGCAGAACAACACGCTTCATGGATAGAATCATTAAAAAAATTGTACAAAACCCAAGATGAAAAAAACAAGAAAAAACTAAAGAAATATTTTCAACAACTGAGTAAAATTTGTAGAATGTATTATAGTTAATTTTAGTTTAAATATAATTTTTTTTGTATTAATTATATTCAATATGTCTGAATTGTCTCCTCCCCCACAAGAATTCTTCAAAATAATGAAAGATTTTTTGAATGATATACTAATTACTTTCCCCGAGTACGAAGAAAAAATTACCGACGAAGAAAACCTTATACTAAAAGGTGACCTTAGTAATAACAAATTATATTTGTATTGTTGTCAAATATACCCATCGCGATTTTTTGATATTTTATATAAAAATGATGAAATGTTTGACGACGAAGAAAGAGACACACACTTTTTACCAAATATTGATTTTCAATATTTCTTTAAACAAAATATAACCGAAAAGACAAAAGAAACTTTATGGAAATATTTACAATTGATTTTATTTACAATTGCTGGAAATATAAATGACCAAGAATGTTTTGGTGATACAGCAAAATTATTCGAAGCAATTGATGAAGACGCTTTAAAAAGTAAAATTGAAGACACCATTAAAGACATGGGTAATATTTTTGATTTAAGCGGAATGGACTTTGATGGCAGTGGCCAATATTTTGATGCTTCTGGTATGAATATGCCTAATCCAGAAGATTTAAATAATCATATAAATAGTTTAATGGAAGGAAAATTAGGTAAATTAGCAAGCGAAATAGCAGAAGAAACAGCAAAAGAAATGGAAATTAATCTTGATGAAGAAGCAAATGTTAATGATGTTATGGGTAAATTATTCAAAAATCCAGGAAAACTTCTAAGTATGGTAAAAAAAGTAGGATCAAAATTAGATGAAAAAATCAAATCTGGAGAAATTAAAGAAAGTGAACTTATGCGAGAAGCATCGGATCTAATGAAAAAAATGAAAAATATGCCTGGTATGGCAGGAATGGAAGGCCTTTTTAGTAAAATGGGAATCCCAAACGCAAAAAAAATGAATTTTGGTGCTATGGAGAATAAGTTAAACACTAATATTAAAAATGCAAAAACAAGAGAAAGAATGAGAGCAAAATTAGAAAAAAGAAGAGCAGCAAAACAAGCAAAGAAATTTGTTCACACATCATTTACCGGAAATGAGAAAATGGAGAAAAGTTCCATTAATTCAAAACCAGATGAAAATGTAGTAGTTAAAAGAAAGAAGAAGAAAAAAAAGAAGAAAAAGAAGAAAAATAAAAATTAATTATTAATTATTAAAATAATTAATAATATTATATATGAGTGATTTCTGGTTATATAATCCATTAGTATTATTTGATAAAGACGAAATTCTTGAATTTTGGCCAAATAAAAATATGACTCTAACAAGAAAAATGAATGCCATTGCTAGAACTATAATTGTTTTAACTCTTGTTGGATTTTTATTTACACAATCGGTAAAATTATTAATAACATCAATTATCACCTTGGTTGTTTTAGTAGTTTTGTATAAAACACAATATGAAAAATTACAATTAGAAAGTTTAAAAGAAAACGCATATCGTGAAAATTTTGAAGGTAGAAATTCTGATAAATTTGTTGATGTATTTACTGATACATTTACTACTCCTACTAAAAAAAACCCAATGATGAATGTTTTGATGACAGATTATACCGATAATCCTCAAAGAAAAATGGCTGCTCCATCCTATAATAAAAGAATAGCTGAAAGAATTAATGATAAATCAATAAAAAGAAATAAACTATACCAAGATTTAGGAGATAATTTAGCATTTGAACATCAAATGAGGAATTTTCATTCTATGCCAAATACTACCATTCCTAATAATCAAAAAGGGTTTGCTGAATTTTGTTATGGCACCATGCAATCTTGTAAAGATGGTGATAGCGAACAATGTAATAAAGCACTAAGAAAAGTAGGACAAAATTTTTATTAATTATTAATTATTTCATAATTAATTATTTAAATAATTAATATATAATTAATATCTTGATAGTTAATATAAATGACAAGTGTTCATAGTTTCGTATTTGATGGTTCAACTAGAATTGGCAACGACCCTTGTGGAATTACTGAAAAAGATTTGCAAAATCAAAAAAATGGTTCTTACATAACACAAAATTATTTTTCAAAAGATTGCGGTATGAAAAAACCAATTAATTTTGCCACAACTCAACCTAATGTTTTTTATAATGGTGGTTATGGTGTAACTGATAGCTGTACCGTTGATACTGATTCGAAATTACGTATCGGTGGAACACAAACTAATCCAAAATGTAGACTTAATTTATCACAAAGGCCTTATTTAACCGTTCCATTTTTAGGACGAGGACCTTCCAATCCTGTCCTAGAATCTAAACTTATGCAAGGTGCTAGTGTTTTAGACAAAAAAAGTTGTAAAACAATTACTGAAAAACAATTAGTTAATAGAGATAATGATTTAGTTCCATCATTAAAATCAACTATTCAAAATCCTGCTAATCTTGTTGAAGGTGTAGCAGCAAACGGTTGGATCAGAGGTGGATTACCATCCAGAGAATTGACAAGAGATATGGATTATTTTAAAAGAAATAAATAATTTAAACATATAATTATTCATTATATAAATGTATAATTATACTTATGACGTATCTTATTTACATATTCAAGGCGATGCTGGCGATACCGCTTATAGAAAAGCTTTTTTAGATGCTAATAATACAAGTATGTGGTCTGACACATTAATTAACGACAATCAGAACCAGATTTATCAGAAATTTAAAGATAATGATAAATTTAAATCAATATTAAAAAAAGGCAAAGAATATGGATTTCAACTTCCTTTTGAATTAGATGACTACTATGTAATTACTATGTTATGTTCATTTAATTTTTATGAAATATTTCATAAATGTTTGAAAGATTTATTTAATAATAATGAAATTTCAAATGATAATTTTACTAAAATCACTAATTTATTATCTTGATATTTAATATATTATGGCTAGCACAAATATGAAAAATGGTTCAGGATATTATTGCGAACAGCAAAAGAGATTTAACAGAATATCCAACGCACAAACAAACGATAATATAAGTAAACAAAAAAATGTTTGTTTGCCTGATTTAGGGATAATAAATGGAATGATGTCATCTGGATATAATCATAACATATTATCTAATAATACCGCCGATATCGAAAGCACATTATTTGGTATCGGGACGAGTAATTTAGTTCAAAAAAGAGCAAACGTAGTCCCATCTACGAATAAAAGAGGATATTGTAAATGGTTCCCTAGGAATAATGTTTTCTTACCTGCTCCACTTGTTATTGAAAAAAGTCAAAGAGCAACAGGGCCTTTTTCTTCTAACTAATTATATTAATTATCAAATAATTAATATGAATAATTAATATATATATGTTTAGAAATTCAGCGCGTCTTCGCCAAGAAAAAAAATCTACATCACAAAATATTCGTAGTACAGATATTATTGATTTTCCTGTTAATCCTGTTCATGGAAATTTCATTATGTGGGATGAAAATAAAAAACATTGGGTAACATCAGGTAAAGATGCTGTCATGCACGATGAATTAGATGCAGCTATTGATAATTTAATAGGTGGCGCACCTAACACTCTTGATACACTTAATGAAATAGCAACCGCTATTGGTGACCCAGGTAGCATGACAAATGATTTAATTACTAGATTAAATCAAACCAAAAATACCGTAGATTTATTAACTGTAACACAACCTATTAATTTAAATGCTATCACAACATCACATATATCTGATGGTAGCATTACTGGTGCAAAATTATCTGCCGGTTCAGTAAGTATTGACAAAATCGTTAATAATAGTATATCTACCGCAAAATTAGATACTAATGCTGTAACAAACATAAAAATAGATACTGGTGCTATCACAACAAGAACAATTTTAGATGGTAATGTTACAAATTCAAAATATGCCGAAGGTAGTATTACAGGCACAAAATTAGCTGCTAATTTTTTAAATAGTAACCATATATCTAATGGTGCTATAATTGGAGATAAAATATCAGCTAACGCTATTTCTTTAGATAAAATGATGGCTAATTCAGTAGATACTCTACAAATCAAAGATGATGCTATTCTTACAATTAAAATAAAAGATGCTAATGTTACCAACGCAAAATTAGCCGGTTCAATTACTGAAGATAAATTAGTTGGTAATATACCTTCTTCAAAATTAGCTGGAAATATACCAACTTCAAAATTACAAGATAATTGTATAACAACCGATAAAATATTAAATTCAAATGTAACAGAAGATAAATTAGCTACTGATAGTGTTACGGCATCCAAAATTAAGAATGAAGTAATAACAGCTAGTCATCTAGCTTTATTAACTGTGACAAAAAATCAAATTGCTTATAATACTATCGAAAAAGATCAAATCGCCGCACGAACCATCACCAATGATAGAATCGCTTTGGGAACAATAACAAATCAGGAAATAGCAAATGGAGCAATAAGAAATGAACATCTTCAAGATAATTCTATCACTCTCAGTAAAATAGCTCCCCTTACAGTAAACACAAACAACATCACAAATTCGTCAATAACAACCGTAAAAATACAAGATAGAAATATTACATCTGTGAAAATAGGTTTGGGTGCTATAACATCAGAACATCTAGCAGCTGGTGCTGTCGATACAACTGATATTAGTAATTCGGCAATCACTACTAATAAAATTCTTAATGATGCTGTCACGACAAATAAAATTCTTAATGATGCTGTCACGACAAATAAAATTCTTAATGACGCAATTACAAATGATAAATTAGCAAATAATTCTGTTAAATCAGATCAAATTGAAGATGATGCTATAATTACTAGTAAAATAAAAATAGGTAATGTCACATTAGAAAAAATGGCTTCTAATTCAGTTGATACAACACAAATAAAAAATGAAGCTGTTACTACTGCAAAAATCCCAAATTTCAATATTACTAGAGCTAAAATAGCTACCGATGCTATTAATAATAGTAAAATAGATGATAATGCTGTTCAAGAAGAAAATATTTTAAACAACGCTATTTCTACTAATAAAATAGCAACAAATGCTGTGACATCTGTAAAAATTGCGGATAATAATATTATTACTGATAAAATAAACAATTTAGCTGTTACTACCCAAAAAATTGCAAGTTTTGCTATTACAACAGCTAAAATTGCAGATGATGCTATCACTAGTGCTAAATTAGCGAATGGTTGTATTAAAAGTGCTCAGTTAGATATTAGTTCTATAGATACAACCAATATTGCTGATAATGCTGTAACAGGTGATAAAATCACAAATGATACAATAATATCCGCACATATTAAAGCAGGACAAATAAGTGAAAATTTATTACAAATCAATTCTGTAACTACCACCAGAATAAAAAATGGAAATGTAACAAAAGCTAAAATAGCAGTTGGTGCTGTCGATAGTACAATAATAGATGCCAGCGGTGTCGCAACTAATAACATTCAAACAAGCGCGATTACAACGGTAAAAATAAATGATTCTGCTGTTACGGAAGGAAAAATAGCTAATGATGCTGTTACTACTAATAAAATTCCTAATTATAATATTTCAACAACAAAATTAGCAAATAATTGTATTACAAATGCAAAATTAGATATTAGTTGTGTTAATACTAGCAACATTCAAACAAGTGCAATTACAACAGTAAAAATAAATGATTCTGCTGTTACAATAAATAAATTAGATAACCCTACATCAACAAAATTGAATTTTATTACCGTTACAGGTAATGCCAATTTAGATCAAATAAATGTAAATAAAACAGATTGTTCAAATAATGCTGCTGCCATTTCAGCAATTACAACCGGTGCTCCTGCTTTATTAAACACATTAAACGAATTAGCTGGTGCTCTTGGAGACGATGCTAATTTCTCTACCACAGTAACTACAGCTTTGTCTAATAGAGTACAAACAAGTGGTGATGAAACGATTGCAGGTATAAAAACATTCAGTAGCATAATAACTGGTAATATTAGTGGAAATTCTGGAACAACCACAAAATTTAATAGTCAAAGAAAAATTAATGATAAAATTTATGATGGAACAAGTGATATTACTGTTAACTTTTCTGATTTAAACGATGTTACAGCAGGTGCTAGCGCTTTAGGTAGTGGAGAAATAATCACTACTACAGAAAGATCTAATTTTACTGATGTTTCAAATAATGCGGTTAGACTATCGGGAACACAAACTGTTACAGGTGCTACTACATTTAATAATTTAATAGTGAATACTTTTTCTGCTACTACATTCGATGGTGATTTAAGTGGAAATATAGTAAGTGATACTGCGATAACTGGATATGTAGATATTAGTGGAAATGTAGATATTAGCGGTGTTCTTGATGTAAGTGGAAATATTAAAACAGAAGCTGCTTTTATTGGTTCATTAACAGGAAATGCGGATACTGTAACAAATGGTGTATATAATACAGGTGTTCAAACATTAGACGGGACATATACTTTCAGCAACGCTATTGTCGGTGATTTAACTGGGAATGTTACAGGCAATTTAACAGGAAATGCGGATACTGTAACGAATGGTGTATATAATACAGGTGTTCAAACATTAAACGGAACATATACTTTCGTTGAAAACGTAATTTGTAGTGGAAATGTTACGGGGAATGTTACAGGCAATTTAACAGGAAATGCGGATACTGTAACGAATGGTGTATATAATACAGGTGTTCAAACATTAGGTGGAAATTATACTTTCAGTAATTTAATAGCGGGTAATATTGATGGCAATTGTGATGGTAATGCTGCTACAGTAACGAATGGTGTATATAATACGGGTGTTCAAACATTAGGCGGGACATATACTTTCAGCAACGCTATTGTTGGTGATTTAACCGGCAATGTTACAGGCAATATAACAGGTAATTGCGATGGGACGGCAAATAAAATCAAAAATGATACAGTAGATAATAACGCAACATCAGGAACGATAGGTGCTTTGGGGGAAATAAGATTTGATTCAAGTTATATGTATATATGCACATTAGCGGGAAGAGGCAATTGGAAAAGAGTTTCGCTAAGCACATTTTAATAATTTAGAAATATTAATTATTTATTATATTAATAATTAATATATGTCTATGTATTCATCAAAACACGAGAAAGATAGAATAGGATCTTTGGACGGTAAAATATTAAGTACAGATATTGCGGATTTCCCCGGAAAAACCATATTAAAACATAATGATATTGTTCAATGGGATATTTATAAACAAACATGGGTAACTGGTCAATTAACATCCTACCCGCAAATTTTTGCGAATGAACAGGCCATTATAGATTTATCAAATAATACAACTACAGCTATTACTGCTGCCATTAATAATGTTGTTGGAGATGCACCGGCCGCATTAGATACCTTAAAAGAAATTGCTGATATTGTTGGAGATACAGGTAATATATCTGGATCACTTGTCACAAAACTTGGAGCCCATGATGTTAGTTTTAATGCTTTAATTACACTAACTAATAAACATGATATTTCTAATAACGCATTTCAAACATTAATAACTAATAATGCAAATGCAATCAATAATAATATTTCTACAATAGCTAGTAATCATACAACAGTTAGTAATAGTGTTACGAGTTTATCAACACAACAAAACACAAATAATACAACATTAACAACACATACCACACAAATATCAAATTTAACTACAGATGTTAGTGCAAATACAGCACAAAGAACATCAAATACATCTGATATATCATCAAACGCAGCACAAATAAATACAAATCTTCAAGATATATCATCGAATGATGCCGATATTGCTCGTATTGATGCTAGTTTAAATAAAATAACTGTCGATATTAGTTCAAACAAAACAGATATTAATACGAACACACAAAATATTATTTCAAATGATAATGATATTGCTTCACATACAACAACATTAACTACACACGCTACTAATATAGCAACAAATGTTACAAACATTAATACAAATGCTGGTAATATCACCTCTAATGACACCGATATAGCAGCACATAATACCCGCATAACAAATGCGGAAACAAGCATAACAACACACACGAATACCTTATCATCAAATGGTAATTTATTAAATTCACATGCTTCGTCGATTACTATATTAAATAATTGGAAAACAATTACGGATGCTAGTGTTAATATTTTAGATGTTAGTATGGCAAATGTAGATAATATTATAGGGCCACGTTCTGTAAGTAATTTGAGTAAAATCAATACAAATATTACAAATATTAATGATATTTCAAATAATGTAGCTACAAACACAACAAATATAACGTCAAATACAAACGCTATTAATACTGAAAAAGGCAGAATGGATACACTTTTAAATGGTGCTCCAGCTGCATTAGATACCTTAAAAGAATTAAGTGATGCGTTAGGAGATCCAAACGGTATTGGTTCATCTGTTATTACAAAAATAGGGATTTTAGATGTTAGTATGGCTCTTGTAACTACAAAAATTGATGGTAATATGACAAATTCGATTAATAATAATGCTTCTAATATTACAACAAATGCTAATGCGATAGCAACAAAACAAGCAATTATTAATAATGGTGATTTAGATTTTGCGAAAGTGTCGGGATTAAATACAGCATTAAATGGAAAACAAGCATTAATTACAACAGGTGGTTTAGCTCAAGACAAAGTTAGTGGTCTTGTTATAGCATTAAATGGAAAACAGAATGTGATAGCTGATAATGGATTAGCAGTAAGTAAAGTTACTAATTTACAGTCGTTATTAAATTCTAAACAAGGTCTAATTAGTGATAATGGTTTACCACAAACAAAAGTGTTTGGTTTAGTAAGTTCTTTGGCAGGAAAACATCCATTTATAAACGATAATGATCTTACTATATCTCAAACATCTGGTTTACAAGCAGTATTAAATAGCAAACAAGATACTGTTGTTGATAATTCTTTACAAATTTCACATGTTTATAATTTGCAGAACCAATTAAATATTTTACAACCAACGTTAATAGCAGGACAAAATGTCACGATTGATAGTAATAATATAATAGCGGCTGAATTTAAGGATGTAAAAATAAATGATATTTCCGATTGCGTATCCAATATAAGCGATTTTACAAATAGTATGTTAATAGGTACAACAGAACACGGCACATTATCAAATGCTATAAATAATATAGGAATTGGTTTGAATAGTTTGAGAGCGATGACAAGTGGTCAAAATAATATAGCTATTGGAAAAGATGCCTTATCTAGTGATAATTCTGGTAGTACAAATGTTGCCGTGGGAACAAAAACATTAGAAAATAATACAACGGGACAAGGTAATGTTTCAATTGGTAATCAATCGGGAACGATTAATACAACAGGTCAAAATAATACATTTGTGGGTAAATATAGTGATGCCACGACAACTTATAATAATTTATCAAATGCCACAGCGATTGGATATAATGCGAAAGTAAACGCTAATAATACAATAAAATTAGGAAATAATGCCATTACTCATGTGAAATGTGTTGGAAAACTAACGTTAGGTACTAATGATGATATAACATATACAAATACTACAGGAACAAACAGACAATTTTTACAAAGTGATGGTGCTGGAAATACAAGTTGGTCAGATATATCTAATGTTGATATAAGTAAATCACAAATCGATTACACGACAGCATACGAACAAGTTACATACCAAGGGACAGATTCGGGTAATGCCAATTATATAGAATCTAGCAATAATACTAATGTCATTATAGCTTTGAATGATATGTCAGCAGCTTTGGCAACTTTAGCAACCGCAGTTCAAAAATTAAATGATAAATATGTAATTAATTAATATTTTAATAAATAATATTAATTATGAATAATTAATTATATTTATAATTAATATAGAATGGCATTTACACGATATAATTATGACGATTTAAGAACAAAGAAAATATTACAAGAATCAACCGGTTTATGTAGATATCAATTGAATGTTCCCGGACCACATAAGAGTACTTGTTTCATGGAAGACCCACAAATAAGATTACAAGGATTTGCTGGTAATAATAGAAGTGTTTACAACGGCCATCCGATAGATATTGATAGTGATTTAACAGGAAGAACGCGCCAATTAAAAAAATATTGTACACCACATGAATTCCCTAATAAAGGTGTTGTGAAATCTACACCAATTCATTATAATTCTTGTAACGCACCTATTACAGATCAAAGTCGTGCAACACATCCAGCTAGAACATACCGGTCTCTACCTAATAAACCTATTGATATTCCTTTATTGAATCATCAAGAAAACACTTGTTTCCATTTCCAAAATAATTTAAATACAAGACTTTTAGAAAGAGATAATTATATTCCGAAATTACCTTGTTTAGATAAATAAATAATTATGTATTAAATAATTATTTATATTAGACATATATATACAAATGGAAGTAGGTATAGTATTAGTTGGTTTAGGTGCTATGTATATTTTATCAAATCAAGGTCAACAAAAAATTAATTCGGATATAAAACACTATAAAAGAAAAGAAGGTTTTGGTAATCATAGAAGCAACCTAGCAAATCCTTCTCTTAACAATTATCCTGTTGAAGAAAAAGGAAGTGTTAAAAGAAGTACATTATATTATTCTGGTGCAAATAACAACACAGAAAAGCCTCAAACAAATATGGATATTGGTTCTAATATATCACAACAAGGACAAGTTGGCAAATTCAAATCCTTAACAGGTGAAAGTGTAAGGCCAGGAGACATAAAACATAACAATATGCAACCTTTTTTTGGTTCTTCAATAACACAATCAACGAAAGGATATGAAGGTTTATTGGATAATTACACGGGTGCAGGTAGTCAAAATATAGAGAAAAAGGCGCAAGCTCCTATGTTTAAACCTCAAAAAGATATGCAATGGCAAAACGGAATGCCTAGCACGACAGAATATATGCAAGAAAGAATGAGAAATGTTGTTACAAGTAAAATGAACAACGCAAAACCGTGGGACTCAATACAAGTTGGTCCAGGTTTAAATAAAGTTAATGGTAAAAAGGGTTCTGGTGGTTTTAACTCAGCTTTAGAAGCAAGAGACCGTTGGCAACCAAAAACGGTTGATCAATTAAGAACCAAAAATAATCCAAAAATGTCTTATAAAGGGCAAGTTTTAGGAGCAAAAGGAATTGGAGAAAGAGCCAATATTGGTGATATGGAAAAGAATCGTCCAGACACTTTTTATATTCAAAGTGCTGACAGATGGCTTACCACTACTGGTGCTGGTGGTGAAAAACAAACATCGCAAGCTGAACAAATTTTAAGAGATGTTAATAGAATCAATCAATTAAAAGAACATTTTGGCGGTGGTGCTAACGAAGGACAAGCTACATATCAACCGGGACATAGACAGCCGTCTACCCGACCGCAATTGGACGCACCAATTAAACATATTAGTAACGCTACAGTTAAAAACGGATGGGCAGCATCCTCTGATAGTGATTATGGTAAAAGTGGTTATAATTCATTAGCTAACGCACGTTCATTAACAGGTAATAATGAACGCATGGGTAATGCTTTCCACGCAACACTAACAGCTTTAGCAGCACCAATTACTGATGTTTTAAGACCTACCCGAAAACAAAATGTTGTTGGTAATGCAAGAGGCGCTGGAAATGCAAAATCTGGTGTTACAGAGAAAAATGTTATATGGAATCCTAACGATAGACTAAAAACAACAATTAAAGAACAAACCGAAAACACACATAGTAATAAACCGGGTGGTTGGGCGATCGATGCTGGTCACACGACAAACCCACATCAACCTGTTTATGGGCAAAGAGATACAACCACTTGTCCATTTGTTGGTAATCCATCGGCAACGGAAAGTACCGGTGCTGGTTATCCAACATATAATAGCGCATATGGTGCTCAACAAAATTATAATAAAGAACAAATTAGTAAAGTAGATAGATACAATATTGGTAACACAAATCAATTAAATACTCATGTAAATTTGACAACTTATTCAAACAAAATGTCCGCACCAGGTGTTATGCGTCCAAATATGCCGAAATCTTCTTCAAGCATGTCCGTTATTGGCAAATATTCCAATCGTAATGTAAGAGAAACATCACAATGTGGAAGACAAAGTGGAGATTTATTAACACCATTTGCCAAAAATCCTTATACACATTCATTAACAAACGCGGTTTAATATAATATTTAGTAATTTTCTCACTATATATTATAAATATGTGGAAACGAAAAACAAAAAAAGTAGCAGAAAAAGCAGCAGAAGATATATTAAACAAAGGCAACGTAGTTGATGACATGACTCAACGCAGAAAAGAACTCTTTGACATGGCAAAAGCAGGTAGACCAGCACTTATGATTGGTAACGATTTCTTTGTTAGAGTAAATGAGAAAATTGCTGAAGATATATATGCAGCAGCTGGAGAATTGACAACCGATGACGAACCAACTAATGAACATATCCAAACAGCAGCACAATCTAAGGCAATTGACCTTAATTTAGCCGGTGGAAGGCGTCGTAAAAGTCGTAGAAAAAAGAGAAGAAAATCGCGTAGAAAATCACGTAGAAAGAAAAGAAGAAAGAGAACTAAGAGAAGAAGAAGACGTAGACGTTAAATAATAATATTTAGTAATTTTCTAACTATATATTATAATAATGGGAGAAGAAAAAATTACAAAAGAAGGAGTAATAGGAATTATTGAAAAAAATTATGATACATTAATATCCAAATTGCCAAAATTAGTGGAGGGCGACTTAAAGAAAATATGGAATGAGAAATTGGAGGAAAGGAAAATTGAAAAAAAGAATGTTATAGATTTTGTAGTAAAATTTGATGATGGTGATTTTGACAAAATATTTAATGGTAATAATAAAGGTGGTGGGAGAAAAAAAATAGGTGGTCAAGGACCGTCAGATGAACAATTAGGTCAGGTAGCTTTGTCGTTATTTTTAGGTGCTGCAATTACAGCTACTGGTTATCCGGATACATCACCATATGCTGCACTGGCTGTGATTTTTGCTTATAGTAACGCGGTTCGTGTAGTACAAAACATTTTAAGTGGTAGAGGTGGAAGAAAAAAAAGTCGTAGAAAGAAAAGAAAAAAGAGAAAAAGAACTCGTAGAAGACGTCGCTAATTAATTAACATAATTATTATTAAAAGAAATATTAATAATAATACTCATATGTCTTTAAACATACATAAGAATATCATAAAAAAATTAGACTTCTTTGTAGAAAGTAAAAAAATACCACACATCATATTTTTTGGTCCTTCTGGTAGTGGAAAAAGATATATTTTAAACTATCTGATTAATAAAATTTATAGTAAAGATAAGTCTATGATCAAAGAATATTGTATGTTTGTAAACTGCGCACACGGTAAAGGAATAAGATTTATAAGAGATGAATTAAAATTTTTTGCGAAATCAAATATTCAAAATAAAAATGGTTCTATTTTTAAAAGTATCATATTATTTAATGCTGGTAATTTAACAACAGACGCTCAATCAGCACTTAGAAGGTGTATTGAAAAATTTAGTCATACGACAAGATTTTTTATCGTAGTTCAAAATACAGATTCGGTTTTAAAACCTATTATTTCACGTTTTTGTAATATTCATATACCCCATCCTATTATTAATAATAATATTATTAATTTACACCAATTTAACCAGCAAAATATAAAAGATACAATATTTTTAAAAGATAGAAATAAATATTTAAAAGATATTATAATCAAAAAATCTAATTATAAAACTATAAAAAAATGCGAATCTTTAGCATTAACATTATATGAAAAGGGATATTCAGCAATTGAAATAATTAATATAATTGAAACGCTTCCAATAAATAACGAAATAAAGTATAATTTATTAATTTATTTTGATAAAATACGAAAAGAATTTAGAAATGAGAAAACTTTATTGACAATAATATTATTTTTTCTTTCTATGCGGAAAAAAATTGAATTAGATAATATTTTATCAATTTAAATGGACGACTATGATGTAAACATGTTATCCGAAGCTAAAAATGAATATTGTGTTAGACTTGTTAATATTTTATCACCTCTTGTTATTCAAGGGTTATCTTCTATTTTCGACGAAGCTGTAGTATTATGTGATGATAATGATGAAAGTGATAAATACTTAATGACATTCCAAAATTTTTTAACCAGAGTTCCAAAATGGAATTCAGCATTAATTGATGAAGAAACAAAACGCATTAAAACGGAAAGTGCTTGTTCATATTTAGATGATTTAATAACTTGTGTACATATTTCTCATTTAAAATTATTAACCAGCATTCGTGTATCGCAAAAACAGAAAAAAATTGATATAGATATTCCCAAGTTAGACCGATTTATACATAAAGTATATATCGCATATGCTAGAAAGATATATCAAAATGTTTATTTATTTGAAAAAGATATTATGCCTTTACAAAAACAAAAAAATATGAGAGAAGCTGAAATATTGTGTCATCAAAGTATTTTAAATGTTATTCGCGATAGTGTTCCTGTAGAAAAAATTTTACGCGCTTATATAGATGAGACTGTTGATGAAGAAGTGATCGAAGAAATTATAGAAAAAAATATGCCAAAAGAAGAAGCGGATAAACTTGAAGAAGAAGTTGCTGAAAGAGAAGGAAAAAGAGAAGAAGAAGATAAAGAAAAAGAAATTACAGCTGAACCATCAAAAGAATTATTAGCAGAAGAAGAGAACAAAGAAAATGTCAAAGAAAAAAAAGAAGAATTTCAAGATTCTTTAAAAATGTTAACTGAAAAATTAGAAGTTATTAATAAACCTTCTGTTAAACCATTTTCTATGAAATTCAATATACCCACAACAGAAAAAAAACCAAGAATAGGATTTAATAATAATGATTCTGTATTAGATATGGGAACTAATAAAGAATCTATTATTGAAGCACCGAAAACTATCAAACGACTTGAAGAAGTCGCGAAAATAGCTAATGAAAAAAGAAAAGCTGAAGAAGAAGGATATGGCGACGATGATGATGATGGACCATTAAAAATATCAGGTGATTCAATAAAACTAGATTTTTCAGATGTACATGATTTAGATAAAACGAAAACATTAGAACCAGCTATTAAATTAGATATTGAAACATTAATATAATTGCGTTAAATTATTTTAAAAAAGTTCATAAAATAATTTATATTATGTCTGCACTATTAATGTCTGGATTCGTTGTTGCAATAATGTATGTTATTTTTCGTTTCATAGAAATGCGATTTATATTAAAAGAAAATAAACCTTTGAAAGTTTTATTTAGAGATACTATTATTGTATATTTAAGTACAGTATCTGGTTTATTTGTTTTAGATCAATTTGCCACTAGTATTGGTAAATCAGCACCAAAAGTATTTACCGATATTCCTAATTTTTAAGAATACCATTTATAATTTACAATTGCCTCCTCGACATTATCAAACATAAAATATTTTTCTAATGATTTATCTGGTATCCCATAATTGTTAGAATTGTATCTTTTTACATCATAATCTTCTCCAGGGGTATCAAAATATAAACTATGTAATGGTAACTTGGTTATATATAATAATGGACCATCTATAATTTGTTGGTCGTAAGAACCTTTTAATCTTAGTGGTTTATCACAACCATTCCCATCTATTATAATACTTCTTAATATGGGAATTTTATCTATCATATCATTCATCATCACTATAGTAATTCCTCTATCTATAAACATAATTATAGTATGAACATAACCAATTACAAAAGGCTTGGGACACGTATAAAAAGGACGTTTATAACATACACCATCCCCCATAAACATATTTTGTGTCCCCATTAAACGTTCTATATATTTATCCAATTGGAGTTGTGAAGGCAATAAGTCCTCATCAACTCTATAATCTTTAATTTTATCATATAAGTTTTGAATATCTTCATATTTACTCGTCATTTTAATTGAATTAAAAAAGTTATATTTAATTCAATTTTATTATTGATTACTTGGTTTATCTTCTTGTGGATTACATTTTATATATTCCTCCTCAGTAATATATTCTAAATGTATAGAGTCTCCTTTAATATCTGCTTTATAATAACCTGGTTCTACATTAAATACCCAACCCATTGATTGACATAAAAGCATATAATGTGTTTGTCCATTATCGTGCATATTATACGAACGACCATATCTCTTTAATATAAATTGTCTCTCCGTATTGTTTGTTGCTGGGACGATTATAAAATCGTTATGATTTTCGGCATTTATTATTGAAATTGGCATGTTTAATAATAACACTAACCATGGTAATATTATTTCAATTTTATAAGGCTAATTAATTTATAAAATTGATTTAAATAATCCATGTTAATTTTATTTAAATGCCTTACGAAATTTATAATAAAGAAACCTTGGAAGATGCTGGAAAATCAGTTGGAAAATTTATTTCCACATTACATACAAACCATAATGTATTCTGGTTAACATTAGCAGAAAATACACACCCCCAGGTATTTAATAGAATAATTACTGTTATCACCATATGTATGGCGTGTATTGCAAACCATATTTATTATAGTTTATGGACGTTGCTATTTGGAAATATAATACCCCTTAATGGATTATTTGGGTTCATAAATTTATTAATGTTTGTTATAACAGGTTATATAATAGGTTTTGAAGGCGGGTTTTATTATGCAAAATCTATAGATAAAATAGTGAATACAAGAGAACTTATAGACGATTTACCAAAAATATTGAAAGAATTTACCTATGAAGTTAAAAATATTCCAAAACCAATTAAAAAAAGATCAAAAAGTAATAATGAATTGGACAAAAAAAGTTTATAAATATCCAATAGAATCTACCATATTAACCCTTTTTTCATGTCTTCCACCATCAAATTCTGTATTAATAAAAGCTGTAATTAAAGGAATTACCATATCGACTGAAGTATTTCTTGCACCTAAGGCAACGATATTTGCGTTATTATGTTTACGCGCCATATTAACAGTTGTATAATTATTACATAAAGCACACCTTATACCTTTTATTTTATTGGCAGCTATACTCATCCCTATACCTGTCCCACATAATAATACACCAAAAGAACCTTCCTCAGCTCTTACATTTCTTCCAACTCTAAAAGCAAATTCAGGATAATCACAACTTTCAACAGAATAACATCCCAAATCCTTAATTTCAAAATCAAAATCCTCTCTATTTAATCGTTCTATAATTTTTTTTTTCATTATAAATCCAGCATGATCGCTACCAAAATATATGGTTGGCATTTATAATATAAATAGTTGTATCTTTTTATATTATAATTTACCTACGTCTAGTTTTACGTTTTTTTCTCCTTCTTCGTTTTTTCTTTGTACGTTTTTTCTTTTTCCTTCTTCTTCTTTTCTTCTTTCTTCTTGTTCTTCTTCCACCTTTTAACGATTCTACCATTTTAAGCATTCTGACTTGTTTTTCCCAATTGGCTTGTTTGTGTTCCATAGTTTTATTTGTTAAATTTTTTAAAAATAACTCTTTTTCTTTTATCAAAAAATCTTTACGAATTACACGCATATTATACTTACTATAAAAGGTTTCATCAACAGGAGGTATAATTCCTTTTTCTTTTAAAGCATCATTTATAAAATCTTTATCACTCCAAAATCCTATATCACAATAAGCTACAATCGTTTCTCCGTAAAAGTTTCCATCAGAACCGTATCCAGGTCCCACTAAAGTAATTTTAAATACTCCTTCTCTTTTATTTTGATCAGATTCCTCCAATCCAGTTGACCATTTTGTTAATATTTCTTTATAATCATTACCATTACCATTTATAGAATTAAGTAATTTATCTTTATTATCATTAATATAATTTTCTACTCGTTTTTTTATCGAATCTATATTCACATTTTCTTTTGGGTAAATTTTATAATCTATATCAGTAGTTTCATACACACCTTTCGTATATAAATATGTAGCAAATCCTCCACCATATCTACCTTGAAATTGTTCTATATTTTCTTCTTCCATTTCTTGAAGAAAATTTATAATCGCACTCCATATCTTTATTTTATATGGATTTTTATTTTCATGTTTTATTAAAAATTGTTGAATTGGACTACATTTTTTATTATTGCATTTAACATCTTGTTTAATCTTAATTTCTTTCACCTCTTTTGAAGGGGGTTTACAATCAGTATTTTTTTTCATTATTACAGGTTTTTCAGTTAATTGCTTTTTTTTCAATTCTTCTTCTTTTATTAATTCTTTTTCAACTTCATCAGCTGTCCTCAATCTTATATCTGCCCCATGTCTTCTAAAATTATCTGGAGATATATTTTTTAAAGGAATTTTTATACTAGCTGTATAATAACTATATGATTCTTCGCCAAATCTCAAGATCGCCACGACCGGGTTTCTACGTAAAGTTATCAATCCCATAGTGTCCCCATATTCTTTAGTCTGTTTGGGCATTTCTATATAAGGATAATAACCAGCCCTATACACTAATTCTGTCCAATCAAAAGGTATTATAGACGGCAAATATGAACTATAATATACATCATCTAAATTATCTGGTAAATATCCGCTATATTTTATACCATTTAATATAGCAATTTGGTCTTCAAGAAATCCAACGCTAATTAATATTTTATTACCTAGTTGATCTCCTTTTTTTTTGTATCCCTTTTTCATTAAATTTTCATTGTATTCTATTCTCCTTTTTGTTCGCGCAATATAATTTTTCAATTTACTCTTGACTTGATCTAATCTTTTTTTTTCCATTTCAATTCCCATCCCTTTTTCATTTAAGATTTTAATACTTTGTTTAATAGCATCCCTCAATTCGTTTTTCTTTTCTTCAATATTTGCTTTCATTTTTTCTATCTCTTGTTTAACTGTTAAATTTTCTTGAAACCGTAATGTACAGACATTTAAAGAACAATTATTCATAGATTGTGTATGAGCAATTGCGCTCATTTTCCAGTCTCCATTTAATTGTGGATACATCTCTTTAATTGCGTTCTTAATATGTTTAACATCTTTTTTAGTAAATTTAAATTTCCCATTACGTAATTTATTTAAACCACGTTGAGCTTTATCTACATATTTAGAATAATTCGTATCATTGTACCAAACAGATAAAATAGGTAAAGATATTTTCACATTATAATAATTTTGATTTGCGGGCTTTTCAAATTCTACAATTTTAAATAATTCATCGGCCTTCCAACTTTTTTTTAATTGTTCCTCAGCAATTTGTTGATATACTATATTTGTAAATTTTCTTTGTATATCGTCTAACTCCATTGTTTTTAAACGACGCAATTCATTCATAAATAAACCTACTTTGTCTGGAAAATTACTATTAACAAAAGTCGCCATTAATATATATTGTGATAAAAATATATTAATCCATCGCAAACATTGTATTATAATATTGCTTAACTTTATTACTCACCTTATGACTTATATCCGATATCGTTTCCATATAAGAAGGATTAGATGAATTTTCAACTATATTACTTATTTGTAAAGAACATTCTTCATCAAATTCACCTGGAATTAATTTATCTATAACATAATTCTTTATTAACTTATTATTATTGTAATATGGATGTATGGGAGGTTCTATAAATGACAAATAAGACAATAATATATACCATAATCCACTTCTTTTCCTTATCTTCTTATATATTCCTCCGCAAATTTTCTTAAATTTTATAAAATTTGCCGAACCTTTACCACCCAATGCTTCCAACATATCATTCGTTATTTTCATTTCAACATCAACGTGTTTTGGGTCTTCTCCAAGTAAATAAGAAAAATCTATATGAATCAAATCTCCCCATTTATTAATTAAAATATTCTCAGTATGTCTATCGCCTACACCTAATATATAACATAAAACGCAACTACTTACACAGCTTTTTATAAATGTTTCTCGCATTTTATTAATAGTTTCAGATGGGTTCAAATCCATTATGTAATTTAATAATGTCGTATTTCTTACATCCATCACATCATATAAAGTAATAGTATCATCTAATATTTCAATCCAACCATAATTATATCTATAAGGTAAAACATTATATGTATTAACTATTAATTCATTACCACATATCTTTTTTAACCATTTTGAAACATACATTGTTAATTTGTCTTTCCTTAAATCTTCATTCTTTACTAATATATATCTCTTCGTTTTACCATGATACTTATGTGTTTCTGTAATTAATGGTACTATCCAAGGTTTCGATGTTGAATTTAAATTTTTTATTCCAATTAATTCAATATTGCAACATAATCTTTCGGGATTCCAAGGCATTCTTACTTTACCATTTTGCTTAAACCAATTATGGACTAATTCACACCTTTCACTACTGTTTTTTGTAATTAACAATTCTACAAATTTTATAAATTCATCGGTTTTTCTAATATCCGCAATCCAATCGTTGGGAACTAGTGTTAATATTTTTTCCATCATTAATTTCAAATTTTCATTTGTATCAAAACTGTTTAAATAATACTTGGTTTCAAAATAAAATGAATAAAACATAGTCATATCCATAGTACATTTATAAGCCAAGTCCATACCAAAATGATAATTTTTCTTTGACAATTCTACTAACCACGGCATTAATAAATTATCTTGTAATTTTGATGTTAATTTTTCCACTAAATATTTCTCTACACACACATGTTTAATTAAATCTGTATTGAATCCAAGTTCTAATACATTTTCCGATGTACAATGATTTTTACACGCACTTTTACATAATAATTGGCGACAGGTATATTTTTTCTTTGTAGGATCTTTATAATACTTTATTAATCTATCTATTTCTTTTTTACTTTTATCGTTATTTGAAGTAATACATTTCACGATAAGTGTATAATGTTCTTTAAATTCATATCTATGATTCCATAATAATGTTTTCTCTATTTTTGATATTTTTTGACAGGATATTTTATATTGAATATTACGATAGACGCTAATTATATAATTTATAATTTTACACCATTTTTTACTAACCGTTCTTAAGTAGACTAAATTAGAAATCTTAATGGGTAAATTCAAAAATATATGAATTTCCTTTTCATATTTATGTGTAACATTAACCGAATCATTACAAGACTTACAAACTCGTAACATATTTTTATCTTCCATATATTGTGTAAAATCTAAATAGGATTTTTCTGGAGGAGTTGGTTGTGTTATATATTCGTTTTTCTTACAATACCATTTTGAACAATCATAACAAAATATTCTACCGCAACTTCGACAATGATGTTTTCTTATTAGATAACCAAATTCCGAACCACATTCAAAACAAGTATTTACTTTCTTATTTGGAACCCAAACTGAGGGTTTTCTCGCTGGTATATTTATAGGATTACTGTTACTTCTTTTTCTATCAATATATATAGAAATCGCACCATCCATTAATAATATATATAATTATTTTTTTTTAATATATTTACAAAGATGTAGATATATTAATATTTATTTTTACGTGTCCTTTTCTTTCGGCGCTTTCCTCCTGTATTAAATCTTACTGTTCTTCTTCCTGTTACGGGATATATGTCATAATTTGTTTCAACGTGTACATCATCATTTTCATCTAACGTATTTATCATCTGATGTGGATTTATATCATTTTCGAGGTCTATAAGTTTCATTTTTTTTTTCTCTATTTCGCCCCGTCTTTTCATATAATTATCAAAGGTCATCCATTCATATACTCCTTCTTCCTGTCCATCTTTTATAAAAATCATATATTCTTGTTGTCTTAACATTTCTCCATCAATACCGACCAATTCATCTTTTTCATGTTTTACAAGATAACCTTCTTTGTCGTAATACGAACCGCCTCTTTTTTTACGCGTCTTTTTCTTTCTACCTGTTCCAGATTGTGGATTATCAATTAGAGTAAACCATAGTCTAAAATTACGATAAGACACAATCATCCACGATCCGGGTATGTTCCATTCTTCCACAAGAATGTTATCTGTCCCCCCCATGTCGGTATTGGATACTTCCCATATTGTTTCATCGTTTCGTTTAAAAAATGTTCCTATTTGCGGGGGCATATCACCTGTATAACCGCCTCCTCTTTGTTTCCGCTTTTTTTTCTTACGCGTGTTTCTACCACTCGTATTAACTACCTCAAATATCATTTCCTTTCTTTTTTTCCAATTCTTTTTCCAACTACCATACTCAACATCATCCTCATATATTTTTTTGACTCTTAAACCTTTCATTTTATTTGTTCTCTTACTATTCGATAAAATAACTATGTTATTTTTTGAAGGTTCTAACCATTTTTTTATAGTATTCCACAATTTCTTCTCCTTTTCTTTATCCCATATTTTCTTTGCTCTAAAAGCTGTAGCAACATAAGGAGGATCACAATATATAATAGTATCTTTATAATCTAAATCAAATACACTTTTTTCTTTGTACACAAACTTAGAACTTTTAAAATATGGTTGCAATCCTTTCAAATATTTCTTTTTTCTTTTTAACATAATCTCAGTCCAATCTGTTACACTATGCGTTTTAACAGAGTGTTTATTAGCACAAGGTTTTGAACCACCCAAATATTGACCACCAAATCCCAATGTATAACCTACAAATGATTTTTGAGCAGAGGGTTTTTTATTTTTCTTATAACTTTCCCATTTTTTTTGAGTAATCGCACCTGTTTTTGGTAACCAACCTTTCTTTAATGCTTTAAATAATACAGTTATAGTTGGATTTACATCGCTAAAAATATATTTCTTAAATACTTTATTTTTATCATCTTGCATAACTTGAATTCCTACGCGCGCCATTCCACTAAAAGGTTCCGCATAATTTTTTATAGATGGATTCTCATTTGCTTTCTTATAAACCATTTTTGATATTGTTTTCGCCAATTTTGATTTTCCGGCATGATAAGGTAAAGGCATTATTACATTATCATGTTATTTAAAAAATTCTATATTAATTAACAAAATATTTATCGAAAATTTTCATATTTCACCTTTTTACTTTGTCTTGTATTATCATATTCTTCGCTTGTCTTTTTAGCAGGAACAACCAAATACACATCACCAGAGTTAGCATCCTCCAAATAGGCAGGCATAAAATTTTTCTGTACATTTAAGTTCTTAAAATTTCCAGTCCCCCAATGTGCCGTAAAATCAAATGTGTTACTTTTATTTTTTATTAATACATTCTTAATGATTCTGTTCCTCTCCACGTTCGGATTAGTATCCTCTCCAAAATTATCACTGTCTTTTTTTTTTTTAATTAAAAAATACAGACGGTCCTCGTCCTGTCTAATGCTATCATTCAAACCATAGGGAACAGGAATCCAGTTTAATACTCTCTTACCACCTCTCATTTTGCGGCTTTTCTTAGTTCTTTTTTTTCGGTTTTTCTTTGTACTACTCTTCCTTTTCTTCTTTAAAATTCTTTTACAATATTGTTTTTGAGAAAACCCTTTTGGTCTTTTACAATTAATCTTTCTTTTATATTTCAATGACCATTTACCACCTTCTTGTTGATTGATATTACTTTCATAAAGTTTGAAGCCTTCAATCATGGTTGTTGCTATTTCTATTTCTTGAGGAGTAGCTCTTGGTGTATTTTTCTTGATCCATTGTGGATTACTTTTACCCTCTTTCAAGTCTACCCATCTAACCTTTATATTATTACCTTTTTCTCCTATTACTTCGGCTTTCCAAAAAAAAGGTATTTTATCACCATTATCATTAATAATTGGCCAATTAATATATATTATCTCACCACCACCTTCTTGTTCTTGTATAGTTGCTAATCTTTTTCCCTTTTTACTTCTTTTAATAAGTGTCTTATATTGTGAGGAGGATAATTCTTTATCTGGAAATTGTCCTTTATGCCAATCTAAATGAACTTGGGTATCTGGAGCAATTTTACTTTTTTGAGCCAAAGGATGTGGGTCATATGGACTTAAAGCAGCTGTTAATATACTTGTTGCTAATAAAAAATCTCTTGCTGATGCTAATGGTCTTCCCTTAGACATATTACGTTTACTTCTCTTCAATAATGAAATACCGTGCGAAGAAGCAATCATAGGAGTTTTTCTAGATACTCTTTTACTCATTTCTTTTGATAGTTCAATTTCTTGTTTTAATTTTTTGCTTTGTTTTCTGCTTTGACGAGATTTTGTTTTCCTTCTTGATTTTGATGCTCTGGATTTTACTTTTTGAGACTTTCTTGATTGTTTTGACTTTCTTGACTTTCTTGATTTTTTAGAACCGCCTCCAAAACCAAATCCCTTCAACGCATTCAACAAGGAGGCTGCTTTTTGCTGTCGATCTTTTATTTCTGGAAGATGATAAAGCTTTGCTAAATTTTTAGCAGCTCCACAAGTATTAGAGGCTTCTCTTTCTCCCTTTTTATCTTCTTCGTGGAGAATGTCATAGCAATCTTTAACCCATTTATCCCATTGATTTTTAGTAAAATTAATAACTTTTTTATCATATAAACTCTCCATGTGTTTTTTCCAGTTTTTACTCATAATATATTAAAGTTAGATTTAATATATTACCAACCACTATTTTTCTTTACATTAATGCGAGGTCCTTTTTTACTATTAAACGCGTTAGGGTCGTATCCCTCATCTTCATCATCTGACCCCAAATCCTTAGATAATTCCCAAAATTCCTTAGAACCTAATCTAAAGTCATTATGTGCGGATGCTTTATACCAAAATATTTGGTCTTCTAATTTATTAGACTTAGAGTTATTCGATATAACTAAACATTCATAATTTTCAGTACATTGATCCATTACTTGACAAAAACTTTCAAATGTTGAAAACATACCAGCATAATTTTCATAAATACGCTTTCTATTAGTCAAATAAGGTTCACGTAAAATAAAAGTATAATCTATATTTGTTCTTAAATTTGGTGGAACACCAAGAGGATATTGCATAGTAATAACGAGCATAATTTTCCAATGTCTACCGTTCATGAAAAGAAGTCTCATAACTTTCTCACGTGCCCAACCATTATCATATAGACAATCATCTAAAATAACAAAAGCTCTAGCATCAATATTACTTCTACCGTATGCTTCAGTTTCTTTTTTTACTTGTTTTAAAACCATTTTCTGTCTTTTCAATATATTTTCAACAATAGCTGAATTATATTCATCATGAATAAATAATTTTGGAACTAATTTACCATAAAATCCATTACCTGCTTCTGTTCCAGAGATGACAGTTCCTATAGGAATATCTTGATGGAAATATAATAAATCTCTTACTAAAAAACTCTTACCTGTATCACGACGACCTATAAGGACAATTACCGGTCCCGATGCTGCATTAGGATCAAATTTTATATTTTTCATATCGAATTTTTTTAATTCTAAATTCATTATTATTATATTTGAAATTAAATTATTATTTTTAACATAAAACTTTGGGTTAAAAACAAAAAAAAAGAATACCATATAAATAATAAATATGTTTAACATATCTTACAAAAAAAATGACAATAATGAATTATTTAGTAAAATAGAAAGTAAATATGGTTTTAGTAAAATTCAAAATTATATACCTATTTATCAAAAATTCTTTTCACTTAACGACAATACATATAATAATATTAATTTAAATCACAGATATAGTATTCAAAATATCAAAGAAAAAAAAGGGAATAATGTTTATATTCTTGAATTAAATGATGAAAAACAAAAAACGACAAAAACTTCATTCTTTAAATTTAGTCCTTTAATGGATCCTGTAAAATATATGGTTGGAAAATATGATAATGTAACAAAAGAAATGAGAACAACACTTCCTAAACTAAATGAAAATATTAGTATGAACAAAATATTAGATGTTAATAATTCGGCATACGTAGACAGTTTTTTTTCATATTTAACTAGTATAGCATATCATCATCATAAATTTCCAAATGGATTGGATTTTTATGGTTCCTTTCTTGGGATTCAAAAATCACATTTTTTTAATATAAGCGATGATTTGGAATATTTATACGATTCGGATTATTTCCATAAATGGAATGGCGAATTGTTTAAAACAGATGATATAAATGAAGAATTATTATCCGACGCCTCAAGAACACATAGAAAGAAATTATCATTAAAGGGGACAAACATTAAATTAGAAGTCAATTCTATAGATGATAATATGTTTGGTGATGTTTTTAAGTTGACAGAAAAAAATCTAGAAATACATAATTCAAAAATAATCGAAGAAGTATTAGATGTGAGTAATAATGGAAGAAGTAGAAAAGAAACTGAATCTGCTTGTTCATCACGTTCATCAAACACGTCAAATGATTCAGATTATGAAGAAGAAAGTGATATATCAGAAAATTCATTAGAAAGTTGTTCCAATAGTGATATTTCAGAATATTCGAGTTCCAATAAAGATGATGAATATGTAAAAGGCGACGTGTATGATTTTCCTGTTCAAATAATTTGTCTTGAAAAAATGTCAAATACATTAGATTCTTTGTTAGACGACGAAGAAAACGAATTAAGTATCGATGAGTGGAAATCTTGTTTGTTTCAAGTTGCAATATCATTAATAGTTTATGAAAAAATGTATAATTTTACACATAATGATTTACATTCGAATAACATAATGTATGTTGAAACGGAAAAAAAATATTTAAATTATAGATATAAAAATAAGCTGTATAAAGTTCCAACATATGGTAAAATATATAAAATTATTGATTTTGGAAGGGCTATTTATTCACATACAGGAAAGAAATTCATGAGCGATAGTTTTCATCCAAAAGGTGATGCAAGCACACAATACAATACAGAGCCTTATTTGAATGAAAAAAAACCAAGATTAGAACCAAATTATAGTTTTGATTTGTGTAGATTAGGATGTTCATTATTTGATTATTTTTTTGATGATGTTGATGATATCGAAGAAGAAGACGACCCTATTGCTTTAACAATAGCAAGATGGTGTCAAGATGATAAAGGTAGAAATGTTTTATATAAAAAACATGGTGAGGAAAGGTATCCAGATTTTAAATTATATAAAATGATAGCTAGAACAGTTCATAATCACACCCCTGAAAATGAATTTGATAGAGAAGAAGGAAATATTTTCAATAAATTTTTAAGTTCTAAAAAGAAGATGGGAGGAAAGAAAGCAAAAATATTTAATGTAGATATTATTCCGTCATATGTATAATTATATTATTAGTATAATATATATTGTATGACAACCAATAAACAAAATAGATTTAGAAGCGCTGTTAAGAAAATAATAACCATGAAAAAGGTGATACACAAAATGGAATTCGAGGTTTTAAAGAAACATATTATGGCTAATAAGAAACGTGAACAAGCCGCCGCCGCGTGTGATTTCAAAGAGTTAAAAAAACTTGGAAAAGAAACAATAAAAATATTAGTAAGTGAATATGGTAGTTTAAAGGAAACCGTAAGAAATGTCTCAAAATCACTTTTTATAAAAATGCTTATGAATACGTGTTCTCACGCCGCTATAGTAATAAATAAAAAAAAGGATGGTGTAAATGATGATGCAGCATATCGTGTGGATTTTAGTGGTTACGAAAAAGAATCAAATCCTCCAGTTGCGGCGAGTGCTTATATAATAGATTATTCGTCCCAAGTTGGGGAGAAACTTAAATCACTATTTAAAGAGTATAGGAAAAAAAATCGATTAATTATTGGAATAAATAGTAACGCAGAAACCCAAGATGGTGCTAAGAATGCTCTTATTGTTCATTTATGTCATAAAGAAAAAGAAGAAGGTAAAAAAAAATGTGAAGAAATAACCTCCATTATTGATGGCGACGAAGCGAGATTTCCTCCAGGGTCTTTTGGATTTATAAAGCATAAGCATATGGTTTTTACTTTTTATATTTCAGAAGTTGGTGAGGAGGAAGATTATGAGGAGGAAGATTATGCGGATGCTAAAAGAATATATGTAAGTGGTGTGGTTGATACTGGTGCCGATTCTATCTTTGGTCCAGGAATTCAAGAAATAGTAGATGCTGGTGGTAGTTCATTTGATGATGAATCTGAAAGGTATGATTCAAACAAGAAAAAAGACATAGATAGTAAGAAAATACGAACGATGAGATGGGAAATTAACGGAAAAGAATACGATATTTCTCATTACTTCAAAAAAAATGGCACAGGGGGCACTAGAGACTTTTATAAAGCAGTGTCACGAGAGTTAAGCGTAAAGGAAGAACCAGTTTCAACTTGGAAGAAAGTTGTTTTCATGATGTTTTTAGTACTTGATTTTGTAATTTGCACAGGAGTAGCCCTTGGAATTACTAGCTTCGGGTATTTTATCGCACCATTAGCCGCTATTCTCTGGTATCAATGTATGCACAAAGTATCAAATGCACAGAGTCAAATGATTGGTTTAACGGGCGGTAGGAAATCTCGTCGCAAGCGTAAGAAATCTCGTTACAAGCGTAAGAAATCTCGTCGCAAGCGTAAGAAATCTCGTTACAAGCGTAAGAAATCCCATAGAATAAAAAAAACTAAAAAAAGAAGGCAAAACCGATAAGCCAATAAAATTGAATTAATTGTTATCAGATAATTAATTCAATAAAATGACAAGCTTCGAAAAAAAATTATACTTACTAGAAACTGTAAATCAAATAGGAAAACATTACAGAAATAATGATAAAATAACTAAAGATCTAAAATCTTTATGCGATACAATATTTCATACAGCACCCGAAATTATAAATAAACGTTGGTTAGATATCTATATATACTGTAGTAATACGTTTTACAATACAAATAATTTAAAACATTTTGCGACATTTAACATTTATAATGAAAGATATGATGAATACAGAAAGATATTTATAAATATTAATTAATAAATATCAATTAATATTTTTTATATTTACATTCTTGGGAAACCAACAAGATTAGCGCCAATACCAAATCCAGCACCAGATCTTGCACTTACTGCCATAGATGGAACGTATGTATCAAGAATAGAGAAGGTTGCTGCTGCCGTAAGTGCAATCAACAAAACTTCATCAACATTCAAAGATTTTTTAGGGATAGCATAAGCTGCGATAGCAACCATTATACCTTCAACAAGATATTTAACTGCACGACGTACTAATTCGCCGAAGTCAACCATATCACCAAGTCCAGACATATTATACTATTCAATTAGAAAAAAATAATATCGTTAAAAAATAACTTAAAAATTAAAAATCAATTAAAGTATATTCAATGACTTCTATGGCATTTGAAAAGCAAAAAAATCCCGATGGGACTAATAATCCTAAATATGTTGATTTATTGGATGAAGATAAACCGATTTCTGGGCAAAAATTTGCGTGTATCTCTTTTGTATCTCCTGAAAACATTCTTGAGGATAAAAATAGATTTTATTTTCAAGAATTCCTAAAATATTTTGATTTTTCTAAATCCATCGAAAAATACCATCACTTCTTAAATTTTTTAGGTTTCAAATATAATTTAGAATTTAATGATTTGATATCTGATTTTGAAGAATTCTTAAAAAGTGAAAAAAATAGTTTTGATAGTGATAAATTAAGAAATGATTATAAGACCTTCGTTGATAACAACGAACAAAGATTACAAGAACAATTTGATGAAGCACACACCTTTCAAACAAATACCAGAGGATTAAAAATTAGAGGTGTTTATGCGACGCAAGGGGAAGCCGAATTAAGGTGTAAACTATTAAGAGAAGTAGACCCATACCATAACGTTTATGTAGGACCAGTTGGTATGTGGATGCCGTGGGATCCTGAAGCATATAAAACCGGTAGAGTTGAATACATGGAAGAAGAACTAAACCAATTAATGAGTGAAAAAAATAAAAATGAAGAAAAAGCCAAAAGAGAATTTGAAAAACGTGTTTTAGAAACAAAAAGAAAAGCTATTGAAGAAAATATTAAATTAGCAAAAGAAAATCAAAACAAATTAACACAAAATATAGATAAGGAAGGCAATCTATATGGTGTAAATAACACTATAGAAAATGCTTTAACTGGTGAAAATGTTACTAGTGCTGATATTAAAGCAGAGTTATTTGAAGGAGATAATATTATCACATCTAAAAATAAAGATCAACCCAAGTTAAAATCTCTTTTACCGGATAACGAAAAAAAATAAATTGAATTAAAAATCTATAACTAATTATATATAACTAATTATGGATACAAACATGAATAATAAAAATATACAAACCCCTACTATAGAAAAACCTATTGTCGCAGAAAAGAAGAAGAAGAAGAAGAAGAAGAAGAAGAAGAAAGTTTCTTATAAAGATATGATGGCACAAATATTACAACCTAAAATAACAGATGAAGAACGCCTTCGGATAAAAAAAGATTCTATGCATCAAAACGCTCTTGGAGGAGGGCGATTTTCAAAAATGGAAAAAATCTAATGTTGTAACCATTTTAATAAAATAATATCATCGTATATAACTAAACTTATGATCAAATAATAAGATAACACCACAACCTCTAAATTTTTTATATGTAATGTCAAATAAATAATATGTATAACCCAATTAAAAGTACAACAAGACAAATATGTTATATAAGCTTTCTTTTTTAATTTTTTATATTCTACATCTGATATTAAAAATCGCATACCTAAACAATAATTTACATCATACGAATAGCAAGATAATATTGTATATAATCCCATCATTTTTGCTATACTATGTGTGTTACTCCAATTAATTGTCGTATTTAACAAACATAAAATTGTTGTTATTGAATGATGTATCTTAGTTGATAAGGACAAGTTTATATCTTTTGTTAACGCAATTGTATCACCGGCAGTATATAAAAATCCTAAAAAATGTAGACATTTTGTAATATTGCCCATATTAAATAATAATAAAGGTATCAAAGGTATTGTTGCTATGCTTATATATTTTAATATTAAGGATTTTATAATATTTTTTATTATATAATTTTTTCTTTTTCTGTCATAATGTTCAAATTTATCATAATTACGCATAATATAAATTTCAACTAATGGGTAACATATAAAAATTCCTATATAATTTATAAAACCATACCATAATGGTGACATTATATTAAATATATTCATTCATTTAAATGGATTATATAAATGTTTAACCCATTTAATTAACTAAACTATTGGTGTAAGTAACAATACAGCCGTTACAAAAACTGAAAAATCCAAGAACTACTATTATTCTAAAAAAATCTTTATAATTGGGGAACTGAATATAAAATTTTTTACTCCCTGAATTCTTTCCTATATTATAATGTAATAGTGATTCTATAAAAAACACAACAAATGTTATAATTCCTACTAATACACCATGATGCATATATATTAACAAAATATAATAAAGAAATACCGATTATTTAAATAATGTTGGATAGTTGGTTATTAATAACACATGGTGTTGCGTTATTTCCTATGGGTGTTTTTATATGGAGTTGGAAAAGACGCAAAGACGCATCTAGTATTTTTATGTTAATAAAATTCATTTATGCTGTAACTTTTTCTCTTTTATATCATTCGCATCATAGCTTGCCTGAAGACGAGGTATTTACAAGTGATTATGATTATGATAATTGGGCTTTATTAGATGGTTATGCTTGTTCAAGTTTAATATTTACAACCGTATTGTATGGTTCAAGAGTTAGAGAACCACAATTTTATATAACCAGTTTTGCTGTTGAAAATATTGTTTTAATAGTTTATTTATGGGAAAATTTAAATCGCGATTTAATTATTACTTGGTATTTATCAATTTGTAGTTTTTTTATACTAATAATAAAATGGAGAACTATTTGGAGATATTTATTGCGATTTAAATGTCTATCCTTTTTATTTTGTTCTTCTGGTATAACAGCTATAATTATGTATTCTATTGCTAGGAAAGAATGGTACAACGATGTCTATATAAAATTTCATTCTTTATGGCATTGCTTTGTATTTTCTACAGCTGGATTTGCTGCTTTATTAAGATACAAACTCGATGAACAATTGTATCCTATGATAAATAGAAGAGAACAATTAGATTCAATATAAAATTGATTTAAAAATTATAATTAATTTTATATAATATCATGACAACATCGGTTGAATTAATGCAAACCTCAAAAAATGGTATTGTTTTATGGCATGGAGATTGTCTTGAAAAAATGAAACTAATACCAGACAACACTATAGATTTAGTCTTATGCGATCTACCATATGGTGTAACCAAGTGTAAATGGGATAGTATTATAGATATTGATAAATTATGGGCAGAATATAAACGAATTATTAAAAAACCTTCAGGAGTTATAGCATTATTCGCACAACAACCATTCACATCTTTATTAATATCAAAATGTTTTGATTTATTCAAATATAATATATTTTGGAAAAAAAGCAAATGCACACAATACTTATTGGCCAATTATCGTCCTATGAAATGTATTGAAGAAATTTGCGTATTCTCATATGGTGGAGCTGCTGCTGCTTCAAAACATAAAGGAAATATGACATATAATCCACAAGGATTAATACCAAAAGTAGTACATAAAAAAAATTCAGCAAAAAGAATTGGTAAAATGTTGAATCAAGCACATCACTTAGGACCTAATAATAAATTAACGAGTGGAAAACCTTATAAACAGAAATTTACAAATTATCCGAAAGAATTAGTTGAATTTCCAGTCGTTACTAAGGATGAAGCAACAGAACACGAAACGCAAAAACCAATAGGGTTAACGGAATATCTTATAAAAACATATTCAAATGAAGGTGATACGGTTCTTGATAATACCATGGGATCAGGAACTACAGGAATTGGTTGTATTAATACAAATAGAAAATTTATTGGTATTGAAAAGAAAGATAAATATTTTAAATTATCTAGAAATAGAATCAAGGAACATTTGAACAAAAAATCCGAATGAAAAAAGGTGTGTATAACCTAATTTATTTTTTATTTATTTTCTATTTTTTTCTATTTTTTCTATTTTATTTCTATTCTATTTTATTAATTAAATAACATACTCATGATTTGCTCTTTTGATAAGCCTTCAGTTTCATTCATATATTTAAGAACTTTAGCTACAGATGTAACGGTATCTCCCAAACCACCCATACATATATTGCATCTATTGCAACAATATCCACGAAATACATCGAGTTCATGATGATGATCGAATACTAAAGGGTTGCTTTTTGTACCTACTTTATTACAAAGACGGCATTTTGTACCCTCTGGTGCCTTGTAGGAAATACCTAATCGCTTAGCACAATCTTTAGCTTTTTTTTTACCCATCATATCCTTATCATAGCAAACTTTACAGTCTGGTCTTCTATTTCGTCTTCCATCACCACGAATAATATTGCCTCCACCGCAATCATTTCTCTTATAAACCATAAGAGATTTTGATTTTCCGCATTTGGAACAACATTTCGTTTCGCCCCATGCTACTTTTTGTTCAGCTCCGGGACATTTGTAAATTGCTTTATCTGCTTCCTTATTATAATAACGAATTTCTCTACAGATAGCATTATCTAATATTTTTGCTCTTTTTTGGAATTCCTTCTTGCGTTTCTCTGCTTGTTTCACTAATTTCTTAGCTTCCCTAGCCTGTTTCGCTGCTAATTTCTCAGCTGCTCTAATTTGTCTTTGTTCTGGTGTAAGTTTTACCATTATAAAAATGTATAATTTGTTTTGTTTATATTTGTTTATCTCTATGTTTTGTTTTGTCTATTTGTATCTCTATTGATTTAATTCACATGTCTAAAATTAAATCAATTTTTTTGTTCCAGTTTCACCTGGTTTTCCGCGATTATATGGTTGGTATAAATTCCCAATTCAATTCTTTGCATATTTTTTTCCAGATTTCATCTTGTTCAATTCTTTTTACAGGGTCCTTTAACATGGGAAAGTATGGTAAAAATACATTCTCACCAAGCAATTCACACATTTTGTATAATACATAATAATAATTCAAAAAATTTACTCTATCATCTGGACAATGGTTAGAATAGGGTTTTTGTATTTCCATAAATAAATTACATAATGTATCTTCTAATTCAGGACTCATTACGGGTGGTTTTATTCCTAGTTTATCTTTGATGAAAGGTATATGTTCATAGTATTTATTATAGCCTAATTTTTTTAATATATCTTTTGCTTTCTTATTCGTTATTTGTTTTAAAGAGATCCTCTCTTTCTTTATTTGCAATTTTATATTATCTAATACCTCTGTAGGTATTTGTGTTGTTTCTTTTGCTTGAAATTGAGCCAAAATCTCGCGAAAATGATTAATTCTTTTATAAGCATAAAAACACACTTCTTTAGGGGGTTCTTTATAAGATGGTTTTTCGTGTTCTATTAAATATTGATAATGTTGGCCACATTTATTACATATAATTAATCCTTCACTTTCAACAGGAACTAATTCCCCGTGACAATTTTTACATTTCTCATAATCTATAACATAATTATTGATATCTATAAAACTTTCATCAATATTAATTAAGTATTTATTAATATTTGTTGTAATATTTTTATCTAATTTATCATCTTTTTCACATGGTTTATTGAAAAAATTATTCAAAACTATCGTTTTTTTTGATTTTCCTTGTGATATATTCTTCTTTTTTTCAAAATATTCAAAAATATAATCCGAATTATTCAATAAATAATTCTTTTTCTTTGTTTTTAATTGTTTCATTTCTTTCCTTATTTCTTTAATTCTATCTTGTATTTCTAATTTTTCACCAATATCTTTCGTTTTTTTCAATTCTTTTTTCAATTTTGATTTTTCTTTTTTCAATTTTGGTAGTCTATTATCGCTGATATCAAGAAATTCTTTCATTTTTTCATTATGCTTACTGTCTAATGTGACAATTGATTTCTTGTTCACAACAATTTTTTTACTAGCCTTTGGTTTGAAATTAGGCATTAATATACATATGTTTATGTTATTTTTAATTATAAATTTTCTTATTTAAAATAAATGAGTGATATCAAAATCGATGAATCAAATAATAATAATAATATTGCAATTGATAAACTCACATTTAGAAAAATGAACTTTATTTACAATGCTTTAGAAAATGGTTGGAGAGTAGAAAAAAGAAATCATCTATATATTTTTAAAAAAAACCACGAAGGTAAAAAAGAAGTTTATTTGGATGATTATTTAGCACGGTTTATGCAGGATAATTTTGATATGTCAAAGATTAATTAAATGTTATTTTATATTTAATTAATTATTTAATTAATTTATTTAATTAATTTATTTAGTAAAATTTTTTTTTCTTTAGCAATATTATAAAATGGGCGGTGGTCTAATGCAACTAGTAGCTTACGGTGCACAAGATGTGTATCTTACGGGTAATCCTCAAATCACTTTTTGGAAAGTGACCTACAGAAGACACACGAACTTCGCAATGGAATCTATTGAACAAACTTTCAACGGACAAGCCGACTTCGGTCGTCGTGTTCAATGCACAGTTTCCAGAAATGGTGACTTAGCATACAGAACTTACTTACAAATTACTCTTCCTGAAATCAACCAAGACGATAACGCTAACGGTAGTGTTTACGCAAGATGGTTAGATTGCCCAGGTGAGCAACTTATCTCTATGGTAGAAGTAGAAATTGGTGGTCAACGTATCGACCGTCAATATGGTGATTTCATGCACATCTGGAATCAATTGACCCTTACTTCTGAACAAGAAGATGGTTACAACAAAATGATCGGTAACACTACTCAACTTACTTTCTTGACTGACCCAACTTTTGCTGATGTAGCAACTGCTTGTGGTGCTGCTTCTGTTCCAGAAGCTGTATGTGCTCCAAGAAACGCACTTCCAGAAACTACCTTGTATGTTCCATTACAATTCTGGTTCTGTCGTAACCCTGGTCTTGCTTTGCCATTAATTGCTTTGCAATACCACGAAGTTAAAATCAACATCGAAATTCGTCCTATGGATGAATGCTTGTTCGCAGTTACCCAAGTTGGTGTTTCTTCTGCTCCAGGTAAAAATGTTAAAGCAACTGCTGCTTACTCCAAATCTTTAGTTGCTGCTTCATTATATGTTGATTACATCTTCCTTGATACTGATGAACGTAGACGTATGGCACAAAACCCACACGAATACTTGATTGAACAACTTCAATTCACTGGTGATGAATCCATCGGATCCTCATCCAACAAAATCAAATTGAACTTCAATCATCCATGTAAAGAATTAATTTGGGTTGTACAACCTGATGACAACGTAAGTTATTGTGATAGTTTCGTTGAAACTAAAGTTCTTAACATGGCTTTGGGTGCTCAGCCATTCAACTACACCGATGCTATCGATGCTCTTCCAAACTCCATCCGTGCTTTCAGTTCAAGTAAACAATTGAATGACGGTGGTAATGCTGGTAACGTTTCTGTTATTGACACCAACGGTCTTTTTAGTGATCCTAATGCAGGATTTACCGGTGCTGGTGAAAACATGGCAACAACCGCTGTATCTGAACTTTCAGGTAACTTGGGTAAAGCTGGTGTAACCAACGGTGTTTCTGATGCTGGAGCATTCGTTCTTGCTGAAACTTCCTTGAAAATGCACTGTTGGGGTGAAAATCCAGTTGTAACGGCAAAACTTCAATTGAATGGTCAAGACCGTTTCTCTGAACGTGAAGGAACCTACTTCGATTTGGTTCAACCATTCCAACATCACACACGCACTCCAGATACGGGTATCAACGTATACTCATTTGCTCTTCGCCCTGAAGAACATCAGCCATCTGGAACCTGTAACTTCAGTAGAATCGACAACGCAACCTTGCAATTAGTTGTTTCTGCTGCTGCTATCGGTAGTGCTAACACCGCAAAAGTTCGTGTTTATGCAACCAACTACAATGTATTGCGTGTTATGAGTGGTATGGGAGGTCTTGCATACTCCAACTAAGTTATTTATCATATTTTTATTCTATTCATTTTAGAATAATATTTAAATCTAATTAAATATTATAATGCCAAGAAAATCAAAAAGAAGAACGCGTAGAAAAATAGGTGGTGACCCTGAGACTAAAGAAGAATTGGAAGCCAAACTTATTAAATATCAAGAAAAAGCGGAACTATGTAAAAAAGATAAAACAGGAAAACACGCTGATTCATGTGAGAAAGTGGCGAAAAAGGTTAAAAGATACACCAAATTGCTTAAAAATAGAGAAAAAGCCAAAGCTAGATGGGGTAAAGTCAAAAATACAGTAGGAAAACTCGCTGTTCCTGTGGCAGCCATAAAATCATACAAAGCTGATGAAAAATGTGCGGGTAAATCTGCTGAGGAGAAATTTAATATATATTGTCATAAACCATTTGATAATAATACCCAAGGTTGGCCAGCGTGGAAGAACCAGTACCATGATGAACCTTTTACTATGTACAATTACATCACAAAACAGACAGGAGACCTTGGAACTTGCGATGGTGTTCAATTAAGTAATTCGCTTGTTCATTATAGTCCACATCAAGCCCCACATGATGGAAAAGACGCATATCCTAACCCAATGGAGAATTGTGTATCTTTCAAAGGATCCCAGGATACAATGGGATTTCAAGAAGAATCTTTCCCGATAGAATTTGATACTAAGGAAGCATGGGAAAATGTAAAAGAATTTCATAATATTTTACCAGAACTCGCTAAGGATTATGCAGAAGAGTTTGGTGTATCAGGGAAAGAGTTTGATAAGAATGATGATTTTTGGATAAAAAAATATTTATTGGAAGAACAGGCTGTCTTTGGTGGTGGTAGAAGAAGTAGACGCCGTAGAAAATCGCGTAAAAAAAGAAGAAAATCAAAAAGAAAGAAATCTCGTAGAAAAAGAAAGAGAAGTCGCCGTAGACGTCGTCGTTAATTGGTAACTAATTATTTAACAAAACCATTTAAATAAAAAATGATTAATATGATTATATTATGCAAATATTCGTCAAGACCCTTACAGGTAAAACTATCACACTCGATGTGGAACCTTCAGACACCATCGAAAATGTTAAGCAAAAAATCCAGGATAAGGAAGGAATTCCACCCGATCAACAACGTTTGATTTTTGCTGGAAAGCAATTGGAAGATGGGCGAACTCTATCCGACTATAATATTCAGAAAGAAGCCACTCTACACTTGGTATTGAGACTACGCGGAGGAGGTTCTACTGTTTAATTATTAATTATTAATTATGAAATAATTAATTATAACATAATTAATATATAATGTTTGGTATGTTGATAACCGGTGTTGTAGGTTATTATATAGGTTTGTATACATTTTTATGGTCTCAGTTATATAGTCCTCAAAGAAGAATTAAAGATAAAATCGTTCCCGATGATTTATTTAAATATAAACAATTATAAATGACAGATAGTACACAAAAAAAAGAACAAGAAATTATAAAATTTTTATATTTTAGCGAACTTGGAGATTGTGGACAAGACCATAAAGGCCATCAAAAATATTGTGATGAAATGTTGTCAGATGGTTATACACTTGTTAGTTTAACACCTATGGGAAATTTAGATGTTAGAAGAGATAGTTACGAAGGAACAATTGTATATCATTGGAAATTGCTAGCTATGAAAGCCTTTAAATGATAATTTTTAATATCACTCATATCATCTTTATGTTGTGTATTCAAATACATTTTTATAGGGATTTTTTTCCTTATCATTTGAATATCACCAAAAAAATTTTGCTGTAAAACTATTTTATGACTCGTCATTACATCTACTTTTAACCCGTTGAAAACAGGATTTAATTGTAAATACTCTGGTACTTCTTTATCCATAATTATATTAACTTAAATAATGTTTAATATATTTAGATATAATGTTGAAATATACCAAATTGAGTCCGGCATCTAGAAAATTTTTAGCATGGAAATGGTGCTTAGCGGAAGATAAAACAAAACAAATAAACCAAGATAAATGTGATAAATTATACGAAGAATATGTGAAAATTGTTACAAAAAAAAATAAAGAACAATAGTATATGTTAAGATTCTTTGTGGTGCGACTTTATGGTATTCGAAGACTTCATGGATTTAAAAGAAATGTAGTTCCATCTGATTTTGATGTTGAAAATGAAAAATGGTTTGGTGGAAATAAAATTTCAAAAAAAGATTTTGAAAATAATGGTGATAAAAAAGGTAGTGACTTGTATTATCCAAAATATGGTGGTTCTATTTATGATGACGCGATAACATCACAATACAAGAAAGATAATAATAGAGAAGATTAATAAAATTGATTTAAATAGTTCATGATTTAATTATTTAAAATGAGTGAAGAAGAAAATACCCGTACAGTAGGCAACGCCAATCCAGTATGTTCAAGCGGACGTTCAACAGGAACACCCGGAACAAGACATGGTAAAATATACAAAGAGAGTCTCCGTTTTAGTAAACCCCTATTATTGGGGACAAAAAATATTGGTGGAGTAGGAAAAAATAGGAAACTATATAAATCTTATTGGAGACTAAGAAAAGAAAAAAGATCTGAAAATAAAGAAGATTTTGAAAATGGTAAAAATACCCCATCAACCGATATGATGCGAAAATTTGGTATTAAAGTGGGAGATAATAAATATCAAAAATATGAAGGTAAAGGAACTGTTACAGTCGAATGGGTTCAAAAAAAAGGACAAGGACAAGCATTCCGACCAAAAAGAGGTTCATATGATTATGGGTTTTCATATAATGACGGAGAAGAATAAATATTAATTAAAATTGAAATAAACATAATTTTTTATTTCAATTAATGCATCCTTTGCCACATTCTATCATAAATCATATATTTACCTTCATTTTACAACAGTATGAAATCAAATTATTAAATAAAACTAATTTAGAACTTGAGAATGTTAAAATATTGGAAGATAGAAGGAAAAATCATATTTTTCTTTTGAAAGAATTTAAAGCCAAAACAACTTTTTGGAGAGTAAAATGGTTAAATCGACATTTTGATTTGGGTTCATCAGGAGATGATGAAGAAAATAACGACCCACATAAATACGAAAGCTCAAGAGCACAACTTGAGTTTGTCACAACATATTGGAATTATCATTATCCAAATTATTTTGCCGAAACGGCATTAGCAACTGACAACAGTAATTGTGAAGAAGAATATATAACAGATGTCAATACTTGTACTAGAGTTTTAAAACATCTGAGAATACTTAAACATTATACATGGTCTGATAAACATGGGGGTCTATTTAAACCAGGAATTAAAAAAAGATGTAGACTCGTTTGGATGGGTAGTTCTGTTGTTGTTAAGGAAGGCGACCTTTAAAACATTTATTAAATGGTTGCGTTAATATCATTAATACTATACCAGCACCTAATCCTTGATAAAAAATCCCCTTTCTTTTTTTAGCAGATTCTCTTTTGATCTTTATTTGTTTCTGTGTTAACGAATCCTTGAATGGAGTTCCAATACTTCTTGTCATTACCAAATAATAAATGGAGGCCAAACAATAAACAGCCATACCATAAGCTAAATATACTGATATTATACAATTCATATATTAATAAGAGATATAATAATATTAATACAAAGAAAATATTATTATAAATGGACCTTCCTTTTCTTTACATAGTTGATGGGACTCTCATGATTTCAATATTTTACGCTTGTTTTTGTGTAAAAACACAAGAAGAAAAAGAAATAAATATTCACACACCATTAAAAAATAATGAAATTACTTATGAAGAAGTTGATATTGAAGAAGCTTTATATAATGATTAATCACTAAACAATTTATTCATATTATAAACCTCCATCTTATTCTCTTCTTTGAATAAAATCTTTTCTATTAACTTATCATTTCTTAGTCTAACACTATAATTTTTTTGTTTATCTTGACGACCAACGCGCCCAAATGCTTGTATCATTTTCTCTTGTGTCATATTTTCCAAATCTTTACTTAAATAACCATGACAAAACTGATAATTAGTTCCATAGATATAATCTGAACTTGCTATAATTAAATACAATTTCTGTTTCTCCGCCAATTTTTTCATAATGTCTACATATTTCAAATTATCATGTGTTGTAAATACGCCTATTCCCATCATAAGTAATACCTTCCATTCTTTTTGAACATCTAACAACATTATTTTTTGAACAATATCATCATCCAAATCCGATGTAAATCCCCTCTTCTTTTTATTACACCACAATTTAAAATGTTCTTCGCTATTTGGTATATATCTTTTTTTCAATTGAACTTCAAGTAATTTAGATTTCAATAATCTTATTTTCTCGATAAAATCTTCCTGATATTTCTTTTCTCTCGTATTATCTTTGACTTCTTTATCTATTTTTTTTTCATCTAATTTTGCCAATCTTTGATCTTCTTCCATGCTTATTGTTTCAATATCCTTCATTATATTATCGTTATTAACTATTATTGTCATTAATTCTTCTAATTCCAGCTCTGGAATATTTGTCACCTTCAAATAAAATTTGGCAATTTTTTTTACATCATTTGTAAGAAATATGGTAGGACCATCGGTTAATGTATAGGCATCATTTGTTGTTATCTTTATGACAGATTCATATTTTTTCTGACCCTGTAATAATTTTCTAATTTTTTGCAAATCGGGTTCTTTCATTTTTGACAACAACTTTAAATAATACAATTTCAAAGACATAATATTTATATCCGAAATATCATCAAAATAATTATTCATTTTATAAGCGTCTTTTACTAAATTTTTTTTATGCATTTTCATAATAAACCTGGAAATTTCATTCACATCAAAATGTCTCAATATGGTCTTATTTATGTTTAAATATTTTACACAACGTTTCAAATCTTTACAGTTATCAAATTCAAAGTGTGGCATAATTGTTTCTCCATTAGATTTTATTATTGGTATTGTTTTTTGACACTCATAACTAACCACATTAAATTTTTGTCCTTTTTGAAACTTTCGTTGATAACTCATAATCATAGAATGTAATTCTTTATCATCTGGTAATGTGGCCGAAGATAATACTATATTTGGTATCTCATTTTCTTTCCAATTCTTTTCTAAAATCTTATGAAATTCGTGATCTTCATAATCTAATGTAATAGTTGGTTCATCCCAATACCATAATAAATCTTTTGCTTCATTAAATGCCATCATATAACGCATAGCATATAAATAGGATTGAACATCTGATATAATTACTTCAACTTTATCCCCCACACTATTATCTACCCTGAAAATACCACCGGTTCTTCTGTTTCTAATAATATCTTTTGCCGCAAAATAATGTAATCTTATATCACTTGTATCTCTACAACCAAACGCTATTGCAATTGGTATTTCCATGGAAATACAAGATTTCGCTAATTGCAATCCTATATGTTTTGCGGCACAAACAAATACAATCCGTTTTTTAATTCCAATAGGGGTTATAGTTTTCCCCGTTCCTGTAGGTGCTTGATATAGTATAAGATATTCGTTATTATTATTTATAGTATCAAGTATATTTTTTTGATGTTGGTATAATTTAACATCACTGTACTTTAACATCGTATCATTTCTTTCTATAAATTCATGTGCATTTTCTATAATGCTATTATATTCAATAGAAGATTTATATTTTATTAATATATCTTTCACATACCCTAATACATAAGTATTCAAATGACATATATTATTCTTTAATAGTTGTGTTAAAGTATAATAATATCTACCACTTTTATTTTCTTTAAAGAATAACTCTATATTTTTAAGAATAATAAATTCATACAGTTCATGTTTAATCTTTTCTATTTTTTTGTCCAAGTTTTTCATTCTCATTAAATCTATTTTTTTTAATTGTACCTTCTTATTTCTAGTAACTTTATATGTATGTGAGTATTTTTTGTTTATTTTTACCATATAACTTTTCAAATATTTTTCGAATATATAAAAATGAAAAGGTTCCATATTATCATTATGTATTTTGATAAATTTTAATAAACTATTCGAGTTATTGAAAGATACATTTATATCTTTTCTACTATCAAATAGTAGTTTTAATATAGATTTCTCTTTTGGAGATACTGGAAGTTCCAAGAAATCCCATTCGCTTTTTGTAAGTTTTGTTTGTGTCAAATCCATGTTAGTATTAATTAACAACATGAACTAATATTAAATCAATTTTATAATTATTAAATTGATTAAAAAATACTTTGTATTAGTATATATAAAATGTCAATCATATTTTCTGTTGAAGGTAATATTGGTAGTGGTAAATCCACCCTAATTAAACAATTAAAAAAACACATGAAACACGTTAATGGTATACCTATTGTATATTTAGAAGAACCCGTTGACATATGGCAACAAATAAAAGATAAAAATGGAGATAACATTATAGTAAAATATTACCAAGACCAAAAAAAATATGCTTTCCAATTCCAAATGATGGCATATATTACAAGAATAACTCAACTAAGAAAAGCTATTGAACAAAATAGTAAAAGCATTATCATTACGGAAAGAAGTATATTAACAGACAGAAATGTTTTTGCAAAAATGCTACACGAAAATAATACCCTTGATGATATTAGTCATGAAATTTATTTAAAATGGTTTGATGAATTATCGCGAAATTTGGAAATACATTCATTAATATATATTAAAACAAAACCAGAAACTTCTTTAAAACGTGTTTTAAAAAGAAATAGACCAGGTGAAACAATTGGTTTAGATTATTTACAAATATGTCATAATAAACATGAAGAATGGATTCTAAAAGAACCTAGTTTAATATTAGATGGTGAAAAAGAATATGATGGAAAGTTACCAGAAAATTGGCTATTTTGCATCGAATCTTTCATTATGGGTAATGTAAAACCACTAATGGAATTAGACCAAATTTATAGTATATTAAATGATAATTCGTATCCATTACATTAATCTATATCTCCATTTTCCAATAAATAATTAAAAGCTGAACGTGCTCTATATTTTAAATGATCTAATTGTAATGTTGTTGTGGGGAAATTTTCTACTCCATATATATCCTGTAATAGTAACCATTCGAAAATACCACCTGAATATAAATATATGTTATAAAATCCAAGTTTGTTTAATTGTTGATATTTTTTAAATATGGTTTCATCTGCTGAATTTTTACCATATATAATAATCCTCAAATTAGTGTTATTCATATTTTGATTAATTACCATTATTTCTTTTTCTGGTGTGATTGTTCCTTTTATTAAACAATTTTGTTCCTTAACATCTAAGGTATTAATCAATAAATATTTATTATTTGTGGATATTGTTTGTTGTATATCTTCAAAATTTACTTTCTTAACACTTTGTGACTGTCCCATTAAAATTAATTTAATATAAACAATTAATTTTAATTATTAATTACAACATATTAATTACTTTTCAAATCGTTGTAATATTCTCATAAATTCCCAATATGGAAAATCTGGTTTCATCCACATTTCCTTTGTTATTACATTACCATTAGGAACTATACAACTTGAAGGTTTTTTACCTTTATTTTTATTTGCACAAGCATTACGACTTCCATCAGGTGTTGAACTTTTTGGACAACCTTCTTGACATTGACCCGCTGGCACTAAACTACAAGAACCACATTTTCCATTTACAGGTATATGAGCTAAAGATCTTTTCTTTGCTAATCCATAATTTCTTAAGGTTCTTCCAACTCCCATAAATGGCGCACACAATAATGATTCGTCACCTAAATACTCAACTCCATTTATTTTCAACATTCTCTTTTTAAATTCTGGCCACTTGCTTTTCCATTTGCCACTACCACCCCCTTGGTAAATATCTCTACTGTTTTTTACAAATCTCCAAAATGGAAAGTAAGGTTTATCATAATCTGTCTTTTTAATTGTTTTGCTATTACCCCAATCATGACCCGTTTTACCTTCTCCTGCCATTCTTGTTCTATTCAAATTGGAATCTTTCATAAAAGAATTTTTAACACCTATTGAATCTCTATTATAAACCACTCTTGATTCATCTTTTGATATAACCACATTTTTATGCGAGCGTTTCATGATTTCACAAAAATCTTTCCAACAAGGTTTCTTCGTAGGGAATGTTGATGTCGATGGTGGTTTTCCGTAACAATTTTCATATAATTTTATACCTTCGTCATATGTATCAACATTTGATACAGCAGTTAATTTATCCGCGCGTTGTTTAACGCCTTTTAATTTATTCAAATAATCTTGTGGTTTCCATCTGTAAAATGTTCCTAATTCCCATTCTTTCTTAACACCGTGTTTTTTTCTTGCGTCATCACTTACTGTCTTAGTAATATTATTTGGATGTAATCTCCCATCTTTTGAACAACCCGATTGATTATACAAATTAACTAAACAATCCAAAGGTCTTTTAACTTTTTTACTTTCATTCACAAATCTATCTTCACATGCATCAACATCAACTCCTCTACATGTTTTTGTTGCTCTTTTTGCTGTAGCATAATCTTTTGAACTCATGTCGTTATATAAACCCGCCATCGATTTCAAAACATTTGTATATCCAGTAGCATTCCACATTTTGGCCAATTTTGTTCCCCAACCTCCCTGTTCGCTTAATCTATCCATTACCTTTCCTCTACAACCGGATTTTTTCCACAAATCCTGATAACAAGCATCACTATGTGGTCCATTCAACATCTGTGGTCCCATACAAGGAAATTTTTGTCCAAATTTCTCACATTCACCCACAGGAACTAAAGGTCCATTCATACCCGCAAATTCTGGATCATAACAATAGTCTTTACCATTGCTTAATCTGTTCCATTTGGACTCATCCTTCAATCCCATTGTATTTTTTGTTTTATGTGGATCTTGTCCACATTTTAATCCTGGAGCACAGTCTTTGTCGCTATCACAATCACCAGCTGCTATATCTGTTCCGTCTGTATCTCCCGAAGGTCCATTCCAACCATACCATTTTACATTTGTTTTTATACCCTCATAAGGCCAATCACATTTATCATCTTTATATTTTGGTTCCCAACCTCCATCTTTATTCTCTTTTTTTGCCATCCCTTTCCCTTTAACTGGACACCAAGCGCATCTATCAGATACACTTGTATCACCACAATCTTTCATTTTACTACAGTATGCTCTATCTTTGGCTTTCTGACATTCAAATGCTACATTTGGTCCAGGAGGAATCCAAGTATTTTTTGAACCACTGCCTCCACACACATCTGGTGAAAATTTACCCGGATTTTCTGGATCTCCTGGTGCTTTTTGTCCACCATATATTATCATATCACTATCTAAACAATAACCACATCCTGTTCCATCCTCATAAGCATCTTCCAATAAACTACAAGATTTAAGTCTATTTATATCTTTACATTTTTTTACTCTTTTCTCATATTCACTTTTGGGTTTATCATATGCAGAAAAATCTCTTTCTAAACCTAATGAACCATCTTCATAATTTGTTTTTGTTTTATCTTCACTTACTTTCAAAAATACAGTATCTCCATAAGCACCATCATCCAAAGTATCCAATTTTCTTGCTCCAAAATGCGTCTGTTGTTCTTTAATATATCCTTTCGCATCTTTATTGGCTTGTTTTTGTATTTCGCTTAACTCCTTTTTATCTTCCAATCCTTCTAATGTATTATTATTCAAATAAAAATATCCCACTACCAATAATATCAATACTAATAATGCTAAAATCTCTTTCATATATTTCATTAATTATATATATTAATTATAGATAATTAATTATTAAATACTATCAAAATGACCATCAGTAAAAGTGCGACAACAATGTGCCCCTGATTTTCCTCTATAATTCCACCCGTTATAATATTTTCTCCAATGTCCTCCACACCACCAACCACCCCATCTTCCTACCCAAAATCCTTTTCTACCATCTGATGTGTATCCTGAACGACAAATATTATGCCTCCCTTTGCGCCAATTTTTATAGGTATGCATATCGCATAATTCTAAACCTTGATTTTTACACCCTTTTGCTGCTGCCTTTTTGGTTTTGTATGGACACCATCTATGCCATAACCACCATCTTCCCCACCACCAATATCTGAAAAATGGGTAACAATAACCTAATGTTCTTACATATTTTTTCCTTTTTGGTGTTATATATAATTTATTTCTCCATGTTTTCCATTTGCCATCTTTTTTTCCTACTGCTTTTTGTCCAAAATCTGTTGACATATAACATGGCCCTTTTTTACCTTCTTTTAATATTTTACCTTTGTGTTTTCTTGGTCTATTTACATATTTACAATTTTTCATTTTTAAACACTCTTCTTGACATTCTTTCGCATTCATATTATTTCCTAATTTTTTATATCCATTCTCTGCCAATAACTCATATCCTTCTTGCATATATAATGTATGTGCTAAAGGTATTAAAATAAATAACAATAATAATATTACTCCGTATCCAATTTTCATATATTAATTATAGATATAATAATATAATTAATATAATTAATATTTACCACGATTTTAATTTGTGACATTCTTTTTTAACCCCAGGATTAGGGTCGCCTCCAAATACAGCATTACTGCATTTTAAATTAGCACCGTCTCTACCAGACCTATACACCCATCTATCTTTTTTACCGTATCTTACTAAGCCAGAATGTCTACACGTCTGTCCTTCATCAGCACATTTAGTCCATTGTTTTCCCTTTCCATATGTACCATCTTTCGGTTGAGGATTAGGTCTTCCATATTTATTATCAGCCAATACTTCTGGATTTGCTTTTGGTCCCGCAAATACACGATTTCTACAACCACCATAATAAGACCACCACCAATTAACTCTTCTAGGAAATGATTGTCGTCTCCATACGTCCCCTTTTGTTCTACCCTCATCTTTTGTATGTCCCTTTTTGTGATGTTGAAAAAATCTACCGAATGTATTACTACAGAAACATTGACCATACCATTGTAAACCGAAATATTTATAATCTTTACATCTCCATTGACATACTCTTGCATCATTTCCAGGTCCCCAATAAGCTGTTCTCCATCTATACTTACTTAAATCTCTTCCCCATTTACCACGCATTTTACTATTTGCTGTAGTTCTCGCGCTATAATCCTTTGTAAATTTCTTACCGTATGGAGAACTCCATCTTTTACTTAAAGCGTATTTATTCATCCACCAATTATCGCCGCAATCTTGGAAATCTCCTATATATTGCATATCCTTCTTTGGCGGTTTCCCCTTTTTATCATAAACTTGTCCACCCCAAAAATTACTGGTTCCCCACCATCTCCAACCATTTGATTGATATCTATCTGTTGTAATAGGACAATATCCTGTATTATAACTTTTTGATGTTCTACAACCAAGTCCCCATCCACCATATACATTCGTCGCTCCAAATGTAAAACGATTACAATTTTTATCTTTTGAGCAAATATCCGCACATTTTGATACTGGCCAATTTCTTGATGCCCAACCATGCCATTTATAACCATACCAATCACAATCTCCTCCTTTCGGATAAGCTTTGGATTTTTCAAAATTAGCTTCCAGACATGTTCCTTTGCCGACTTTTCCACTATTATCCTTACATTTTTTCTTAAATTTCTTTAATGTAGCATCATCGCCCAATTTTAGTCTTTTACTTTCACACCAACCATTCGCTTTTTTACAGTAATAATCCTGTCTAGCACCAAAATAATAAGCTTGTCTTCTATCATTTCTCATACGTTGCTCTTCTATTAATTTGGCTGGTTTCACATTCATATTCCATATTTGTATCTTAGCACCTTCTAATCCACAATTTCCCCAACTACAATCAGCTCTTCCATACACAACCACCTTCGTTATATGGTATAAATTAGAACCGTCTGCTTTCTTTGGTAATTTAACTCTCACCCATTGATTTAAACCACCTTTTGTATGAGCCGAATTACCTTTTCTATAAGACATCCACCATCTATTATAATCTTTTTTGTTTCCATCCATAACTCGTTTAGCTGGCGCAAACCACCAATAATAACTTGAAGATTGTGAAGCTGAACCTCCTTCCAAATTGATTTTACCATTTTGATCATATACTTCAATTTCTTGAACTTGAACATATCCAACTTTTGATATTTGAACATGTGTAACTCCTTCTTTTCCTTTAACGTCTGGTTTTGTAGCTTCTGTAAAATTCTTATTTGTACAAGGATCAAAATTACAACCTATTGTATGTGTCAATTTTGGACATCCCACACCTCCACGTTTTGGTGGATATAGAATTTTTCTTGTTTTTGTCTTTTTACCACCACCACAATCTTCACTACATTTACCATATACTGACCATTTTGATACAACGCAATCCTGTGGTGGAGGATATTTATCCAATAAATTATTCAATACGGCATTACAACTTCTCCCACACAAAGAATTACCTGATGAACATCTCGTTTTGATCGTCAATTTAGTTCCATTTACTAAACCTTCATTATCTCCCAAACTTTTTCTCGATGCATCTGTTGCTTTTCTACCAGGCCAACCAAACCATTTCTTTTGTTCTGCTTGCCCCATACCCATTCTTCTTTGTTCTTTGCCACCTTTAACGTATTTTGTCCACATAATTCCCCATAATCTTTTCTTTGACCTATAATCTAATAAATAACCCCATAATACTCCACCATTCCAATTCATCGTAACATAATCTCCCTCTCTAATTCCATCTGGTTTTGGAGGATCTTGTCCATAACACGCCTGAGATGCTGCTTTTTTTGCTGGATATTCTCTAGCATTCAATATCTCTTTATTCGCACCTTGAACATATCCCATTACCACATTTTTATAATTATCTATATTTTTCAATATATTATTTTTTGCCGAACCACTTAATCTTTCTGGATTCTTTTTCCCTGCACTATCGCATCCAACTTCTTTCCATATTTTATTCGCACACAATTTCCTCGCTTCTTTTGTTCTATCTCCATATGGCTGTGTATATTTTGCAGAACAAGGATCTAATGTTGCCTCTCTATTATGACATAATGGATATGCTTTCATTACTGTTACTAAATCGTTACTTAATGTTTTCTTATGTAATTCTTTCATTTGAGATCCTATCTCTTTATAACCTTGTCCTTTTTGTCCCACTAAATCATCGAATGGTTTATTGTATGGTTTTGTTCCTTCACAACCTGAATTTTTCCACAATTTAACATAACAATCTCTCGAATGTTTCCCCGTTCCATGATATGGTGTAATACAAGGATGATCCTTCGCAAATTGTTTACATTTTGCTGCTGACAATAATCCGCCATTATAAGAACAACTATCTTCTTTATATTTTGGTAACAACTTGCTTCCAACTTTTTTCATAGCCATTATTTTTCCTGTTGTCGGACAATAACCACATTTATTTGCTGCTTCGCCATATAAATCTCCACAACTAATTATATTATTACATAATTGCCTTTCCTGTAATTTTTCACATCCCGCTTTACTATTCGCATATTTACCTGCCTCACAAACATCAGTTAATGGTGCTGTTCCCTTCTTATTTGATGTTGTATAAGCTCCCGAAGACGCACAATACCCACAAGAACCATCATCAGGTAAATCACCACATTTCATGGCCATTAAACAAGTTTTTTGATCTCTGGACATATCTGTTTCTTTCATCGTTTCACCCACATGTTTTTTTAATTTTCTTATATTGCCTGATAAATCTACTTTATCTGTTCCTTCCCAACCAGCTTTTGACAATTTTGTAAACGTTGTTAATTCTTTATCCATATCCATTATACCTTTTGGGTCATCTTCTCTTTGTCCAAAATGTTTCCCTCTATCCTTTATATAATCCGATTCCATATTTGCCTGTTCGTCAAATGACGGCATTTTCTTCATGGTCTCTAAACCCTCCTGTAATACCGGGTCGCCTATTGCTTCCCTTCTCTTATCTCTTCCACCACCACCACCCGGATTTAATCTATTATTAGGAAAAGGAGTACACCTATGAACCTTCCAACATTCATTATAAATCAAATATACCAATATTGCTCCCGCTATTAATCCTAAAACTAATAGTTTCATATATTATTTATGAATATTAATTATTTACATATTAATAAATAATTAATTATTTAAATGATACTATTATTTCTACTTCCTCTCTCTTAATACTTTTTGATGCTGACACCGATAACTCCTCTCTAGTCTTTCTTGTTTGTTTCCCCTTCTCCTTTCTATTCTTTGTTGTACTGTTCCTTTTATTCATATCTTTATTTATGTCATCATAATGTTTTTCTATATAATCTAATATTTTGTTCTCTAAAACCCATCTAAAAAAATTTAATTGTCCTATTGTTGTTTGAACATACGCATCTTCTCCGTAAGGTATATTTATTCTATCCCAACGACAAAAGGGATCAAATCTTTTCTTTGAATATGCCTTCAATTTCAATTTATAATCTATATACACCTTAAATCTATACTCTTTCCCTTGTGAATTTTTTAATAAATACACCGTGAAATATTTTTTACTATAATTTGTTGCAAACCAATCTATTAATCTTAATGATACTGACGATTCTCCATTTATTATTCTTAATATATTTTCTAAATTACCATTTTTATTATAATACTCCATAAGGTTATTTAATAATAAACTATTTTGAGTTTGTAAATGTTGCTGTGACATTATACCCATATTTATCTTCTTTCTTTTATATTAAAATTCAATCTTATTCTTTTTTAAAATTACTTATTTTTGGTCTTAAAAATTCATCCTGAATTCGTAAATCTTCTAAATAATCATTACCAACCATATATGGATTTATATTTACACTTGCCGTAGGATCTCTACTTGCTATCCTGTCTGATACTATTGATTTACTATTCTCCGCATTTTTTATCATGGATGTTTCTAATTCACCTTGTTCAAATGTGGCTTTGTTCTCTATTTGTGATTTATACATTAAACTATGTTCTCCTCTCCACGAACTTACTTTATAAACGCTACGGCTCATTTATATAAATATACAAAATTTATATAAATATTTTACTTATAGTGTAATATTATTATCTTAATTATTAATATATGTTGCAATTAAAACATAGATTAATATCTACTGCTACTTTATTAATACTTGATTTTCTTTGGATCGGATTATACATGGGTTCAAGATACAGCACTATGATTAAAAATATACAAGGAACGCCAATGAAAACTAACTGGCTTTATGCTGTAATAGCTTATACTTTAATGGTAATCGGATTGAATCATTTTGTATTGCCAAATATTAACGTAAAAAATGTAACAATTAAAGATTGTCTTACTTATGGTTTTATATTTGGTTTAGTATTATATGGCGTGTATGACTTTACTATCGGAGCTGTACTTGAAAAATGGAGTATGTCACTCGCAATCATAGATGTTTTATGGGGCGGATTTGTTTACTTCATGTCCTGTTACATTCTCAAATTTATCAATTAAATAATATATTTAAATACAACATTCATTATCTAAATATATGTTCTTTGAAGACGATTACCCTGACCCCGATTTTGTTACAAAAGATACCGCACAAATTCTATTCTATTATTTATTAGTTTTATTCATTTTACAATACTATGGTATTATACATAGTTAATTTCTTCTTCTTGTTTTCTTCCTTCTACGTTTTCTTTTTTTCTTTGTACGTTTCCTTCTACGTCTCTTTTTTTTACAAGTTCTTACTTTTTTTCTTAATCTTCTAATTTCGTGACAATTACAATGTTTACACGATTTTGGACATCGGCATTTCCTTACTGAAACACCGCAACAATTTTTTGGACACATCAACTTTTTTCTTTTCATTCTTGTACTACGTTTATATTTTCTTTTTCCCCCATATATTAAGTTCGATGTAGGTCCTCTTTTATGCAATTCTTTAAATATTTTTGTCATCGCCTGTTGGTCGACTTCTTTTAAATAACCCTTTTTAATTAATTTTTCATTTAAATCATTATATTGGTCCCTTAACCTTGTATCCATCCATTCTTTTACTTCCTTATACTGCCGATCACTTTCTCCATATCTATCCTCTATTAATTTCATTTTATTTTTTACATCATAAATAGAATTATATAATTGCATTAAATTCTGATTTAATTTTATTATCATATCATTTTTATTCTTTGCATTCCCCTCTCTTGTTTGCTTAAGTATTTTTTCTATGTTTTTATAAGTATCTTTCAATCGTTGCAAATCTTCTTGTAACTTTTTTTTATCATTTTCTTGATTTTTACTTATTTCATCGGTATTTATATCAACAAATCCACTCATTAATATATATTACTAATATTTTTTAATAATACGCATTTGTTTGGCGAATCTAAATTTCTCGTCATCCATGGTTCCTTTTTTTAAGTTACATTCCAAGCAACATATAACTACATTATCTCTATTATGTCCTTGTTCATTATCCAATCTGTCTAAAGTCCATTGTTTTTTCTCTCTTATATTTTCATACATTAATTTACAATCAGATTTACAATAATAACATTTTAATTTTGAAACCACTAACTTCTCTAATGTATTCTCATAGCTTATAAAATAGTTTTTATCGTAACACTTTTTCTTTGTATCTTGATTTTTATATCCAGATAATTTACGTTCTATTTCTTTTTTAACAAACTTTTTCCCTTCATATTCTTCATCCAAATACAACCTATTTAATAATTCAATCTGTTTTTTCATATCCATATCCTTGAAAGTTTCTAATTTATTCCATTTATTAGAATTAGCTCTTTTTTTATCTTTTTTATTTGTTAGACTATCGATATTTCTTTTTCCAGTTATTATTATTTTCTTTGACATATATGTAATATATATAAAACAACATAAACTCTTCTTTATATTATATATATATATGAATGAACAATTAGTAAAAACAAAAGTACCAGAAAAAAAACAAATAAAAAAAAACGATGAGTGTGTTGAATTAAAAAATATAAAATATCAAACCATGTTAATCAATAATAGTAATACATCAGGTCCAATCGTCAAAGAAAATATTGAAAATATTGATAACTTTCTTAGTATGGAAAAACAACATAATCAAAAACAACCTTGGTGTAAATTAGGTGACGGAACTAAAATAAAAAAATTACACGAATACATTAATGAACTTTGTTTAAAAAATAAAGACAATGATGAAAGAAAAAAAAGATTAAAAGTATATTTAAAAAAATGTTTGGAAAGAAAAAAACTCCAAAGAGTAAAAGATGTTCAATATAATGTGAGCACCGGCAAAATAATAAATATTCCTGGATTAAAATTAAACAAAGATAAAAATAAATATACTTTAAAAAACGTAGACAAAAAAACCAGCACGTTAAAATCGTTGGCACCCAAAAGACGGAAAAAGAAGAAAAGGAGAAAAGAAGAAAAAGAAGAAAAAGAAAAATCCGCTAATAAAATATAAAATTGATATAAAACTAAACTTTAATATCAATAATAATTATATGAGAATATGTTCTACTGATTTACCTATACTAAAAGATATTATAAAGGATATTAAGGCTCCTATAGATAATTTTCATGATACTACAGATTTTCATGACTTAAAAGAAACAATATGGATTTTTATTGGAGATTTCATTAATAATAATATTGAATTGTATAAAGATAAACATTTTGATGAATTAATACGTGATTCTGTTTATGAATCTATGTATTGTTGTTATTATGATATATTCAACGAATTAGAATTAAAAATTGATTTTGATAATATTATTGATGAATTAGTTCAAACGTACTTTATAATACATCATAATCCTAGGTCTTATCCTAATACATTTGTTCATCACAAACCGGATATAGAAAGAATCGACCGTTTGTTGGAATATTTTAAAACACAAGAACAGCCTGAACAAAAAACGGACGCTTGGTATAAATTTCGTTATAATGGATTAACAGCGAGCACAATTTATAAAGCTATTGATTCACAAGCAAATATTAATAGTATAATTTATGAAAAATGTCAACCTGTAAAAATTCGTTCCAATAGTGTTAATATTACGTCAGCTTTTCATAATGGTCATAAATATGAACCATTATCGATTTTATTATATGAAAAATGGTTTGATACTAAAGTCGGTGAGTTTGGTTGCATGAAACATAGAGAACATAATTTCTTAAGAGCTTCTCCAGATGGTATTAATATTAAAAGAGATAGTCCTCTTTATGGACGAGCACTCGAAATAAAAAATCCCGTTAGTAGAAAATTAACTGGTATCCCAAAAAAAGATTATTGGGTTCAAATGCAAATGCAAATGGAAGTTTGGGATTTAGACGAGTGTGATTTCTTAGAAACTACTTTTCAAGAATATGAAAATGAAGAAGAGTTTTTGAAAGATGGCGAATCGTTTAATAGAACAAACAGAGATAAACATAAAGGTGTAATTGTAATGTTTAATGATGGACAACAACCTATTTATGAATATTGTCCCGTCGAATATAATAAAGAACAATTTGACAAATGGTATGATGAAATAATGGACAAACACACCAATCATTCATGGATTAATAATATTTATTGGTATTTGAAAGAATATTCATTAGTTTTATGTCCTAGAAATAAAAAATGGTTTCAAACTGTATTGTCACAACTACAAAACGTTTGGAATATTATTCTTAAAGAAAGAGTATCAGGACATGACCATAGAAAACCTAAAAGAAAAAAAAAGAAAAAAAGTGATCCGTCACCAAAACAAGTTTTAAAAATACCAACTCAATCCTTCGAAGAATTATCTATTTGAGTTTTCGCTACAAACCATCCTATTCTTCCTTCTTGTATCGCTGGAATACACATGACCTCTTTCTTTTCTTGTGTTTTTTCATTTCCATATGGACACATATTTGGTCTAAAATCTTTACCACCACAAGGTGATTTTGATTGTCTGTTATTTGTATACTGTTTAAACGACCTAACTTGAGATTTTGGAACTTTTTTTGCTTGTTCTTCATAATTAATTATTTCGGGTGCTCTTCTTTCATATATACTATCTAATAATAACGAATTATGTGCTTCGGGAAAATGAGGAGAATCTGAAAATCCTTCCATTATTTTATTACTTTTCCTTTTCATATCCATATAACCTACTATAATTATTACTATCCCTAAAATAAACCCTATAACTAATACACATTGTATGTGTTCCAAGGTAATTATCATATATATATAAATCACGAAATAATTAAATAATTATAACTATTTAAATATTTTTGATTATAATAATATATTATGTCTCAAACTCAGGAAGAATGTGTATTAAAAAGAAGCGGTTCAACCGAAACTGTATCTTTCGATAAAATCTTGAAACGCATTAAAACGCTCGGTGATGAAGCTGGTGGATTATCTCTCAATTATACAACACTATGTAGAAAAATCATAGACCAATTATATAATAAAATACCAACTAGTGAAATCGACGAATTAACGGCACAACAATGTGCTTCATTATCTACTACTAATGATGATTATGGTATATTGGCTAGTAGAGTTCTCATATCCAATCATCAGAAAAATACTGATGATGACTTTAGTGTTATTATTAGTCGTTTATACGATTATGTTGATATTCACGGAACCCATCATCCATTAGTAAGTAAAGAACTTTTCGATATTGTTATGAAAGATGGTGATGTAATCGCCACTTGGTTTCGTTATGAAAGAGATTATTTACTTGATTATTTTGGATTCAAAACATTAGAAAGAGCATATCTCATGAAAATAGACGGTGTAATCGTAGAAAGACCACAACATATGTGGATGAGAGTCGCCCTTGGTATTCACGGCAAAGATTTACAAGCAGCAAGACTAACTTATAATTTAATGAGTCGAAAATTTTTTACACACGCAACTCCCACTTTATTTAATGCTGGCACTCCACGTCCGCAAATGTCCTCATGTTATTTATTGGCTATGGAAAAAGACTCAATTAACGGTATTTATAATACATTACACGATTGTGCTTCAATTAGTAAATGGGCGGGTGGCATCGGAATGCATATACATAATATCAGGGCAGAAGGAAGTCATATTCGTGGAACCAACGGAACCAGTAACGGTATTGTTCCTATGTTACAAGTGTTTAATTACACAGCTAGATATGTTGACCAGGGCGGTGGTAAAAGAGCTGGTTCTTTCGCTATTTATCTTGAACCATGGCACGGTGATATTGAAAGTTTTTTAGATATGAAAAAAAATCATGGTGATGAAGAATTGCGCGCCAGAGATCTCTTTTACGCACTTTGGATTCCTGATTTATTTATGGAAAGAGTTCGCGACGATAAAGAATGGACATTAATGTGTCCTGATAAATGCCCTGGATTAAGTGATGCTGTTGGTAATGAGTTCAAAATGTTATATGAAAAATATGAAAAAGAAAATAAAGGCATTAAAGTTGTAAAAGCTAGAAAAATATGGCTTAAAATTCTTGATAGTCAAATGGAAACTGGTGTTCCTTACATGTTATATAAAGACCACGCTAATAATAAATCCAATCAAAAAAACTTAGGCACTATTAAAAGTTCCAATTTGTGTTGTGAAATAATGGAATACAGTAATGATAAAGAAACAGCTGTTTGTAATTTAGCATCTATCGCATTAGGTAGATTCGTTAGTTATGGAAATTTTAATAAAAGACCAACTATTACACTTTACACTAAAAATAATTGTAAATGGTGTAGAAAAGCAAAAAAATGGTTCAAAATTAGAAATATCGAATATGATGAAATCTTCCTCGAAGATAATAAACTTGAACAATTCAAAACAGAACATAAAGTGGAAACAGTTCCATTAATTTATGTTAATGAACAAAAACTTGGAGGATTTACAGATCTAAAAAATTCTTCTGCTTTTATGCCCAAATTTGATTATGATTTATTACATCAAATTACAAAAATTGTTACCGAAAATCTTAATAAAGTTATTGATAAAAACTTCTATCCTACTAAAAAAACCGAAAATTCCAATTTTAAACATAGACCAATTGGTATCGGGGTTCAAGGTTTAGCCGATACTTTCGCATTAATGGATGTTCCTTTTCATTCTGATGAAGCTAAAGTTATTAATTCGCAAATATTTGAAACCATTTATCACGCCGCGCTCGAAAAAAGCATGGAATTGGCAAAGGATTATAAGCCTTATGAAACTTTTAGCGGTTCACCCGCAAGTAAAGGTATTCTACAATTTGATATGTGGGGTGTATATCCTACAAGATATCCTTGGGATGTTCTTAAACACAAAATTAAACTATATGGTCTTCGTAATTCATTATTGATCGCACCCATGCCTACCGCATCAACCAGTCAAATTTTAGGATTTAATGAATGTTTTGAACCTTTTACCAGTAACATATATTTAAGAAGAACTTTAGCAGGCGAATTTATTATGGTCAATAAATATTTAATGAATGAACTTGAAGAATTAGACTTATGGACCGATGAAGTCAAAAATGGTATTATTAAAAATAATGGTTCTGTTCAAAATATTGTTGGTATCCCACAACATCTCAAAGAAAAATACAAAATTGTTTGGGAAATCCCTATGAAACATCTAATTGATATGAGTGCTGATAGAGGCGCATTCATCTGTCAAAGTCAATCATTAAATTTATGGATGAAAGATCCCGATTATCAACGTTTAACAAGTATGCATTTCTATAGTTGGAAGAAGGGACTTAAGACTGGTATTTATTATTTGAGAACTAAAGCTAAAGCAGCACCACAACAATTCACAATTGAACCCGATAAGAAACCTGTTGAAGAAGAAGAAGAAGAATGTTTAATGTGTGGGTCTTAATATTTGGAAGAAAAACGCGTAAAAATATATAATATTTAGAAACAATTTAAGAAAAAATAAAATATCACGAAAGTATATAATGTTGAAGCAATGTGGTGGTGGTAAAGCTAAAATGGGCTCTAAGTCCAAACCTTACTCTAGCAAAAAAAAAGCTATGCGTAGTCGCAGACGTGTATGTTACTACAAAAAGAAAGGTAGAACTCTTAAAATGAAAAAAAAGAAAAAAGGTAAAAGCAGAAAGAAGAGCCGTCGTCGTCGTCGTTAAATAATTAAGTTATAATATTTAAAAACAAGTAAATATTATATTTATAATGAGTTTTAAAGACATTCAACATTTGTCAAATATATATTTATATTGTGGCGGAATGAATTTAAATAGAAGGACATTTACGGGAAAACCATTTATTGGTTTAGACCGTTTCCCCCACAATAAATATCCTCCACAATTTCATATACGACACGATTTATTGAATAAATTCGGATTAAATGATAATAGTGTAGATATAATACAATCCGAAGATGTTTTCGAACATATAGAATATTCACAATTAAAAAATATTTTTAATGAAATTTATAGGGTATTAAAACCAAATGGTTTATTTAGACTATCTATGCCAGATTACGATTGTGATGTATTGTATAATCGTTCTACATTCGATAAAGAAGGAAATATTGTTTTTGATGCTGGTGGTGGTGGTAGTTATAATATAATGACTAAAAAGGTGGAAAATGGTGGACATTTATGGTTTCCAACATATAAATCTGTAAAACCACTATTAGAAAGCACAAATTTTTCTAATAATAAAATCCACTATCTTCACTATTACGACGAAAATAAAAAACCCATTATAAATAATATTGATTATTCTATGGGATATATTAGTAGAACACCTGATAATGATAAAAGAGTTCAAAATCCAAGGAGACCGATGTCTATTGTAGTTGATTGTTATAAATAAATAAACTTAAAATTAAATTATATTAATATTATAATTTAATTAATGATTAAGATTGCTCATCGTGGTAGTACACACGGAAAAATAATTGATAATAGAGGAAATACTAATTATTATAAATTTCCTGAAAATTCCATACTATCATATATAAACGCAATTGAACAAGGATTCAATATGATAGAAGCTGATGTCTTGTTAACAAAAGATAATAAACTAATTATGTTCCATAATATTCATATTGGTGGAAGATATACCAAAAACATGACATACAAAGAATTTCAAGAAACAAAACCTTATGTCATCACCTTTCAACAATTTTGTTCAGATGTCCTTCCACGCATAAAAATTCTTTTAGATATAAAAGGTGATAATGCTACGGCTATAGCGTTAGTTAATTTTTTTAAAAAAAACAATACTTACTTAGATAATTTTTATTTTTCTAGTTTTAATCGCAACCATTTAGCTATTTTACATAAATACAATAATAATTTAAAATTGGGGTTAATTTATGAAGGTGTATTATTAGATCAAGAAAAAAATTTTATTATTGATTTGTTTGATTTGAAATTTGTAAGCATTTGTTGGGAGAATTTATATAAAGAGGAAATTGAATTTTATAAAAAATTAGATATTCAAATATTTGCGTGGACAAATAAGAATCACGTTACGAGAAGATTAATACCTAATAATGTAGATGGTATTATAACAGATTACTATTTTTAAAGTTTATATGATTTTTGACATAATCCGTTGTAATAAGCACGCAAACCAGAACTTTCTCTCAATACATCTTTATCAAATTTAAGTTTGTAAAAACAACGGAAACATACAAATATATCTACTAATGAATTATGTAAATTTGTTGGATTATTTCTAAAGAAATGATGATGTAATTCTTCTAACGTTGGCCATTTATTATAAGGTTTTCCACCTTTACTTATTTTCACTATTTTACAAACTTCTATACTATTCATCATAGTGCAGAATAGATGTCCTCTATAAAGATCCATGTAATTTCTCATTCCATTACGAGCATATTCACATTTTACAACATTCTTATCAAATTTTATATTATGCGCTACAATAATATCACATTTTGATATTGCGTGTCCAAATTCTCTTAAGACATCTACTATGGTATAGCATGATGCTTGAGATAGTTCTTTTGTAATTCCGTGTTTTTCAATTGATTCCGGTGTTATCTCAATATCGGGGTCAATTCTTATTACTCTATCTTTATCATCTATAACACCACCTTCTTCCGTATCATAAATTAACCAACTCATTTGGACAATATAAGGCCAATTATCTAATTTATACCAAGGGGCATTATATCCTTTAGGTAATCCAGTTGTTTCTGTATCAAATATACAAAATCTCATGATGTGTTTAATATTAATAATATTAAAATATCTTTTCAATTTTATTAATAATTTTTACAAATTCCAAATGTCTTTCTATGCCATTCGCTTATTCCATATTTTTTGATACCCTGTATATGCTTGGCAGCACCATAACCTTTATTTGTTCCTATACTATATTTCTCATTTAATTCTGGATTTGCTTCACATAATTCTTGTATATATTTATCTCTTGCTGTTTTAGCAAGTATGGAGGCAGCGGCGATTGATAAATAAGTATCATCTCCGCCTATTACACAATTACATTGAATATCCTTATATGGTTTAAAATAATTACCATCTATTAATAAAAATCCTGGTTTAATATTCAAACCTTCTAATGCTTTATGCATAGCTTCTTGCGTAGCGTGTAATATATTTATTTCATCTATTCTTTGTTCTGTACTGTAAGCTACAGACCAATCCATAGCGATTGATTTTACATAATTTTCTGATACCAACAATCTATTTTTTGTCAATTTTTTACTATCCCTTATCAAATTATAATTATATGACATTCCTGGATTTAATATTACAGCAGCAGCATATACTCTTCCAAATAACGGACCCCTTCCTGCTTCATCCACTCCTGCCTCTATTTCACCTTCTATACAAAATGTTTTCATTAATATAATAAAAGCATTATCTTTAATTAAGTTTATTTGCAGTTATTGTGTTGTTCTTCACTTGAACCACTACATACGCGTCTATAAATAGCTGCTCTGTTACTAGCACTTACACTACCAATTCCTCCAATTAAAGCTCCTCTTCTTTCAACATTCGTTTTATTACAAGCCACTTTAATGGCATTTGGTGCTTTTGGACAAGTAGCTTTCGCATTTTTTTTACGGATAGGTCCATTAAATCCATTTTTTACTCTTCCATGAGTTAATGCAGGCATTATATTAATTATTAAGAAATTTTATTCTTGATAATTAATATATAATGAAACTTAATAAAATGCATTTATTGGCAATTGTATTATTAGGATTATTAATTGGAAGTTTAGGTCTTGTTAGTAGTTTAGGAATTCAGCAAGATGGATATTCAAATATTAACAAACCTGGTAAAAATCCAGATTTTGTTTGTAGAGAAATACCTAAAAAACAACCTAGGGATATTGAACTTGGACATTATGCTAGAACAAATGATATCACCGCTTGTCCTAAAGATAATCACGTCCACGCTGGTTTATTACCTGACCAAACAAAAAAAGTTCAAAGTCATGCACAAGATGATTCTAATAATGTGGGTGCTACAAGTAATATGACTCAAGACCAAATGCTTTTAGCAGCTAGTTTATATGCAGAGAAAAAGAAAAATGACCCTATTACTGATGATGAAATAAAACAATTCATAGCTTCTGGTGCGGTTGATGTTGGTGAAATGTTAAATCAAGGCAACAAAGAAGGTTTTGGAGGTAATAAACCATCATCACAACAAATTAGTGAGGCTGTTTCTTTATTGAGAAGTCAAATTAGTGGCGAAAAAGACCCCGTTGCTAAAGCACGTGGTATTAAAGGTATACGTGTTATGATGAAATTAAAAGAATTGTCTGAAAGTCAAGAACCAGCAAAACCAGATGAACTTCAACCTTGGAATAAAAACAAATCCAAATGTAGTAAATATAAAGCAAATTATGGTTGTTTAAATATCGATACACAAAATTATAATCCTATCAATAATGAAAGATGTGGTGCCGGAACATTAGAAGGACACCGCAATAGATATACTCATCAAATGACTAGAGCTATGATCCCGCGTGGAAGACGAGAAGATTATATTTTAAAAACTAAAATTGTTCCTCCTGTTTGTCCAAAATGTCCTGATTGTCCAGCATTAGACGAAGCTATTAAACTTTTACAAGATAAAGTTAAAGAAAAAGATAAGGAAGGTGTTGAAGAAGAATTAAAGGATAACGAATTGGAAGATTCGCCTTCTGCTTTAGCAAGGGCTAATGAAAAAAGAAAAAGAACACCTGATGGTCAAAGAAATCAAGATCCAGCACAACATCCATCGCCTAGTATCAAAGAAGCCGCGGAAAGACATGAACCTAAAGGCCAACGACGTTCCGGAGCCCAAAAAAGACCTGCTGGTCGTAAAGGAGCCGGTTACCCAAACGAAGGTGCTTTCGCTGGTAGCTCATCATTCCCTGTTCCATATTTAAATAGTTTCTCCTCTTTCGGTCGTTAATTAATTATTTAACAATTATAAATAATTAATTGCTTCACAACTTGTTGGACCACCACCTCTTTTCCTGCGCGTTCTTCCCATTTATATATATATTACTAAATATATAAATTAACCTAAATTCCTTCGTTTGATACACTTTTTATCCATCTGGAATGTTTTTTCTTTCTTATCTTTCGGAACAATTTTAATAATACATTTAGCCTTTTTACCAAATAATGGTTCTGTGCAACCCTTTTCTTTCTTTTTCTTGCGCGTTTTCTTTTTTCTTTTCCTTGTAATCATAATTTTGGATTTTGGTGGATTTTTTGTACAACGCGACCTAAAATGTTCATATCTATCCCTAACTTCTTCATATGTTAATTTCGATTTTTTATTAAGCATTTTATTTACCTCTTCATGTAAGTCATACATCCAACGAGAAAAATTATCTCTATTTTTTAAAGCTTTACTATTTAATGGAACTGATTTCAAATTTTTAGGTAAATTCTTTCTACAATGACCACACGGCAATACATGCTTTAAAGACATTATAAATTTTTTGTAATCTTTCTTATGTTTTTTAGTTGGTTTTACAGGATAATTGAATGATATTGTATGAAGTGTATGCCACATACTAGGTCCCCATACTGTAGTTAACATTCCGTCACCACTTTCAAAATCTTCTTTGGAATAAGGACCTTTTTTTAATGTTTTATTTTTTTTTGATTTTTTCTTTTTTCTTGTCTTCATACATTAATTTTAGAAAAAAACTTATGCCTAATTTTTATCATTTAATATATACGCGATTAATTTATTAGTATGTCCATAATTTTTAGTTTTCAGTTTTATATTATACTTTTTTTTCCATAATTCTTTGTAAAATTCTTTATCACTATTATATTTTTGATTTTCTATATAATTGATTTTTCCTGATTTATCCAAATAATACATTAATTTAATAACGCAAATAATCTTTAGATTCGTTTAAAATATATTTATCCAATATTATTGAAATATATATATGGGTTTTTTAGAAGAAAGATTAAAAGCCGTAGGTGATGGTATAAGCGATATGGGTTCAGGATGGACATTTAAATCGATTATTATTGTTATAGTTCTAATTGCTGCTTTTTTAGGAGCAGCGTATTATACATATACAACTTATATTGAACCTTCCTTGAGACCTACTTACGTTACCAATAATGAATTTCAAACGGAACAAAGTGCTAAAGATGCTGCCGAACACGCTACTTCAACTCAAGTAGGCAATAAACACGCTAAAATGTATCTTTTTTACACCGATTGGTGTCCTTATTCTCAAAAAGTAAAACCTATTTGGGATAAAATAAAAAATACATATAATACTAATATTAACGAAACAGATTATGTAATTGATTATATTGAAATTAATGGTGAATCACAAGCAAAAGAATTAGAACAATTTCAAAGTGATTATTTAAAAGAAGCGGCGAAATCAAAAATTGATGGTTACCCAAGTATTTACTTAGTCAAAGACGAACAAGTTATTGAATTTGAAGCACAACCTTCTGAAAATACATTAACTGAATTCATTAACACCGTTTTTTAATTTCTTAATTAGATATTTATCTCCTAGATCTCTACCTAATTCAATTCTTTTTCCTCTTGTTTCTTTATCCTGAACTATTTTCATAAAATCGCTCAATATTAATTCATCTCCTGTAAATATTATTGTATTTTCAAATTCCATATCATCCATTTTTCTTGTATTCGCCACTAATTTTCTCATAAATAGTAATACAAAATCTAATAATGTTGCTTCTTTCAATAATTTCGCTTTTAATGGTCTTACGGGAGATAATTTTCTAATACATACTGTTTCTTCGGATTTATTATCATTTAAACATTCCTCTATTGGACAATCTAGATGAATTCCTCCATCCAAATAATATGAATCGTTATGATACAACGGGGAGAATAATAAAGGAAAAGAAGAAGACATATATATTCCTTTTATTACTTCTAAATCTGGTGTATTCGTATAATTAAAACATTCTGATGTAAATGTATTCAAATTGAAAGAATATATGTTATATTTTATTTTTGAATGTTCATATAATTCTTTGAATGTAACTGATGATTTCAAACCTACCGATTTAAATACTGGTATTACGGCATCTTCTATAATACTTATATCAAAAACTCCTTTGTTATTATATATATTCAATAACCCCCTTGTTGTTGATTCTTCCCAATATTTACCCCAAGGTTTATTTTTTATATACTTTATAAATTCTTCCCAATTCGCTTTCGCTGCTAATACTACTAGTAATAGCGCACCCGCACTTGTACCATACAAATTTTCTATACTATCTAATTTAACATACTCTGTCTTTATTAATTTGTCTAATGCACCGGCAAAAATAAATATGTCATGTGCTCCTGATCCCATTACTACATTTTTTATCATTTAAATATAATACGTTTTTAATTTCTTTTTTTTTTCTTAATTTATTTAAATGGATATACATGCTGAAAAATTAAATTTAGACGAATTATACCGTGAAAAAAAAACCAGAGAGGATAATAAAATAAAAATTTATAACCGAATTTTAAAAAGAGCTCACGAAAAAATTAAATATGTTAGTAGACAACGTAATGCTGCATGTTTCTGTGCTTATGTTGTTCCTGAATTTTTATTAGGTGTTCCTAAATACGACTCTGCTGCTTGCATCGCATACGTTATGGATAAATTAATATCAAATGGACTCGCTGTAAAATATGTTCACCCTAATTTACTTATGATCTCTTGGAATCATTATATTCCACCACATGCACGACAACAATATAAGAAAAATACAGGTATCACTATCGATGGTTTCGGTAATGTCAAATCTAGAAAAGAAAATTCTAAAAATAGTTCCGACCCAAATTCTTTATTGGCGAAAGACAAAAAAATTTCTATTAAAAAGAAAAATGTTAATTTCAAAGATGTTAATTCCTATCAACCACAAAATAACATCATTTATAATAACGATATTATGAAAAAAATTGAAAGTACGCTCTCAAAAAAAGACTAATTCTCATCGTCGCTGCATATTTTCACTTTTTCTTACTGATTTTTTTTTCATTACCATTTATGATAATAAAATCTTCAACTACTAAAATCTCGCTGCATGCTTACCATACTTTTTAGCTATAAAAAATATTGTTACTGAATGTCGTAAGGAATTGATTTTCCTCAAAACGGTATCCCTTAATCCCGCTAAATTATTAAAAGTTATAAAATAGTCTCTTACCATATACCTGTAAAATAGCACGTCTTAAAATACCCTAAAAAGTAGTCTCATGAAAAATATTTTTTCTAATTAAGATTTGAGATTTCTTTTTTCTGACATTTTATTTTGTCAGATTTATGATTCATGAGCCACGATAAAGACCGAAAATCAAACTGGTGAGAATTTTCCCTTGATAATTCTAGGAAATTTTTTGAAAAAAACGAAAAAAATTTGTTACCATAAAAAAATATACTTAAAAATAAAATATTTCATAAGTATAAAATGGAAACAAAAGTCATCCCAAAAAGTCATCCCTTTAGGAAAAAACACAGACGAACAAAAGAATACATATGCGAGTGTTGTGACTATTATACGCAGTTAAAAGGTGATTATACTAAACATTGCAAAACTAAAAAACATATGAAGAAAAAGTCATCCCAAAAAAGTCATCCCATCTCAAAAAAGTCATCCGAAATAACAACGAAAAAAAATAAACCAAAAAAGCCAGAACGCGATGAAGAAATAAAAGATTTAAAAGACCAAGTTAGTAATTTAACTAAGTTGCTTGGAAAAGTTCTTGAAAAGGGAATTTCCAACACAACAAACAACAATACAAATTGTAATAATACTAATATCAATAATACAATGACGGTTAATGTATATTTAAATGACCATTGTAAAGATGCTTTAAATATAAAGGATTTTGTAAATCAAATCGAGGTTCAATTAGAAGATATACTTCATCCATCAAAATTATTAAAAGAGAATATAGTTCCAAATATTTTTATGAATAATTTAAAGAAATTGTCAAATGAGGAAAGACCTGTCCATTGTGCTGATGCCAGACGAGGTAAATTTTTTGTAAAAGATAATGATAAATGGTCTGAAATAAAAAAAGAAGAACAGGATAACCCATTAAATAGTCAAATAGGAATGTTAAAATTTGATGTTTATAAAAAAGCGATGCAAGCAGAAGAAGAAGGGATAATAAATGACCAAACAAAACAAAAAATAAGGGATGCTTGTGGAATTTCCCCAACACCAACAATAGTTGATAATAAAATTATAAATAAAATAGCAAGTGAATGTAATCTCCTTGAAGCACGTAAGAAAAAGAGCTTAGAGAATATAGATTAATATATATATGCCTGATCATAAGAGACATATTAAATATTTTTGTATATGTTGTGATTATACTACACAAAAAAAATCTAATTATATGAAACATTGCAATTCAAAAAAACATTTTCGTAATATTATTGTAAAGAAGAAAGAAGAAATCATTAATGAAAGAGAAGATGAAAAAACTATTATAGACTTAAAAACTGAATTATATGATTTGAAAAAGGATAATAAATATTTGGAAGAAGATAATAAGCGATTAGAAAAAGAGAATAAGAGATTGTATAAAGAGATGATGAAATATAGAAAAGAATTAAATTATAGGAAGGCGGGTTTAAAATAATTAATTAGATCATTAATTAATTATTTGTTAAGCAGATGGAGGAGTATCAACAGCAGCTTCAGCTGGTGGTGATGCTTCCTCTTCAGGTTTTGGTTCTTCGACAACAGGTTTATCATTAATAGTAACTTCGGTTGCGTCAACAACAGGATTATATGGTTCTTCTTTCTTTTCTTCTGGTTTTTCACCTTCCATTATTTCTTTTTCTTCCTCTGTTTCAATAGGAACATCACTAGCACCAACAGCATCAGGCGAAGGAGTTGGTTCGGTTTCTTGTGTCATATCATTTTCCAACATAGCGTCCCGTTTTTCTTGGAATCTTTCAACTCTATTTTCAGCATTAACTAACATACGTTTTTTAATAATGGCCTCCAGAATATTAAGACCCTCTTGAAAATCTTTTTCACATTCAACATATAATTTAACAATAATATCTCTAGTTTCAGGAATAATTTTGTCAAGTTTTTCGTATGTTAATTCGGGGTCAATAGTTAATTGTTTAACTTTACTTTCAGGGTCAATCCAATAAGCAAACATTTGATCTATAATAGCTACTAATTTTTGTTCATTTTGTTTATTTTTAAAAGTCATATCTGCAATATGTTTTGCATATTTTTGAAACAATTCAAAATCTTTATGGTTGGGAGTGGAGTGATAAGATTTACTCCAAGGACTATTTTCATCATTACATAGAGGTTGATTATGGAAATCTTTTAATTTAATATCGCTGAATTTTTTAATTTCAGGTGGAACTTTCTCAGATAAAGAAAATGTTTTATAAAATATTGCTACGTCTTTTTCATATTGTGCTTGCGATTCTTTACTTTTTTGATCAAAAACGCCTTTTTTGAAATTATAAACATCAAAATATAAAGCTTCTAATTCAGGAATACCAATTTCATCTGTTAAAGCCTTAGTAACAGCGTCTTTTTTAGTATCGTTGCTTTCTACGTTTTCTGTTTTAATTAGTTCTTTTTTTTCAGTTTCTATTTTTTGCATTTCTTGTTTTGCTTCTTCAGTAACAACAGTTTGTTGTTCGGGTTTTTCCTCTAATGCTGGTTCTCCTTCTGCTAAAACAGGACTATCAACTACTTTCTTTTCTTCAGCAGGTTTTTCTTCGGTAGGTTTTTCTTCAGCAGGTTTTTCTTCAGTATCACTATCGACTTCTTTATTAGTAATTAATGTAGAAACAGGGTTTTCGGTAGGAACTTTATCTTTAAGGTTTTCGGCCTTTTCCATAATATTACCAGCTAAGTCCTTTGTTTGTTCAGTAACATTAGATACAACAGCTTTAGTTTTTTCAGTTGTATTAGAAATTAAATCTTTACTGGTATCAATAGCGTTGTCCATCATTTTATTAGCACCATCGATCATATCTTGAAAAAACCCTTTCTCTTCTTTTTGTTCTGTTAGTGGTGTTGTATCAGTAGGTACAGGCTGATCGCCACCACCGGTTTGGATATTTTCTTTTTTAATATTCATATCACAATTTTTAGCTTTAATAAGTATATTTTTATCAGTATTATGAATTGGTTTAATAGCAGCGATTCTTTGAGTGCAAAAATTCAGTTTAGATAATGTAGTTCGAACACCTTTTGGAACTTCAGATTTATTCATAACAGGCGTTAATTGTTTTCCTTCAGCATTTTTCCAAGAAATCATAGGATTAACGGTTTTATTAATAGCGGCGAATAAATGTGCTACTTTAATATAATATCTTGCGATGCCTGTACACATATGTTGTTTTTTTTGTTGTCCTTTAACGTCCAATTCATTAATAGCATCATTATCTAAATGAACAAGTGATTCATTTTTAAAGTTTTCAATAGGTTCACCAGCACTATCGCGTAATGATCGATCAAGCCATACAACTTCCTGTGAATTCAAATGATGCCTTAATACCTTTGATGTTAAAATAATCATTTCGTCACAATATTTTTTATCATGTAATTTTTCTAAGTCACTAAATTTAGCCTTGGATATTAATTTAGCAGCAGTTAAATGTAAAACATTAGGCAATTTAAATTTATTTTTTTCATCACGAATATCGAATGGAATTAAGTCTTTCGGTTTGGATGCTTTATTACCCATTATATAAAATATATATAATATAAAATTGAATTAAATACATAATTATTTATTAAAAGTAATCATGTCATTAACCAAGGGAAAGTCTAACATGAAAGTTGGAACTAAGAAGAGACGTAAGAATAAGATAAATAAAAAGAAATTATGGGACGCATTTGATAATGATACCGTGATAGATGAAGATACGGATTTAATATGCATGTATGAAAGGCAAAAATTAGCACCGCGCGATAAATGTTCATTATGCTCTTCTAGATTATCGATGGGTGCGGATAGATTTCTGATTTGTGAAAATAAGAAATGCGGGGTGATGTATAAAGATACCCTGGATGAATCTGCCGAATGGAGATATTATGGTGCGGAGGATAGTGGTTCAAAAGATCCAACAAGATGTGGAATGCCAATAAATCCATTATTAAAGAAATCGTCTTACGGTTGTAAAGTAGTATGTAATAGTAGGTCAACTTATGAAATGAGGAAAATAAGGAGATATACAGAATGGCAATCTATGCCTTATGAAGAAAAAACACAATACGATGAATTTGAATGGATAAAAGCTATGGCGCGACAATCGGGTATAGCGAAAATTATAGTTGACGAAGCGATGAGACAACATAAGAAAATATCAGAAATGAAAACATTTAGAGGATATAATAGAGATGGAATAATAGCCGCGTCAGTTTATATTGCATGTAGAATACACAATTATCCTAGAACGGCAAAAGAGATAGCAACAATATTTCATTTAGATAATACAAGCGCTACGAAGGGGTGTAAAAATGCCGGACAAATATTAAATAATATAGAAAGTGATATGAATAGAACGCGTTACTGTGAAACAAAACCTGAAAATTTTATTGAAAGGTTTTGTAGTAAATTAAATATTAACAAAGAATTAACAAAAGTATGTATGTTTGTAGCACATAAAATAGAAGAGAATAATTATATTCCGGAAAATACTCCTATATCAGTTGCTGCTGGAATAGTATATTTTGTAGCACAAAATTGTAATTTAAACATAAGTAAGAAGAAAGTGAATATGTGTAGTGAGATTAGTGAGGTTACAATAAATAAATGTAATAAGAAATTGGAAAAGATGAAAGAGAAATTAATACCTCCTGTGATTTTAGAAAAATATAAGGTATAATATATAGATGGATGAAAATATGGGATATGGAAAAACGCCAGAAAAATTAAAAAAGAGAATTAGAGAAGGACCAGCAAAAGGAACTAAATTGGATTTTCCACTTGAAGAAAGTAGTAGTAAAAGACTAAAACCAATAGAAGAAGGAGATATGGGGGCTCCATCATTGGTAACGGGGCAAGATTATAAAGAAGTTGCAGAAGATATGAGAAGTGACGTGCAATCAGAGCTAGCTGAAATTGGAAAAGGAAGAAAATTAATAAAAAAAGTTAAAGATATGCCGGGAATCACAAGTGAATCAGATAATAGAATGCGGGAGATGATTGTAGAACAAAAACCAAGTGATAATGCTGGAGGAGGTATTTTAGAAATGTTTGGTTTAGCAGGAGGTAGAAAACGCCGAAGAAAGAAATCGCGTAAAAAGAAAAAAAAATATAAACGTAAAAGTCGTAGAAAGAAGAGAAGAAAATCAAAGAAGAGAAAATCGCGTAGAAGAAGAAAGAAGTCACGTAGGAGACGTAAATGAAATAAATTGATTTAAAGGTGATTTTATAAATTATATAAAATGACAAACAATTTTTCTAAATTTGTAGAGAATGGTAATGTACAAAGAAAATTAAAGAACAAATCAAGAAATAAAGAAGATGTTAAGGTAAGGTCATACAGAATGCAAGAGGAATATGGGCCTAAGAAATTTATAAAACCGTGACGAACAGGAACAAAAAGTCAACAACAGATACCTCCAAAAGGGCAAAAGAAGGGGTTTCGTGGAAAGACTTCATCTTCAAAATAAGATTACATAATGAATATATTTATGACGAGCTTATTATAAAAAAGATAATAAATGCACTGAAATATATTAATTATGCTTAATAGTTTTTAAAAACTTTTTTAATATAGAACGATGTTTTGAAACTAATTCAAAACATTTTTTTCTAATAGGACAATTGGGATTTAATGAACCTACGATTTTGTATCTTGGTGGTCCGCCACTATTTTTAACAAAATTAGGAATTTGATAAAATAAATCCGGATAATAGACGTGGGTCATCCAATCATCACAATACCAGTTTTTAATTTGCGGAGGGAAATAAAAACCAAATATTTCCATATGTCTTCTACTAACGAAAGATTGCGTTTGTATGAATCTAGGACCACTGGGTCTACAATGAGGTCCAGTATTCCATCTATCAATATCAAGAGGTCCAGTTAATCCTATATTATGTCTGGCTTGAAGTTTAGCGATACAATTATTAACCCACCCGTGGTCTTGAAAAACGATATCATCACCACATTGGAAAAAATAATCACAACCATCATCATATGCTTTTTGAAAAGCTCTATTCCACATATGGGTTACCCAACCTTTGGGTATTTTATCGCTGGATAAAAAATGAACTTTTAGATGTTTAAAAACGTTAGTAAAACGTATTAATTCATTTTGTTCATTTGTTTTAGAATAAATAGGGTCGTCATTATCAATAACGAGATAAATATGATAGGTGTGTCCTGAGCTACAAGTTAATAACAAGGATTTTAATAGACAATTATAAAGATAAGATTCTTTAATAGATTTCCAATTGCGTCCTCTGGATGTGCTAGGAATTAGAATGGCAATTTTCATATAAATGATAATGAAAAATTGTATTTAAATATTATTGATTATTTAAATACAAAGATGGAATTTACCGTTGAAGAGAAAACGAAGGAACCTTCGTCATTTTGTACTATATGTACAAAGAACTGTAAACAAGAGCTTGTATTGTGGGTATTAACATTATCAATACATCACAAAGGAGCGAATGTGTATATAATGTGTGATACAGCTTCAAAAAATGAAATAGATAATTTAACACCAGATGTGAATGAAAGATTGAATATAAAATGGTTTGTAGAATTAGATGAATATAGTGATAAAACAAGGAAACAAATGGAAGACGAAAAGATTTGGAGTGATTTTCAAATGAAAAAAGCGGATGTAATGTCAAAAGCATTAGAAAGTGAAAAAGATACCTTATTTTTGGATAGTGATATAGTTATATTAGATAAAATTAATGACGTGAATCATGATATGGATATAGGTGTTAGTCCACAATATATAAAAGATGAGAATGTAAAAGAAGTAGGATATTATAATGGCGGAATGTTATGGACAAAGAATAAAGACGTTCCAAAAGATTGGATAGAATTTACAAAAACATCCCGCTATTTTGATCAGGCATCAATAGAGGATTTGGCAAAAAAATATTCGAAATTTACATTCAGAGATAATTATAATTTACAAACTTGGAGATTTGTAATAGGACAAGAGGATGGAGAGACTATAGCTGGATATATTAAACCAAAAAACGGTAAATTATATTATAAGAATAAACCTTTAAAATGTATTCATACACATTTTAATGTTACAGCTTTTCAACAAATAAATAGTTTGTTTTTATTAAAATTACAACAGGGAAAACGTTATAAAGAATTAAGTTGTATTTATAGGTCAATAAATAATAAATGGATAATGACTGTTCCGTCACAACCACAACCGGGTTTATGGGCACATAAGAATGATAGTTTTCGTGAATTATCATTACTTCAGAAAAGGAGTAATAAAGATGTGGATGTTCAATTGAATAAAGATTCAGGACATTGTTGGTTGATTCCGAGTGTCATACTATACGATAGACCGACTGAGACGTGGTTTAATAATGAATTCCATAAAGCAGGGTTAGTGATGTTAGGAAATTTGGATAATGAAGTGGAAGGTATGGAATTAATGAAAAAGGGAGTAAATACATCGGCTTGGACATTTTGGCCACGAAGACCTTATGTTATGGAAACTATGTTAGAAAAAGAAGGAATATTAGAATGGGGTAAAAGAGATATAGAAAGTATATTTGTAGGAAATTTTGAAAATAAGATTCAAGAGAAATATAGAAAAACAGACGATGATTGGGAGAGTGTATTAGATGTATATCATTGTACAGCAGGTAAAAAGCATAAATTTACACAGGAAGAATATTTGGGTATGTTAAGAAGAAGTAAATATGGGTTGTGTTTAAGAGGTTATGGAAAGAAATGTCACCGCGAAGTGGAATGTATGGCTTGGGGAACTGTCCCGATAATAACAAATGATGTATGTATATCATCGTATATAAATCCACCGAAAGAGGGAGTGCATTATATACGAGCACACGATAGAGAGGATATGAAGAGGAAAATGGCAAGTGTAAGACAAGAGAGATGGAAGAAGATGTCAGATGCTTGTGTGGAATGGTACAAAGAAAATGTACATAGTAAAGGTTCTTGGAATACAACAATAAAACAAATATTGTATGATTAAATAATAAAAATAAAGTTATTTATTTAATCATAATGGAAAAATTAGGAACAAAATATGGTGGATGGTATGTGCCAGAAGAAATGGATTTAGATGAAAATAGTATAATATATAGTGCAGGTGTAGGTGAAGATATAAGTTTTGATTTATTATTAAGTGATAAATATAAATCACATATTTATTTGATAGACCCAACAGAAAGAGCATTAAAACATTATGAAAGTGTGTATGAAGGTTATGAAGGTAATGGGTGGGATTTTAGTAATCAAGATATACAAACGGATTACTGGCCAATAATAAGTGAACTAAAACCACAATTAAAAAAAATGTACTATGTGAAAAAAGGATTATGGAAAGAGAGAGATGTGTTGAAATTTTATAAACAAGAAAACGAAAAATATGTATCGCAATCTTTGATGAAGGATATGTTTGGGAAAGCGTATGATAAAGTGGAAGTATTGAGTGTGAAAGATTTAATGAGAGAGAAACAGAATACAAGAATAGATTTATTAAAGATGGATATAGAAGGAGCAGAAGTGGAAGTATTGAATAATATGTTGGACGACAATATATATCCAAAATATTTATGTATAGAGTTTGATTTGGCTTTAAAAAGAAAAGATCCAGAGAATACTACAAAGAAAATATTAGAAAGATTAATGCGAGGAGGTTACAGGATGTTGAAAAATGACAGAATGAATATAACATTTATGTATGAAAAATAATATAAAAATATAAAAAGATTACAATTAATGAAAAGAATATTGATAATTGGGGGAAAAGAAATACCGGTTAATATAAAATCATTAATAGAAAGTTATGAATATGTATGTAGAATAAATACGAATTTGTATGAATGGAATGATAAACAAAAAAATATTTTATTTGTGAATACTCACGTGAATACGAATTTGGTAAAAGGAGATAGAACGCCTGAAGAATTAATAAATGCTAATTATTGGTTTTTAAAGAAAGAAAGAATAAATAATTTTAGAAAAAAAACAAAGAGAGAAGATGTTAAAATCATACAGCAAATGGACGATTGGACTAGTAATTTTTGTGATAAAAGTAATAAAATATTAGAAATGATAAAATGCCCATACATATTTGTAAAACAACCAAGATGTGGATATCAAGCGATATTATATTTTATATTAAACGAATTTGAAGTGGATGTTTGTGGATTTTCATTTAAGAATGAGAATAATAAGAGCAGATATACAGGAGAAAAACCGGTAAGCGATTGTCATGATACGAAATTAGAATTAGAAGTGTTATATTGGTTGCACGAGAATAAAAAAATAAATGCTACATTATGTATGTTGGAAGATTTTAAATTGCCATTTTTGAATTGTGAAAATAAAAATATACATGAAAGAGAAATTTTATATTTTTTAGATAATTATGGAATATGTATAATAAGAAATTTTTATGACGATGATGATATGTTTTTGTTAAAAGAAGAATATAATAGAGTATTTAATGAGTACAAAGAAAAGATAGAAATATTAGATAAAGAGGATTGTTCTAATGATGAAAGAATATTTCATACAGAAATATATTCGGAGTTTATAAAGAATACATTTTCAAATAAACCATTATTTAATAAAATAGCACAAAAATATAATCCACATTTAAAGAAGAAAACATTAATAAATAAATTAGTGTACGAAGAAGGTAAAGTAAAAAATAGTGGAGCGGGTTGGCATAGAGACAATCATGATTGTCAATTTAAAACAATAATGTATTTAACTGATGTGAAAAGTGAAAATGGACCTTTTACTTGGATAACAAATTCATCAAAACGTCATATAGGTTATCCAGAACCAAGAACAAAAGGTTACAATACAAGATTTCACGATAAAACGATAGAGAAATTATTGAATGAGAATAAAGATTGTGAAAAGATTGAAGTGTGTGGTAGTGCTGGAGATATAATATTGGCGAATACGACATATATTCATAGAGGTAAAGTGATAGAAGAGGGAATAAGAAAGGCGATGACAGAATATTTTTTTTAATTTAATTCGAATACCATAAATTTATTAGTAAAAAGATATAAAATAAAATCACGAATGTATATTAATGATTTTATTTTCAGAAGATTATTATTCAAAAGACTGTATAAAATGTGTGAATGATTGTAAAAATACAAATTATAAACAAAAATGTGAAGATTATATTAATAAAAAGTATAATTTCGCACATAGCATTTTAACAACATCTTGTACTCATTCGTTGGAAATGATGGCGATGTTATTAAATATTAAAGAAGGTGATGAGGTAATAGTACCATCATATACATTTGTAAGTACAGCAAATGCGTTTGTAAAATTTGGCGCTGTAATAAAATGCGTTGATTCTGAAAAAGACAATCCGAATATAGATCCCTTAAAAATAGAAAAAGAAATTACGGATAAAACAAAAGCGTTAGTAATAGTTCATTATGGTGGTTGGGGTTGTAATATGGAAAAGATAGTGGAAATATGTGAAAAAAATAACATATATTTATTGGAAGATGCTGCACAAGCAATTAATTCATATTATAAAAATAAAGCGTTGGGTTCATATGGAATATTATCAGCATTTTCATTCCATTCAACAAAAAATATAAATTGTAGTGAAGGTGGATTGTTAGTTATAAATGATGAAAGATTAATAGATAAGGCACATATAATTTGCGATAAAGGGACGAATAGATATGAGTTTACAAAAGGTAAAGTGGATAAATATGAATGGGTAAGTAAAGGTTCTTCTTATCCGATGGGCAATCTTAATGCAGCATATTTATATTCACAGTTAGCAAATATCGACGAAATAATAAATAAAAGAAAAGAATTATGGGAATATTATAAAAAGGAATTATCTTTTATACAGGATAAAAAATGTAAGTTATGTGAAAAAAAGAAAGATTGTGTTGGGAATTATCATATATTTTATATAATATTTGAAGATATCGTTATATTAAAAGAAGTTCAATCATATTTGAAGATGAATAATATTCAATCATATACTCATTATAATCCTTTACATAAGAGTGAATACTATAGAAAAAATTTTAAAGAAAACAAAGAATTGAAGAACGCGGAGAAATATGGAAATCGGTTATTGCGGTTACCTTTACATAATAATCTATCAAATAATGATATTAAAAAGGTATGTATGAGAATAAAAGATTTTTTTTATTTAGATGTAAAAGAGATTAAACATTTAGATTTAATTTCAAAGGAGAGAATGGAAATTATAGAGTTAAAAATGCAATTTTGGAATTATGATATAGAATCACAAAAAAAATGGATAAAAGAGAATGTGAAGGATAATGATAAACATATTTTATTATACAACGAAAATATATTGATAGGATATGGTTTGATTATGGAAAGAAATTGTAAAATAATAGATGGTATAATAATTGATGAAAATTATCGTGGAAAGGGTTATGGTGGTATTTTATTAAAAAATATAATAGAAAAAATTCGGAATAATGGATTTTTATTATGTGAAGAGCAAAATGTAAAATATTATGAAAAATATGATTGGATAATGGATAATTCATTAAAAATAGTTAATAAAGAAATAAAAAAAGGTCTTTATAAAATGAAATATAAATTAGATGAAATATCATATATTAATTATTAATTACATATATTTAAAAATATAAAACTATATGCAATTAAATGTATATATTAAAAAAATATAATGAAGATATGGGGAAGGGTATAATAATATTCACACATAATGAAACAAATTATATATTAAATAATTGTAAAAACTTGTTGGATAAGTATTATTTCATTCAACACGTTCAATTTAATATACCATATATAAATAGAAATAAAAATATATCTTTACATTTTATGCCACAATTCAATGTTAAATATAGTAATGATATAAATATCGCAACAAATGTATTGATTTACAAAAAATTTTATTATAAAATGATGAAAAATGATAAGATAAATTTTATCAACTTGTTGCAAAAATATAATGTAAAGATAGAAAATACAAATGAAGATAAAATAATAGATTTTTTGTACGTGGGAAGATGTAATTCTTGTAAAAAAACTATAGATATATTGAATTATTTTATTTATATTTCAGAATATTTGAAAAAAAGATGTTTATTTTTGTTATTAGATCAATATGATAAGTTATCGTCTTATAAGAAAGGGTTCTATGAATTATATAATACATTAAGTGATGAAATAAAAAAAAATATAATTATAATGGATACATCTTATTTAAAAATAAGTAATAATCCGATGTTCCATGGGTTTAATTTGGATGATGTTGCGTTATTTTATAAAAATAGCAAAATATATATCCACGGATGTGAAGATGAAGGTGGTTCAAGGAGTATACACGAAGCAATATGTTCAGGATGTAATGTAATGGTAAAATCGAATATGAAAGGTGGAGGATTAGATAATTTAAAAGATGCAAGTCAATATACGTTATATGGTAAAGATAATTACAAAAAAAAAATAAATGAATCGATAGAGAAACAAAAAAAATATGTGTGTAAAGAGGAATATTTGACTGAAATATCGGAGATTTATACAATAAGAAAGATGTTGAAGATTCTTTATGAAAAATTAAATTATCAATCGGTTTTAAAATTTGAAGATTTTGCGAAGATATGTGAAGAAAATACAGATTATATTCAATTAAAAATGGCTGCACATGATTTGACTGTTCCTTGGTATATAAAAACAGAATTAACATCAACGATAAAAAATGAATATCAATTAAAAAAATTCTATGAATGTTTATAGTTTATCATGGTAAATATGATATAAAAAATAGATAAATATATATATTAAATGGAAGAATATAAAAATGTATTGATAACCGGAGGTTGTGGTTTTATAGGTTCAAATTTCATAAACGATATATTTGAAAATAGTAATATAAATATAATAAATATAGATAAACTTAATTATTGTGGAAATGAAGATAATATAAAAAAAGAGATAAGAGAGAATAAAAGATATATTTTATATAAAGTATGTTTGCAAAATATGAATATAGTATATGATATTTTGGAAAATCATAATATAGATTTAATAATACATTTTGCTGCTCAAACACATGTTACGCGTTCATTTGTAAATACAGGTGATTTTATAAAAGATAATATTATAGGTTCATTTAATTTATTAGAAGCTGTTAAAAAATATGGCAAAATAAAATGCATGATTAATTTTTCAACGGATGAAGTATATGGTGAGAGTTATCTTGAAGATATAAAAGGTAAAACGGAAAAAGACAAATTGGAACCTACAAATCCATATGCTGCTAGTAAAGCATCTGTTGAAATGATTATAAAAGCATATATATATTCATATAAATTACCTATAATGACAATAAGGTGTAATAATGTTTATGGAAATAATCAATACAAAGAAAAAGTAATACCAAAATTTATATATCTATTAAAAAATAATAAAAAGATTACGATAGAAGGTGATGGGAAAAATAAAAGAGCATTTGTCCATACAAATGATGTAAATAGAGCGATACTGTTGATTTTAAAACATTTTAAAATAGGAGATATTTATAACATAGGAATAAATAATGAAATAACAATATACGAATTGGCAAAAAAAATGATAAAATATATAAAAAACGCGGATGATTTTGAAAATTATATAGAGTATATAAAGGATCGTAATTATAATGATAAAAGATATTTTATAGATTATTCAAAATTGAAAAGTATAGGTTGGATTCCTAAGAAAAATTTCGATAAAGAGTTAAAAAATATAATTAAAGATGTTTAAATATAATATTATAATGAAAATATTATGTTTAATACCTGCACGTTCAGGGTCAAAAGGGTTACCCGATAAAAATATTAGAATGATGGTTGGGAAACCGTTATTGGCGTGGTCAATAGAACAAGCCAAAGATACAGAATATTGGAGAGGAGCTGATATGAGAATTGTGGTATCAACAGATAGTGAAAAATACAAAGATATAGCATTAAAATGGGGAGCCGAAGTTCCTTTTTTAAGACCGAAGGAATTATCAGAAGACAATTCAACCGATTTAATGTTTATAAAACATGCTTTGAAATGGTTTGATGAAAATGAAAAATATAAACCGGATTATATTTTACATCTTAGACCGACCCAACCGTGTAGAGAGAAAGGTTTGATTGATGATTGTTTAAATAAATTTATAGGGAGTGAATTTGATAGTCTAAGGACAGTAATACCTAGTAAAAAAACACCCTATAAAATGTATATGAAAAATGAGAACGAATTGATACCATTATTTAATAATGTATCTGGATGGTCAGAACCATATAATATGGGTAGACAATATTTACCAAAAACATATTTACATAATGGATATGTAGATATAATGAAAAGTGATTTGTTGAAAACGGATCGGTTATCGGGAAAAATATTAGCTTATGAAATGGGAGAAAAAGATCATATTGATATAGATACACTAAAAGATTGGCAAAATGCGGAAAGAATATTATATACTAAGGATTACTTGGAAAAAAATGGATTGCATGCACAATAACGGAGATGCTATTTTTCAAAATGATATGTGCATCCACTATGATGTTTTAAAATAAAACCATTATCTATTAATATTTTAAAACATTTATTATTAAATTCGTATGATTTTGGATGACCATCACCGTACATTAAATGACCGTGAACTTCAAATGTTATTTTTTTAATATTTTTCTTTATAAAATCAATATTATCATTTAAAATATTTAATTCACCACCTTCAATATCCATAAATAAACTATTAATATCGTTTATATTGGGTATATCTTGAAATTTGGTTGTTTTGATTTTATACATCTTTCTGCTATCTCCCCACCCTCTCCCATTATCTTTTCTATCGCCTGATCCAGCTACAATATTATCATATGTTTGAAAATCAATATAATCTTTAGTAGATGAAATAAAAGTATTGTAAAATATTACGTTTTTTAAATCATTGGCTTTTTTACATTTTTCTAGAGATTCTTTTAACTCTGGATTACCCTCAATACTAAATACCTTTTTTACTTTTTTAGATAATAAATTTGTTATATAGCCGATACAACTACCCATTTCAAGAACGATATCATCATTATTATAAAATGTATTTACTATAGTTGCTTCATCTTTTTCGTAAACTCCATTTTTAAATCTATTAGTAAGATTATCATGATAATACCTTTGAGGAATATATAAAATTATATTATTATAGGAAATTCGTTCCATTATTAGTTAGTATAATATTATATTTAAATACATTTATTGTTTCTTTCTAAGACTTTCTCTTTTTGAATTTTCACCTTGAAACATTCTTCTAGGACCTGGTTCATATTGTGTAGCTTTTTCAATATCTCTAATGCCTTTAACTAATTTAAATAATCCAGATGGTTCAATAGAAGACTTTTGATCACTTCCCCACATATTTCTATCCAAAGTAATATGTCGTTCAACCCAAGTAGCACCCATTGCTACAGATGCGAAAGTAGTAACTAATCCATATTCGTGTCCACTCCATCCAATTTCTTTATTTGTATATGTTTTTTTAAGCCAATCGATATATTTCAAATTCAAATCTTCTACAGGACAAGGATACGTAGAATTTGTATGCATAATAACATCGGGATTACATGCGTCAACACAAGCTTTAATTTCTTCTTCTGTGCTCATTCCCGTGCTCACAATTAATACATCAAAAGCTTCTCTGGCTGCTTTACATAATTTCAAATCAGTTATACTTGCACTACCAATTTTACCAATTTTTGAATATTTTGCCATAACTTTAACACTATCACAATCCCACACACTAGCAAAAAATTTAATTCCTATTGAATCACTAAATTCACACAATTCTTTAATCTGTTCTTCAGAAAATTCAATTCTATATTTATATTCCAAATAACTCATTTCACCCCAAGGGGTCATTCTACGTTTTGTTTTTTGTTGTTCCGGAACACAAACATCAGGGTTTCTTTTTTGTATTTTTGCATAATTACATCCCGATACTTTGGCCAACATGATAAGTTCTTTACATTTTTCTATAGAACCATTATGATTAATACCTATTTCTGCTATAATTTTTGTAGACATTATAAACATATTTAAAGTTATATTTTTAAGTATGTATAAATGAGAATTTATGTTGACGTAGATAATACAATTTGTTATTACGAGAGTAAGTTTCACGGTAGTGGCAAGAAAGACTATTCTTTGGCTTTACCATATAAAGACAGAATTGAAAAAATAAATAAATTATATGATGACGGTCATAAGATAGTATATTGGACAGCAAGAGGAACAGTTACACAGAAATTTTGGTTTAAAATTACATATGAACAATTGGTTAAATGGGATTGTAAATTCCATGAATTAAAAATGGGAAAGCCTGCATATGATTTATTTATAGATGATAAAAATATAAATTCAGAAATATATTTTAAATCTAATGAATAAATATAATGGCTATGACAGAACAAATGATAATTAATACCTTTTATATAACTTATGTATTTTTCATAACAACAGGAACTATAACATTTATAGAAGCTATGAGAACAGCTGATCAAAAAATCAGAAATATTTTAAATTTAGAAACTTGCATTTCGGTGGTTGCAGCATTTTTTTATTCCAAATTTGTAATGGAAGCTGAAAGTGGTAAATTAGATCATGAAAGTATAAACAAAACAAGATATTTAGATTGGTCGATAACAACACCAATAATGTTGTTAGTTTTAGTATTGGCATTTTTATATAATACAAAAGGAGGTCCTTTAAAATTTTCCAAATTTTTGACTATATTAGGATTAAATTATGGTATGTTAGGAATGGGTTACTTGGGAATGATGGGAATAATAGATAAAACCTTGGCAAACATAGTGGGATTTGGTTTCTTTTTCGCTCTATACGGATACATTTACAAAAATTTCTTAAAGAAATATAATTTTGATAATATGATGTTATTTTATTCATTTATAATTTTATGGGCATTCTATGGAGTATTTTATCAAATGGATAATGTAACAAAAAATGTTGGATATAATGTATTAGACTTATTTTCCAAATGTTTTGTTGGTATTTTCTTTGTAGCTTATTTTACAAAAATGTTCAAATTGTAATTATATTAAAAAATATTATAATATAATTAATGTTTGCTTTCTTTGATGATAAATTATTCCCAAAAATATTAATAAGATTTAATCCTAATATAACAAATGAATCCTGGAAACAATTTACAGATAAATGGATTTCTTATGATAAAAGAGAAACACCATATACATTTATATTTGATACAGAAGGTTTAGGCGTGCCGTTAATAAAGTATGCATGGAAAATGACTGTATTTATAAATGGATTGAAAAAAAGAAAAAAGGTAGAAAATAATGTGTACTTGTCAAAAAGTATAATTATTTGTAATAATTCATATCAACGATTTTTATTAGAATGGATATTTTATATTCAAAGTCCAGTAGCTCCTGTATATATAGTTAAAAATAATGATGAAGCTACACAATTATATGATAATTTGTCTTTTAATAAACATTTTTATCTTTCGTCTGTATCAGCTTATTTTCCAAAATAATTATGATTTATCTACTATTGTAATGGTGGTATTTTGGTCTGGACCTATGCCGTGGTGATCAGTATTAATTACGTAAGGACGTCCTGTATTAGCATCATACGTAAGAGAAATAACGGTTACCGTTTTTTCGGCATTATTATCAGTAGGGTCCAGATATTTAATTGTATCACCAACCGCAACATTATATGTATGGATGAAACTGAAAGGTGCGTTTGCGTTAGTTCCCCAAAAGTCATTAGGGTCTCTAATTTTGGTA